ACTTCTTAGCCTTTTCTAACTTGTGCTCTCTTCTTCTTCGCAGAATATTATCATACTCTTCTTCAAAGTTAGTATCTACCCTCAATAGTTCTTTGAAGTCATCTTTGCTTAGTAGGGAGGGCATTATCTTATAACAGGATCTCTTTAAGTCTTCTCTTTGTCTTATCCTTCTACGACATAAGTCTTCATGAGTGTTCACAAAGTCTAAGATCTCTTGTCCCTCATATACCCTTAAGATCTTCACATCTTCAGGATCGAAGAGTCCTATAGAGGCACCTTCCTTGTTATACTCATAATTGAAGAACCCATCATACCCTAACAGCTGTATAGAGTCCACAATTCTCTCTCTATCCTTAATGCTGCCATATACTTCTAGCCAAGGCTCGTTTTTGAGGATCTCAAACTCTTCATTAGTAGGATTATACCTCTTCCTGAACTTAAGTTCATCTGTAATACTTCTGGGATTGAAGATGTTTAGAGGTCTCTTAAGAGTGCAAGCATACATATACTTCAGTGCCACATTGACTCTATCTAAGGCATATCTCGCAGCATATTCAAAGTCCGGCGTAATGAAGTAGTATTTAAACTTAGCTAAGTCCTTATTATACTTAGAGTACAAGGAGCCATGCCAGTATATCTTATTACTCTTGCAATAGACCTGTTCATCTAATATCACAGCAACTTCTCCAACTCAGCCAGGTCCTTCTCCCACAGCGTTTTAGGGGTCTCTTGCTTCATAATCTCTAACTCCTTAGCCTTCTGAGCCCATCTCTCCTTGGCCTCTTCAGCCTTCTCCTTAGTTATAGATACTAGTGGCATGTTCAATAGCTTGTCTACTAGAGTATACCCTCTACTCCTTATCTGAGCCTCTACATCTACTCTCTTGAGTTTGAGGTTGATTGTACCCTCTATTACATCTACTATAAACTTGTAAACCTCTTCAAGTACTGCTAACTCTTTAGTTAGACGTTCAATCTCACTTGCTATTCTCTTATTTAAATACTCTAACTTAACTTGATAGTAGTAGTTGAATAGTTCCTTAGGACTCCTAAACTCTGTAATTGCATTGTTGGCATCTAGACATATTAGAGACTCAGTGTAAGGTACAACTAGCTTGAAGTCGTTCATAATATCATCTATACCCTTCTTGGCTTCCTCAGGACTTAATGTCACTTTAAACTTGAATACATCCTCTTCAGAGAGATCGTCGTACTTGATAAGTAAGCCCCTATCCTTAAGTTTCTTCAATATTACTATATAGTCTGCTAGACTGTAGTTGACAGGAATCTCTGTAATCGTAAGCTTATCTTTATCTAATTCTACTGCACCCTTAATAAGCCACCTATTATCTCCCGCAGGTTCTATTGTACCTTTGAATCCTTTAAAGTATGGAGTGAAGGCATTCCGGGATAAGGCCTTATGATTGAGTGTATCCCTTATAGCTTTGATGAGGGCCTTAGGTGATCTGCTTAATATCTTAGCTGCGAAGCCTACTCCTATACCCGTACAGCCATTAACTAAGATAAGAGGGAGGGTAGGTACAAAGAATCTAGGTTCAATTATACCTCCTTCAAAGATCTGCGTTATTAAGTTAGCATCATCTTCCTTCTTGAAGAGCTGGTTAAAGTAAGGTTCTGGGTACGTGTATATGTAACGAGGGGCTGATGGTTCGTGGCTGAAGCGTGTACCGAAGTTACCATCTGCTACTAACAAAGGTAAATTATTGGCTCCTGCATAATCTTGTGCTAGAGTTGTTATGGCCCCTATAATACTCACATCACCATGTAGATAGTCCGTCTCAGCTGCTACTAATGGGCCAAGTTGTGATACCTTCTGACGAGCTGTTAGATTCTTCTTCTTGATTGTGTATACTGCCTTCCTATGAGATTGCTTCAAAGAGTCTATTGCACTCGGCAGTGACCTAAAGCTTAGGTATAGCGCTGAGGAACTGAAGTCCTCTTCTAGAAAGTCGGTTATGTTCTTGGGATCTTGCATTGTAAGGCTCCTCCTCTCTCTATGTATAGTATAACTCCTAATGTCTCAATTAGTCAAGCTCTCTATGAGACAAAGAGAGCTCCTGATAAGAGGAGCTCTGAATAACTTAATTAGTCTACTGACTTACTTAATCTCAAGTTGCTTGGCTGTGGACTTTACCTCCTTGACAGGGATGTAAATAGTAAGGAGGCCATCTCTGTAAGTTACCTCGGTCTTTGAGGTATCATAAACCTCTGGGATCTTGTAGGTCTTCTTGAATGATGTGGCCTTAATCCTTCTCTTAAGATATTTACGTTCGTCAGTCTCAACCTTAGGATCAGCCTCAATAGTAAGTACTGTACCGTCTACAGATACATTGAGCCACTCCTTCTTATAGCCAGTCAATGCCATCTCGTAGTAGATGGACTTATCATCCTGACTAATAGCAATGTTGATTGGGGGGAAGTTATCCTCAAAGCTAAACTTAGGACTCTTAAAGATCTGATCAAAATCTGAAAAAGCCATCTTGAAAAAGTCGTCATCCCAAATTGTGTTACAAAGGAGAGATCTACTTGGGGATGTCAAAGTAGTCATTGCCTTATTCTGAGTCATATCACGTCCTGTGATCATATAATACTCCTTCGGAGCTTCATGCTCCTGTCTCAATTATAAGCCAACTGCCTGTTGGTTACTTCAATTCAAATTAGTGTAGGACTTGTAAGGTCTCACACCTTATGTATATAATATAACCCTTAAATCCCTGAATCTTCAATAATTAGAGGCTTGAATTTGCGGCGCAAACTAACTTATTATATAATCAAGAGGAACGAACTTAAATGCAAAGATTAGTTGAAGGCACTATTACAGGACAAATATTACAGCACATGAATCATACAGAGGACTTAATCTTAAATGGGTCCGAAGCTTGTGAATATGTATATGATACATTACAAAGTATGTATGATATGCTTAAAGGCAATACTACTCGGGTAAGAGTATCAGTTAAGCTTGATGGTGCTCCTGCAGTTATTGCGTGCAGTGATTATAAGGGCCAGATGTTTGTAGCTACTAAGTATGCCTTCAATGCGAGGACAGGAGAATTAAGGGCGGATAAGGTAGCTCATAATGAAGAAGAGCTAAACAATGTGACCTCCAATCCTGAAGTTAAGCATAAGTTAAGTCTACTGCTCAAAGCTTTGCCCTTAATAAATATACCTAAAGATGAGATATGGGGCGGTGATTACCTATTTGAGAATAGTGACTTAGAGAGAGATATTATAGACGATACTCCTTGTATATTGTTCCACCCTAATACTATTGTATATGCTGTACCTGAATCAGACCCCCTAGCTACCAGGATTAAGAGAAGTAAGTTTGGGGTTGCCTGGCATACTTGTTATAAAGGTGATGACTTGCAGCACCTTAAAGTAGGCTTCGATGTCAACATATCTAAGATTCAAGAAGTACCTACAATATTCCAGATAGATGCCACCATGCCATCTATAGCAGGAGTAGTAACACTCACAAGAGAGGAATCTATTGAAGCTGAGGAATTATTAGATAATATAAGGATTCACCTTGATACTCTTAAAAGTGAGGACTATTACAATAATATTGTAGAGGACTCTCAATATGTTACCTACTTAAACACTTATAGAAATGCTCTAATTAGACAAGATAAGCAGATGCCAACGGCTGTAGGGTTCTTTGAGTGGTTAAGTGATAAGTACGATACTATTATTGCTTCTAAGACAACCGCTAAATCTAAAGAGAGTTGGACAATTAAGAAGGACCTCGTCTTAAATAAGGTAGAAGAAGAGAACTTAAACTACTTATATAGCACACAGAATCTAATCAGAATCTTAAAAGAGATGTTCATAGATAAACTGAACAACCTCACTAACTTAAAAACCTACTTAAAATACACAGATAATCACTACCAGAAGGCTAATGCTGAGGGTTATGCTATATCAGATATTAATGGTAATGTGCAGAAATTTGTGAGCAGACTAGAGTTCTCTAAGGCTAACTTCTCGAAGGATATAGCGAAGGGGTGGACATCTGAAAGAAGAGAATTGGAGTCTAAGATTGTAAAGTATAGTAAGTTAAGGGAGGCAGACGAGGCCGTGGTAAATAAGATTGATGATCTTGTACAGTCCCTTAATAATGTCATAGGCACAGATAATAAGAAGAGTAGGCAGCCTGCTACTATAACCCCTAGAACAACTAAAGTAACATATACTCTACAGCCCAAACAAGGCGATAGTGAAATAAGAGATATTAAGCAAGATAAAGCCTCAGATTATCTAAATACAATTGGTAAAGATAATCGTAGCTTCTACTTAGGCACTACCCCTATTATAGACTTTGTTGAGGATGACTTGGTCGTTAGATTACAGTTTAAGCCGAGAGGTGCTGGTGCTCAAGATACTGAAGGTGACGAAGTATACTGGGCTTATTGTATGGCAGCTATACAGAATAATAGAGAAGAACTCTTACCTCAAACACCTGAAGATGTAGAAGACTTTGACTTAACACAACTTGGCTTGGTGCCTACACGTAAGGCTAAGCCATCTAACTTCAAAGGTTATACTGAAGGATCCAGGATGTTATGTAATATGTACTTGAAACCGTCTACACCTTATATCTTCTTCAGGGAGAATACTGTTATAGACAATATAGGTGATGGTAATTACAGATCTCTACATACTCTTATAAATAAGGCAGCACGGATTGTTGCTGGTAGAGGATCTAAAGATACTTGGAACCCATCTGACATTATAGCTTGTGCAGTGCCAACTTATGACTTGTTTGTGAGGGAGTGGGAGGAAGAGATAGCTAATATTGAAGCTAAGCCTGCCTCTAATAGAAACTTCGATACACTTAACGATATACTCAAGAGATACTTAGCATCCAAAGAGGTAGTTGGGATATCCCTTAAAGATATAGGCGATGGCCCAATACGCGTAGAGGAAGTCAATGTTAACAATAATGATGCTCCTAAGTTAGATTATGATATCACCTTAGATAGTGTGGTATGCGCACCTCTAAATGTAAGAAGCGAAGCTAATAAATTCTATGGTAAAGTCATGTCAACGGGACTAGCTCTAAGATTAACTTGTGACGGTGTAGGCGTTGTGTTGCAATATAGACTCTTCGGAGGTCCAGGAATGCAGGCTGAGGCTTATGAAGTAGGAGGTGCTGCTAAACTTGGTAAATGCTCTATAAATGTTATAAAAGACTTATATAGAAAGTTTGGGGTAAGAACAGAAGTACTAACTGCTAAGGACTCTGAGAGTATAATGGAAGCTCCTGAAACACTAAGCTCTAAAATACAGAGTATAGTAAACTCCGGACTCCCTATAACTATGCCTGGTGATCCCCTAAGTATTGAAACGTTTGAGAAGTTTGCTAAAACGACACAACCTGAATCTGAAGAAGATTATCGAACCTACGTAATGTGGCCTAGAATTATAGACTTCCTGTATCTACTAAGTATAGTATATAATGATCCTGATAAGTTGAGTTATGTATTGCAGACTCTCTATAAAGGAGCTAAAAAAGAGTTTGAATATTGTGCACCATTCATTAAACTCTGGTAAAAAAAGGGAAATTTATGAGAAAAGCTACCCAGAAAGAAATAGAAAGGTTTGTGACTTATAGAGCTAATCACGTAGCGCTTGTACAAAGAATAGGTAAACTTGTATTCGATATAGACTTATCAGATCATGATCATGATAAGATTGAATGTAGTGGGGAAGACCTGAACTTATGGTCTCTTAGAAACCTTATGCAAGATGATGAATATCACCCTAACAAAGGCGATAGAAGAATCTTAAATAGAATAAGCGCTATACATAAAAAGACGCAGCCACACCATCCAGAATATTGGGATGATAATGTAACAGTAGAAGATATTATAGAAGATGATAAACAAATTGTAGCTACTAAGATGTCTAAGAAAGCCTTACTAGCTATGATATGTGATTGGGCTTCAGTAGCTATTAAACTTAATCAACCTCTGTTTAAGTTCTACAATAGTGTCGTAGAGTCTGAGAATCCTAAATATGTGTTCACTGATAATCAGAAGAAGTTTATAGTAGAAGGCATATTACAAATAGAGAAGAATATAGATAAGGATAAGTTATACTGGTTGGGTAAGAAGTATACTGCTAAGCAGGTAGATCCTCTAGGAGTTGTAAGTCTAACTGAAAGGGTATCTAAAAAACTAAAGGTTCTGGAAGAGTCAATCTTAGATGTACCACAAAAAGAATACTGTAAAGAGCTCTTAACGTCTGATGATAAGATGAAGCCTGAGGTTAGGGATCAAATCTTAAATACTGTTAAAAACTGGCAAAGTCAAATCAACTTCGACTTCGAGGTGAAGAAGGTATACGCTAAGGGATCACTACTGAGTAAAAGATATAATGATACTTCAGACTTAGATGTATCTATATATACAAATATGTCTAAAGAGCAACTAGATAGCGTGTATGATATTATACCTAAAGGTCAAAATATTGAAGGTACAGAACATTCACTTGACTTCTTTGTCTTAATAGAAGGAGAAGATACTCCGGAAAAGAACTTAGACAATATCTATGATGTCTTGAACGATAAGTGGGTTAAGAGAACCAGTGAATATGAGAATGAAATACCCCTTGACTATGTAGTACAAGTTAGTAACTTCTTCATAAATGGCGCCAGAATTGCATTAAGTAACTATGAGAATGATAAAATCCTCTACGAATACTATAATGACCTAGACTCCCAGAACTATGAAATAAGTGAAGAAGAATTAAATAGTACAAGAGAACTTAAAAAGAAGGACCTTATGGCAGATCTAGATGCTCTTAAAATAGCTTTGCATATGATAAGCTCCTTCAGGCAGGAAGTATATGAAGAAGAGAATCCGCAAGCCTTCAATATATCTATTGAAACTGCCTCAGATAATCCTCATGTATCTATAAACGAGCAGCTTGCTAAAACACTCGAGAAGTTCGGTATAAGACAGGCTCTTAGAGATGCTGTAGATGCTTGTGAAGCTCTAATAAATGAAGGTGAAAATGCCCTCAAGGAAGAAGTAGCTAGCAGTGCGTTTGCTGGAATGGTACCGGAAAATAATCTTAGAATGATTAAGTTGAATATGACTGCTGTTAAGGATCTTGAAAAAGAAAAAGGTGAGAATCTTAAGGAATCTAAGAACTTAACAGCTGCTATGTGCTTCGGAAGATATAATCCCCCTACTATAGGTCACTTAAAACTATGGCAGGTACTTGGACATGTAGATGCAGATACAAGACTCTTATATACATCACATACTAGAGACAATAAGAAAAATCCTCTAGACTATAGTACTAAGGCAGCCTTAATTGAAGCTTGTATTGAAGAGCATAATATAAATGTGGCATTTGTTGATACGGAAGCTCGCACGTTTATAGACGTGGTCGTGGATGTATATAACAAAGGTTATAATAACTTAATTATTGTAGCGGGCAGTGATAGATTGGAAGAACTGGTTGACTTGGCTAAGAAATACAACGATGTACCCAATAGAGCTGGAGAAGCTTATCACTTCGATAATATTGAGGGTAGAAGTGCAGGTCAAAGAGATCCTAATTCTGAAAATGTTGAGGGTATCTCCGGTACTAAAATGAGACAGTTCGTTAAGGATAATGACTTTGAGGCCTTCTCTAAATATTGTCCTGTTACTGATAAAAATATTGTAGAAGATGTTTGGAAGGAATTAAGAGCAATCTTAGCTTAAATGTGAAAGAGGAGAGTCTGAACGCTCTCCTCTAGTCTTCAACTTGTTCAGCTATACGGTTCTTGAGTTCCAGGAAGAGTAAGTTGAATGCCTCCTCCTCCTTACTGTCTAAGTATAACTCTTTGAATGTCTTAAGTGTGTTGCGTGCCCTTGGTTTACGAAGTTGTAATACCATCCAGGGTAAGAATCGTACAAAGGTCTTATAGGGTAACATATTATAAGCATCGTCTACAAGAGTACTTATCTCTGAATAGAATATACTGTAATCCTCTGTGACTTGATCCCAGGGATCGTCTCCCTCTAGCGTCTTACCAAATGCACTCTGCCAAGGTAAACAGGCATTAGAACTTACTAAGTCTAGAAACTCCTTACCATCGTTCTCCCCACTAAACGTTGTGTTGAGAGAGAATACCATGTCCTCAGATGCTTGCCCATACATAGCCTCTAATAATTTCCAGTATAAAGCTCCTGCAAATGAAGTTAAGACCTTCCAGCCTGGCTTAGTGTATTGCTTCATCAGTAGTAAGGCTGCGTCTGTGCAAATCTCGTCAACGCGTTCAGGCTGTAAGAAGATACCCTTACGCTTAATCTCCTTAAGCGCCAAAGACCTTGCATATGTCCTTAGTAATAAGAAGTAATCATCTCTGACTTGTTTAGAGCAATCCTCTTTGAGATACTCCTCTTGTAGTCTCTTGCACTCTACCTCAGTCTTAGGAGGTAGAGTATTATACTTGGCTCGCTTGATCTTAGAAGGCATCTGCTAGTCCTCTAACTTAGATACTAATGCTAGACAAGACGGCGCTTCTAGTAATACACCTGGGCCATCCTCGTCATAAGATACCTTAAGAGTTGCTTCAGGGTCATTGAGTAAGAGCTTAGTTATGATCTTCCTAAGAGTCTCTGAATCAACTGTAAAGATGCCATCCTCTGTACCCTCAACACCATCTAACTCCTTGGTAATCTCAGCTGTTGGATGATGATAATGTAACAAGACCTCCTTGCCCTTCTCGGCCTTAAAGGTAATTGGCTTCCACATACTACCCTCATAAAAGCCCGTAAAGAAGTCTAGGCCCAACTTAAGTGATGCTAACTTAGTGCTGAAGTAGCCATTGCCCTGAGGTAGAATTGCTTGAAACTCTTCATCAGAAGGTAATGCGATCTTCCTGTCACTTGATACCATGTAGATTGCTGAGTTGAAATCTTCCCAATAGAAAGTACCAAAATCTGAGTTAAATAAGAACTCATTGGATGTTGGAGTTAAGTAGTTAAGAAGCTTGATTGTGGTGGAGTGAATATAAATGTAATCACTATCAGTAAATAACTCCGAAGGTAGAGAATCCTTAAGAGAGATTTTGAGTACCGCTGATCTGTCTGAGTATATAACATCTTGTTGCCCTAAGCCTACGGAATTAGCTTGAGATGTTGAAGATGTAAATAAACTATCTGCAAAGTTCAGAGCATCTACGACCTCTGGAGTAAATGTAAGTCTATGCTGATTAGAAATCTCCTCTCTCTTAGATGTTAAGAAGTTGTCTAATACAATAGCTTCTGAGCTGTCTTCTTTGAAGTATAGTACCCCTAAATTAATAACATCAGAAGAATCTGGTGAGGTAATCTTGAGAAGGTTAGGAGTGAACTCTAAGACAATAGAAGAGCTGCCTTCAAACTTCTGAAGAGCAATCTGCCACTTATTAAAATCTACTGAAAAGTAAATAGGCTTGTCTAAAGTTGTAGTGGCTGCAGGAATAGTTGTCTGAAAAACCCCATACTGACCTCTTAGCATAAGTCTGAAGAACTCAGGAGTAGCTTTGAAATACGCTCTGGTGAAGAAGGCACTTAAGAAGTTAAGTAGCTTAGTCTCTGTTTTGAAAATATTTAAATTATCTCTTGTTAATGTAATATTCATTGTTATTATGTTAATCCTTATGTATATAATATAAGATTATGTCCTGAAAAAACCCTTACAAAATTAAAAAAAGTTGAAAAAATACTTGACCAAATAGTGAGTCTTGTAATATAATTATTATGTTGATTAGGAGGATAGTAAAAAATTATGAGAGTAACAACTGAAGATCTTAAAAAAATGAAGGAACTAGATATTATTAAGCTTATTAAAAATCCTAATACAGACTCAATGTCTTACAATAGAGCTTGTGAATACTTACTTAAAAAGTATGATAAGATGTTCCACAGACATTGGTGGACATTGCAAAGACAACTTGGTAACTCTTATATTGTTAATGATCTAAAAGATGAATACTACTCTTGTGCTTATGAAGCATTCTTCCAGGTTATTAGAAAAGTGGATGCTGCTAGAATCTATGATGAAAACTTCAAGATTATGCAGCTCTTGTCTTGGTACTTAAGTAACGTTAGATCTAGACTCATTAAGGAGGCCCTTAAGAGATCTAAAACCAAACCTATTAACTATGTTAATAGCACAGAGGATCCTAATAATCAAACTATTGATTCAGACGTGGAATCTGCATATTGGAATTATGAAGGTGGTTATATGACAGAGCCCTCTTACCAGGCTGAGGTATCTGACAGAGAAGAAACTTGTAACCAAATCCTAATGGAGTGCTTCGGTAGATGGAGTGATCTTGAAAAACATATCTTTGCATTATTAAGAGCAGGTAAAAATAAAACAGAAATAGCTGAGGCTCTCAATATTAAACCTTCAAGAGTATATGTTAAAATATGCAAAATGAAGAAGGAGTTAAAGGAAGCCTTAGGAGTAGAAGAGACCACTAATTAAGCATATGGAAAAGAATGACTTCACTCAGCGAACAGCTCTGATAAACGATATACAAAAGCAGATAGGAAAGGAAAAAATAGAAATTGAAAGACAAAGAGATATGGCTACATCTTTGGTTAATGATGTGATTAACTTGACATCTAAAAGGGATGTCCTGTACTCTAAATATCTAAACTTCATCAATGAATTATCCTTTGATGTACCTACTGTATCATCTGATCTGTTCCCTGGTATTAAACCTACTCTAAATAATGTAGACTTAAACGACTTGCAGAAAAAAGCTGATACTATGAAACAGTATGCTCAGGATATTGGCTCCCTTAATCATAGATACGACTTTGCGAAGTCCTCTTGTGTTAAGACCCTTAAATCCCTATTGTCTACTGTGCTTAATGTAATAAGTCAAGAAGATCAGATACAGGATCTTAGTACAACTTTGTTGTATGACTTAGACAGTCCTTATGATATTGGTCAATTAGCTAAAAATAGTTAAAGTAAGAAGCTACCCGGAAAGGTAGCTTATATTATTGTGTGCCTGAATTGCTCCAAATAATGGGCACCATAGGTATCCGCAATGTATTGTAAGTATTGACTATAATCTGTCACTATTATGACCTTATTATATAACATGCAATTATACTTATCTTGCCACGATAACTTAGTATAAGGATCTAGGGGTTTACCTTCGTCATTAAAGAACATAGGGCCCTTAATCTCTACTAACTCACCCTCTACTCTGAAATCAGGATAATAGTAATGTATCTTGCCTAAACCATCTACGTACTCTAACTTCTCAGTATGATAAGTGAAGTCTATATTGTGATCCTTAAGCCAGATGTAATATGCCAACTCGGGCTTAGAATCAAACTTAATACCCCTATAGTAGTATCGCTGTGACTTCTTGACTTGAAACTCTCGGACTTGGGAAGGATTACTTACACCATATCTCTTAAGCATAGTTCGATGAGTCTTATCTATCATCTCCTTGCCCTTAAGAGCTCTTATATCCCTGTTGATCTTCTTAACCTTCTCAGTTTGGAATGGTATCTTAGCCCCATAGTTCTTAAGACAAGTCTTCTCCTTCTTCTCTTGTACCCACTTAAGCTGAGAAGGATTGTTCACACCATACTTCTCTAAACACTTACGTCTCTTAAACTCATTCTGACACTCAACACTACAACAAGTATCTCTGTAATATCTACCACCATTAGTCTCGAACTTACAATTACTACCGCATATTGGGCATCTGGGAGGCTCGCTTAAATTACTAGCAACACAATATAGGAACTCCTGAATAGTTGGGAAGGTATTCGAGTACTCCTTAAGATCAGGGTACTTCTTAAATGTGTCCTCTAATAATGTACCCCAGATATGTGGTCTTAATACAACTTTATATGGATTGCTTGCTTTTGGGTGGTGTGTGAATACTCTACCATCTACTAGGATATCCATAATCTCTTTAAGAGTTCTTTGCATCTCTATCCTTTAAATATTGAGCTATCTTGTCTTTTAAAGGATCCTCTTCTCCTTTATTCTCCCAATATACTCTTCTCTCTACAAAATATCTGTCTTCTAATTCATTAGATAACTCTACATTAAATGGATCAGGATCTTCATACTTGCAAGTCTTCCACTCTACCCCGAAGTTCTTAGGGTCTCTTCCTCCTTTGTAATAGTCACCCTTATTTAAATCAGAGACTTCGCAATCTATAACTAATGGCACCCAGTTGTTCTGCAATTCAGGAATAATTCTCTCGAATAAATGCTTAGCATGTGAGAGGACAGGTTTGATCTCGTCCTTCGCAATAAAATAGTCTACGCTATCATGAATCTCTCCCCACGTCCACGATTTATAACCCTTCTCTCTCATCCACGTTTGCATCTCATATTGTGCTCGACCTCTTATACAAGCTTCCATGTTCTGAGCTGCATGATTTGCACTAATGTTCTCTAAGTTCCTGAGCATGCCGGAGCTAACCTGATTGTCGTATTCTCCTCTCAAAAAGAGTTCTATTAAGTTACGTACTTTGCCAAATTCGGTCCTTACATAACCATTATTAGCTGCTACTTCCTTCTCCCTAACTATCCTGCCCCACAGACCTGGATAACCTTTAAAAAAGTTCTCCCTCAAAGACATACAAACTGCTATATTTTTGAGTTTGGCTTCACACTCTCCTTTATAAGACTTTCTGGCTTGCTCTAAAAATCTCTCCGCATGATTGGTCTCTATGTACTCATCGCATTGATCTTCATCCCAGAATGATTCAAGTGCGTTATCTGATAGAATCTTTGCTGAACCCCCAAAGATTAGCAAAAAATTTTCAGACTTCGCTAGCTGACGCATCTCTGAATAAGGCTGAATAGTCTTTTGTTTTCTAAACTCTTCTTCTGTTATCTCTCTATATTCTGTTGTCTTTGTAATCTTGCAGCTCATGTATATAATATAAAAAATATTAATGAGAATCTACCTCTGTGAACAACCTTTAGCTAAAGCAGAAGAGTTTCTTGCTCAAATCTTTTTAAAAATAGCCACCTTTTGGATGGCTATTAATTTTTAATTTTGAAAATAAAGGATTTTTCACCGTCTTGAGAATTATCTTACGAAGTCCTCAATCTTTTTCCAAATAATACCGTAGTTAGAGTCGCCATCTGGTTCGGAGTTTATTACAATATTATATGCTTCTTTTGCGGCTTCTTCTGGTGTTGGGTAGTCCTCTTTATCTAATTCAAGGCCTTCAGTAATATCATCTTCAAGATACCAATAATCGTCTCCATCATCAACTTGAGATTTTAATTCTTTAATCCAGCTAGCAATGGCTTTTTCAGGTGATTTTACTTTAGAGAAAAAGCAGTCTTCATCGTTCCACCAAAACATTACGTAAGTTCCAATAGGAGCTGTTATTCGAGCTCTGCATTCATATCCAGATATGTCTGACCTTTCTGTAGAAAATATAGGATCTTCATAATCCTCGTGATCAAACCCAGCATAGACTGTCATCTTAGATGAACTGGCTTCTCTAAGAGATTCTCTACTTCTTAGCAGATTGTGTTCTTTCCATCTTTTCATACACTATTATTTCCTTTTATAAAGAATTTCTTTTGATTAATTAGTATTGTTTTTTTTTTGATTGATCCCCGAAAATTAGCTATATTTCTCTATATGACCATTTAGAAAAAGATTCTTCAAAATTCTTAGGATAATCTTCATAATCCTCTTTTAAAAAGGTTTTAACTTCAGATAATTCTTCACTCATAATTAATTCTTTCCACTACTAAGACCTTAACAATAGAGAGTAGGACCACCCATAAGGATCTGTTGGATAATGTGTTCCCTTAGGATTAGCATTAGGAATAACTTCTGGTTGAGGATAGCTTTTTACTGCTTCAATTTGCTTTATTCCTGCGTAGTTTGAATTTATCATTAAGATAATTTCTTCCAATTGAGAAAAAGTCAACTTAGATAAATCTTCATCTTTTCCAATAATAATCTTTATTACTTTAAGCGCTTCTGTGGGCGTCATTTTGATTCTCCTTGTACTGGGTTTTTATGAACTTCAGTCTTAGCTGAAGGTGGTTCACTCAAAATAATTCTCGGAGTTCCTGGAGAAGCTCCGTAGAATCATCTATTGAATGTATAGCTTCTAGAATATCTTGTCTTAATCCTCTATAATTTTTCTTATCGAACATATCTTTGCTGACATTAAAAAGAATATTTGAGGCTTCAGTCATGTGGGAAATTGCTACATTGAGTTGTTCCTTATAATTCATAAAAATTTTCTCCTCTTATAATTATATTATAATATAAGGGAAAAATTATGTCAATAGATCTTCCGAAAAAGAATTTCCTCAGCACTTTAAAAAGATTTGAGCGAGAAATCCTTCTGCTTCAGCTAAGGGATGAATCGCTCTGAATAGCCCCTCCCCTAATATAAAGGTTACTTAAATATTTTTATAACCTTTTGAGGAAGTTCCACTAAATACATAGATGACAAAAGATCAAAAGAAATTAGGCTTAGATAGTAATTGCAATGCAGTTTTCTCTTTAAATTATCACATAATTATCTGTGTTAAATATCGAAAAAAAGCTTTTGAGAGTGAAGAGATCTCTGAAAGGTGCAAAGACCTAATAAGAGAATCCTCAAAGGAAATGAAAGTGGATATTTTAGGCATAGATTGTGGAAGCGATCACATCCATATCTTGTGTAGAACAAAACCCACTCTCGATATTCCTAAATATATGAATCTTATTAAGGGATACTCTTCAAGAGTTCTTAGAAAAGAGTTTCCTGAATTAAAGAAGATTCTCTGGGGTGATGCGTTTTGGTCTCCTAGTTACTATATTGCAAGCGCAGGTAATGTAAGCTTAGATACTTTAAAGAAATACGTTGAGTCCCAAAGAGAAAAAGAGGAAATAGAAGAGTGAGTTTTTACACCTACAAGTTTAGAGCATATCCTACTCCCGAACAAGCTCAGAAAATTAATCAGACAATAGGTTGTGCTAGAAAAGTGTATAATCTCTTGCTTGATGACTGTCAGAAGCAGTATAAGGAGAGTGGAAAATTTTCTGTAATGAATGTAGGTGAATTAAAGAAAAAAGAAGATCTACAATATCTCAAAGAAGTAGATTCATTAGCGCTATGTAATTCCTATATGCATCTTAAAACAGCTTATACTTCTTTTTTCAGAAATATTAAAAAAGGAAAAGTTACTCCTCCTAAATTTAAAACTAAAAGAGATTCAAAACAATCTTATTGTACTAATAATATTAACAATTCAATTAGAATTGAACATGAAGGCCTAAGACTCCCAAAACTCGGGCCCGTAAAATGTAAATTTCACAGATTTGTAGAAGGAACTATAAAATCTGTAACAGTTAAAAGAACAAAAACAGGAAAATATTTCGTCTCTATTCTAGCGGATAGAGAAGATAAAATAATAGAAAGAGAATGTGATACCAACTATGAAAATAGCGTTCTCGGAATAGATATGAGTATTCCGAATTTTGCAGTATACAGTGATAATACGAAACCCAAGATTATGCATTATCTAAGAAATTCGGAAGAAAAGCTAGCTCGGGCGCAGAAAGATCTTAATAGGAAGCAAAAAGACTCTAAAAACTGGGAAAAGCAAAGATTAAAAGTAGCTCGAATCTACGAAAAAATAGCTAATCAGAGAAAGAATTTCATTGAAACAGAATCAGCTAGAATTGCTAAAGAGTTCGAAGCAGTAGTAGTTGAAGACATAGATCTTAGAGCAATGTCTAAATGTTTACATTTTGGAAAATCTATCTCTGATAATGGATTTGGTTATTTCAGAGCCAGACTAGAATCTAAATTAAAAGCTCAACTCAAGGACTTTGTTAAAGCTGACAGATGGTATCCTTCTTCTAAGGCCTGCCATGTGTGTGGTCACGTGAATAAAGATCTTAAACTCTCTGATAGGGAGTGGGATTGTCCTTCATGTGGAACTCATCTTGACAGGGATTTTAACGCTACTATTAATTTAAAAAATTATTATATTCGTATGCAACGTACGAATCTTGTGGAGACAGGCACTGTGGATGACAAGCTTAACAGCCCTAAAAAGCATCCTGCCGATGAAGCAAGAAAAATTGTGAGCAGGGGGTAAAATCCTAAATCACAAGCCTTTTGCTTTAGCTAAAGGTAGTTGACAAAATAAGCTCACTTAAAATACTCATCACTTAGAGTGTCCTCTTCCGCTAATTCCTCTGCCAGGATAGATCCTCTGTTCTTAGTAAATATAACCTCTCCACCTAAGAAATCTACTGCTTTTCCATCTTGTTCTACATGAACATTTGTCACATTAAATTTTCTTCCTTTAGCTAAAGTAGCCCAACCTGTGGCTGAGTGAATATCTGCGTTTGGTCTTCTAAGTACCTCTCTAAGATAATCTTCTTGACGAGAATCGATAGATGCCAATCTCAACTGCAAACTACTATAATCTATAGTTACCATATAATACTCATCATTATTGGGAGTAATAATACACTTCTTAACTTTAGTAGCCCAGTCAGAATGAGAAGGTACCTGCTGCATATTAGGATTTGTGCATTTTGATCTTCCTGAATCTGCAAACATAGGTCTATAATTAGGGTGCATTCTCCACGAATTATCTTCAGGGTGATAGACTAAACACTTAGACCATCCTTTATCTCCCTCCTCGTCATTATCGCCTAAAAACTCTGCGATTACTGAATTAGAAGTTTTATCCCCAATAAAAGTATTTAAGAGGGTTTGTACAGATTTCATTTCCGTTATAATCTTAGCTTCTTTATGATCTTTTTTCCAACGAGTTAATTGAAAATCTCCTACTAGATAATCTCCTGCTTTTGATCTTCCTAAATCTTCCCAACCTTTACTCTCTAATAATTTACCTAATTTAGGATTAGAAGTCCATTCAAAATCTTCAGACACCCCAAAACTTTCAGCCAACTGTTTTCTCAGATCTTTTAGGTAATTATGCATCTCATCTCTTAAAGCGTCGATAGCATTCTTGTCTACGTAAACTCCTTTGTATTCTATTCTAGCGTACATATTCTCGGCAGGAATACGTCGTTCATAATAATAATCTACAATTCCCTTGGAAGATAATTCATTCGGATATTTTTTATCTAATTCCTTTGCACAATTCATTAGATTTGTATATATCCTTCTTGTTACTATAGCATCCATTACGGCATAGTCCCAAAGTATTTCTTCAGGAATATCATCAATATAACTAATGTTTTTACCCTTACCTAATTTAGCTTTGATGTTGTCTAAAGGTCTTTCATATCCACCATATTCACTGTATAGATAAGCTAAAGCTTTAAGAGAATTAGATCGAGTCTCGTCAATGCTGTGTCCCAATGCGATGATGTCTTCATCGATTTTCGCTTCAGGAATCCCCTCATCCCAGATATCTTTTGTATCTTCAACTCTCTCTATTATTTTTATCATTTAAAGACCTCCCATATATGCAATATATATAATATAATTTAATTTCTTTTCGTGATAAGGAGGTCGGGATGATTTATGTGAAAAGATTTCTCCAATTCTTTGAAATAGGAAATATCACTTAAGACTTTCACTTTATTGGCTTCCATACATTTTGTCTTTTCTTTTAATTGCTCTTCTGCTTTTAGTAATTTTTCTTGAGATAACCCGGAAGTGAACAAAACCCTTAGGTTACCCTCTTCATCTAATAAAGCAGGATTTTTTATTTCAATTAGCTCCCCTGTATCAAGCCTTTTAAAGTCACAAAAGTAAGTATGCGAATCCTCTTTCACTTTATAATTGAGCTTAACTTGTTCTTCAAAAGGAATATTATTATCTTTTAAATAATAAAAATAGTAAATTTCCCATTTACTGTCAAATTTTTTACCTTCAACAGTCCAACAATAGGATCTTTTTCTACTATAATCGTCAGTTTTTGAATACCAATCCACCCCATATTTCTCAGTGCATGTTGTCTTTATTTTCTCTAATACCTCTGGTGCTTTACCGTAAGTTACGCCATAGTGGTTAAAAAAAGAATCTTTCTTTTTTTGTTTTATTTCTTCAAGCTGAGAAATATTATCCACTCCATATTTTTCTTTTGTGGTTGCTTTTCTTTTTTTCTGAATATTAATTAAAAAATTAGGATCTTCTTCAAGATGCTCGGCTCTTCTTTTTCTAATTTTCTCTCCATAATTTATATTCTTAAGAGTCTCATTTCTTTTTGAGTAAATTTTTTCATTTAATTTTTTATAAGCTTCGGAATCTTTTGGATAATTTTTATTGAAAGTATCTCTTCCTTTCTTTTTGATTTCTTCAAGTTGTTTTGCATGAGCAACGCCATATCTTTTTAAACAAGTTTCTTCGTTTTTTCTTGGGTTATTATAGTTTGCATCGCCATATTTTTTGAGCTTCGTTTGTTTGCATTTTGCAACAATCCTCCTAACAACTTCAGGATTTTTTGCAGCACAGTATTTACTTCTATCTTTTTTTAGATTAAAAGTTTTCATTACATATCTAATCCCCCCGTAGTTTATTGAGAATTTTTCTCCAAATTGCTCCGCTGTCATAAAAGAATTTAAATATTCTTCTTCCAAAGCCTCTTTTATTTTTAAACAAAGATTTTCATCTTTTTTAAGATTACTTAATGTGATTGATTTTTCCATATATAATTAATATATATTAACACATTAGAGCAAATCCAAAATTTGACCCACTTATATTTTATAGGGGACTAACTGGTTCCAATTTTTTATAGTGTCAGTATCTTCTAATTTCCAAGCCTCTTTTGATATAGACATACCTGATGCTTCAATCTTTTCATTTTCTACTTCTACAAGAGTATGATTCGGTATTTTATATCGCACACCTTCAGAATCTTCTAGTATTATATGGCCTTCTGCGCCCTTTTGCTTTAATGTGGGCCTCCAAAGATATTTAACGTCGAATTTTCCATTAGCAAGGACCTGCCTACTATTTTTTAAGATTTCCCTTAATTTTAATTTATTATCATTTTCTTCTACAATCTTCCAAGGAATATAGAATCCCTCAGTACCATTATAACTTAATGTAATACAACCAATTCGATCTTTGAGGAAACTGAGACCCGAGGTTTCCAAGTCCCACGCAAGGAGTTCTCCTCTCTTATCCTTGTTAGGTTCATAAAACTCTTTAATAAATTGTTCGCTTGTTTCTATTTTATGTTTTATTAATTTAGGATAACGAGGAATAGGCTTAGCCCCATTTTGAACTAAGCTACTAATCTTTATTTGTGCTAACTTTGTTTTATAGGAATCCACAGGATCTTTAAATCCTCTGGCAAAGATATCCCTGAAGCTATCTATGGGATAAATCCAGTGTCCTTTTTCTGTCGTCAAATCTTCCGAAAACCAAAAACTTGACTTACCAAAAAATAATTGCTGGGTGTAAGCGGGGTAGATATCATCTTCAAGTATTAAAGAGTATAAAGCAGCTCCTACTGTAATAATAGGGGAGTACTTTGGTATGTAATCGTAAAACTTAGATCTGTTATTCTTATAAAACTTAATCTTACCTTCTGCTTTAACTACCTTATCGTCGACTTTACAATTAATAGCAGATATTATTTTATATTTTCTTAAACCCAACCTAATCAAGAAAGTTTCTATGGCTTTTAAGGCAAAGTCTTCGTACATTTCATCTGTTAAAATAACAGGGACAAAATCATACTTAGTTGGAACGTCACTCTTATCCACTAATAATGGATTGTCATAAAGTTTTAAATCTAAGATCTGTTTCTTTGAAGATACTTTTATATTACCAAAACTAAAACCACTCATTAAAAATAGGCTCCTCTTATATATAATATAATGTAGAGCCTTATGTTTTTCAAGCTGTAGGATTCGTTTTTTTGATTTGTCTTACAGGTATTTTTTTAATTTGATCTTCTGATTTTTTCTCTGACTTTTTAGTTTCTTTCTTTACAGTTACTGTCCTAGATGTTTTGCATTTTTTCTTCTTACGTTTTTTAGTGCTTGTTTTTTTCTTAGTATTTTCAATTCTAGGAATTTGAGAACCATCAAATGCGATTTTACAGAAGAAGTAGCCCTCCACATATACTTTTGGATAAGGCCATTGCTTAGGTGTTATGTTTTTTAAATCTTCCTCTGTTTCCTTTAAAGACATAATCTCTTCTGCTATACTTGCTGCAGCAGATTTAATCTCAGAATAAGAGAAGACTTCTCTAATGAATATTCTATTGTGAAATTTACAACTTACTTTTGATTTCATAGCTATGATACTTATCTTTATATATAATATAAACTTATGAATAGAAAATTTCAGTGGCTGGTAGGAAGAACTTACAAAGGTATTTTTAAAGAAGGTAGGTAAAGAGAACAAAAAGAACAACCCAAAGCGTAGTCCATATCTTCTCTATCTAGAATGATCTCTATGATCTTATAAACTACTTTTAATTTAAAGATTTAATTATTAATTTAACTACTTTTAATTACTAGTTTCTTTAATTTAATCTTAATTACTATTAATTCATTTATTTAATTTACTCAACTTAGATTCTTCTATTGGTTTGAAGCAATATCAGCCTATCTAAATATATAATTCATATAAGATATAAGATAGATTATATCTTTAAGTTGACTGAAGTAATATATTTAATGATCTTAAATTAATCGACAGTCGGTGCCTTGGTAAGGGTTCATAGTGTTCTAACTATGCTCTTACACTCGTACCTTCTTTACTTTTCAGCGTCTTTTTTAAGACTGTGCTTAGATTATGTAAAGGCCAGTAGCTGGCGAAGCTCACCCGCAAGGTAAATAAATACCTATTGCATTTGACGGATGGAGTTGTACGCGATTACAGGGTTTTTCATTTTAACAGAATAAAGCTGTTTTTCGACTTTGCCAAAGCCTCATCTTTATTCGCCCCCATTCCCTTGGCTGGATTGGTTAACCACGCACGGCCATTTTTGCGTTCAGCCTCTCAGATAAGTTCTCTCAACTTGAGTTCCCCGTTACAGCCTTCAGCAAGTACCTTTTGGCAGGTACAACCGCCTATTTAGCTATTTCTATTGTCCAGGCTTCAAACCCCTTCATCCTCAAATAGCATCAACCCCTCTTTTCATCGACTGGGATTTTTTTATAGTTTGTACTTAGTTTTAAGTCATTATTAAGTAAGGACCCTTTCTTATTACTCGAATCACATATATAATATAACAACGACTTAAAAACTTTTCTCAAATTGTTTCCAATTTTTTTAACGTTTTAATTAGTGGGTAATTTTAAAAATCAAAATTAATATAATCTGATATTTTTAAAGGATTTGTGAAACTTTTTCAAATTTTTTTCACAAACCACTTAACCTTTATTACGTGGTTTTACTGAATTTTCAAAATTGAAGCTTCCCCCACTAATTAATCAAGATGGATGCCTATGCCATCATGTGCGTTAGAGATTGGCTCCCTCTAACGCTTTTTTTAATTAAGGGTTATTATAATGCAAGAGACAAATTCATCTATATTAGGGATGTACTTTATTATTTTTCAGACTCAATTCAATGGATTTGTTAAGGTCTATGTAGATGGTGATGATAATTGTGATTTCTATTTTAGAGAGGATTTCTTAAACTTAGCTCTTAAGATTAACAATTACAAATTATATAATGAGTTATCTGAAGCTTTGACAGAGAGTAGCTTTTATTTGTGGGATATAGATAACAACGCCGTTAAGAGACTTCGAGCAACTCCTAATACTTTAGATTCAGCTGCAACACTTCTGACTCAGAAGGTTAATGAATTAAGGAGACCCAATGTCTTCAGCAAGTCTAATCCTGTAAGTTTTGATGGTAATACAATTTTCCAGATGAAGTGAAGATTCTCAGGCATTTCACTTATACTATATGTAAGTGAGATATAAATGATGAGAAGTGATTTAAATAGGAGAGACCTAACAATACAAGCAATATCTCTCCTCAACCTCAAGACCAAGATACATATAGGGTCTAGTACAAGAGAGATTGCTGTGTGCTGCCCAATGCATGGGGTAGATAAGACCCCGAGCTTCTTCATAGACCTAGACAAGGGATTATGTCATTGCTTCAGCTGCAATTGGTCAGGTAATATAGAGAAGTTATATAGAACCTTAACAGGACAAAGCTTATATAGAGCACTAGGATATAATAATGATTCATTCTCCTCATTTGCCAGAGCACCTCTTAAGTTCAACTTCTACACAAACTTAGAGAGGGTTGAGACGGCTCTTAAGAGTGTATATGTTAATTACGATTCTAAAGCCTTAGTAGATATAGAAGGTACACCTGCAGAAAGCTACATCCATAGTAGAGGCATATCTTTAGACAGGGCTCATTCTATGAAGATGAGGTATTGTGAGGAGACAAGGATTAATGGTACCTTATTTAAGCGAAGATTAATAATCCCGGTCTATGAGGACAATAAGTTATTAAGCTTTGAAGGTCGTAGAGTATATCCTGAGGATCCGGACCCTAAAGTATTATACCCAAAGAACTGCACAGTTAATACATTGTATGACATAGACAACTTAGACAAGGCTCAGCCTATATATGCCTGTGAAGGATTGATGGACTTGGCAGTATTAAGGGAATGTGAATACTTCAAGAACTCAACATCTATATTTGGTGCCAACCTAACCAAGAGACAGATAGAGCTGTTTAAGCAATTTCCGAAAGTTATATACATAAACGACTTAGACGAGGCAGGAGAGAGGACCTTAGAAGCTCTTAAAGCATCTGATATACCTAATGTATATAAGTTGGTATTGCCTAAAGAAGTTAATGGCATTAAGATCAAAGATATAGGGGACTTACCTAAAGCACATATATGTGTTGGCGACTTACTTAAACATAACTGGCTTAATTATGAGTTCCCTCTTCGAACTAATTAGGTTAGAGTAAAATATACAAGTAAATGATAAAGGAGAAATGAATTAAAATGTTCAATGAAAGTAAACTTATTGAGTTCTACTCAGCGCTGACAGAACAAGAAGAACAAGCAAATGACATTAAAAAGGACATTCAGGAACAGCTTAAATCTGAAGCATCTGAATTAGAACTTAGTCCTAAAACAATCAAAGCAGGATATGCTTTATTTAAGAAGTACAAAGACGGCAAGAACACACAGGTAGAGTTAAACGATTACTCTATGATTGAAGGTATTATTATGTCCTACTTCTCAAACAATAGTAATCAAGTTGAGTGAGCAATGATATTAAGTAATGTAGATTCAAACAAATACAGAGAGGACTTCAAAGCCAAATTTACAAATTTTGGGGACAAAGCTCCTATTATATTATCCTTCGCTACAGATGAGCTAGGAGTAACAATAGTACATGAGAATTCCGGTACTAAGTACTTCTACGACTGGGATTACTCTATACCTCTTAAAGCGTTTATACACAATATAAAGCAAGATTTAAGCAGGCATCACTATCCTAGAATATCTAGAATGGAAGTTAAGGTTACACCTACAAGCCCTGAGAAGGCTGCGCAGATGATAGAAGAAGGTTGTGATGTAAATGCGGTACCTGCTGAAGAGAGGCACGAAGAAGAAGTAATATATGTCATAGATAAGATCTTGGCATTAAGAGACGAGTTCATAATTGTCAATGAGAAGACAGGCGAACAATATTGTTATAAGATGAGAGGATCAGGCATCTACTTCTTAAAGAATTACAGAGAAGGTGTATACAAGAGTTTATTAGAAGCAGGAGAGGCGTTCTTCAAGAAGAGTACGCTAATCTGTGCATTAGATAAGGAGAGCTGACTTTAGGTCAGCTTATATTATATAATGAAGGTAATAAGAAGATCCTCACAGGACAAGCACTGGCAAGATATTAAGAAAGAGGTAGCTGCAAGAGATAGAGGGTGTAGATTGTGCAGGGTGTTAAGCACACAAGAGTTCCTACAACTCAGAAAGAATGCAGGAGTTCAGTTAGGAATATTAGATCCTGCGCATTACAAAGCGGTATCCCACAATCCTGAATTGTGCTACGACCCTAATAATATATGCATGCTTAACCACTACAGCCATACGATGCTAGATGATTGTAGAAATCCAATAACTGGAAGTTATATTAATATAGAAGAGGTAAACTCCTGGTGGATTAGAATCCTCAGGGGTAACAAGACTCAATATAACTACCTACTAGAGAGGCAAATAATAGATGAGTAATTACAGTGAGACTAAGTGCAATATGAATGAAGAGACAAAGAGAACAGTAACTCTAAACAATAAGGAAATCACCTTAGATGCGTTCAGAGAAGCAACATCTAATCTTAGACCTAATCAGAAGTTAGTAGAGACCCAAGAAGGTTGCTATTACATTGTAGAGAGAATGTGGGGTTAAGTTAAATCCCGCAATAATTAGGAGCCAGCCAATGCCAAGTAAGTATGATTGTCTAATAATCGATGTTGTAAATCTATGCTATAAACTCTTCAAGAAGAGGGAAGATACTGTTATACAGGCAGGATCCAAACTAATCTTCAAGAAGTCTATCTGCGCGTTCATTAGGACACTAGAGGAGTTAGTAGATAAGTATCTCCATTCAGATGGCAAGGTATACTTATTGTTTGATAACTACTTCTCCCGAGCCGATCTCAAGACCTCCTTCATGTTTGCAGATAGGAGAGAGTTAAGCAAGGCCTATAAGGAGACACGCAAGAAGGAGAATAAGGAGTTCTATAATAGTATTAACTTCTTGAAATACTTCTACTTAACAGGCCCCTCAAAGTACAGCACATTACAGATTACAGGCTTAGAGGCTGATGACCTAGTCAAACCCCTTCTAGCAACCAATCTGTGCAAAGGTAAGAGCTGCTTATTAGTTACATCAGACCTAGATTGGTGCAGATACTTAAGTAACAATCCTCAAATTGACTGGCTACCCAAATTAGGCGAGCAGCCTGAAACTTATGAAGATATATCCCATCAACTAGGATTCCCAGCTACGGAGTCTAATATTATTATATACAAGGCAGTATTAGGAGATAAGAGTGACAACATAGAGGGGCTGGTAACAAACAACGACAAGCACAAGCAAGATCTAATATCTCTACTGCCTCAAGTTAAGAGCCCTGAAGATCTTATATACCTAAGTAGACAATTAGGATCAGATTCCCCTATACTTAAGGCAATAGCCAATAATGAGAAGCAGTACAGTGTTAACATTCAGTTAGTGTCATCAATACCTTGCAAGAGTGAATACATTGAATCTAACCTAGTAGTAGGAGAGGACGCGAAGACACTTCACAAGACAGTACTGGAGGCATTAGGATTAGAAGGAGAGACTCCCAAGTTTGTATTTGGCAACGTTAAGAGGCCCCGCATATGATCTGTATCTTAGGAGACTTACATTTACGTAGTGACAAGAAGTACTTCATAGACACCTGCAATAAGTTCTTAGATTGGTTTAGAGACTGGGATTGGAATAAGGATAGCAATGAATTAATCTTAGCGGGGGACTTAGTAGAACAAGCAACGCCTGGAGGTATTACAATATCCTTCTTGGAGAGGTTAGTTAGTGAGTCTAAGTTTAAGAAGATACATATATGTGTTGGCAATCATGATGACAAGAAGATTAATGGTATACAACAGCTTGCTTACGAGTTCTTAAACTATAAGGATAATGTTATTATATACCGCACCCCTCGAGAAGTTACAATTGATGGTCATAGCACTCTAATATTACCTTATTATGTAGGAGTTAACGACTTAGGCCTAACAATGAAGGAGTACTACTCTAACATCCCTAATAACAAGAAGTTCAAGAACGATTACGACTTAGTGGTTGGACACTTCTCTGGATCAGATGCGTTGTTCTCCGAATTACCTGATTGTATAGCCAACTTAGATAGATTCAGCGGCAGGGTATGCTTAGGACATATACATACAAGGACAGCTAATCCTCAGAGATACTTAGGTTCAGTGTTTGCAGGCAGGAAGAGCGAGAATGATTATACTAGAGCTGCATGGGGTTTAGATGATAATGGTTGGCAAGAGTATCCTCTACCTCTGTTCAATGAGTTCTTAACAGTAACCTATCCTCAGGATCTACCTAAGTCGAAAGCGTTGGTACCTATATATACAATCTTAAATTGTGGTTCAGAAGATATAGCAAGGCAGAGGTATGGTAATATCTACATCAGGAGGTTAACCCTGGACTTAGTAGATAGCAGTGTTCAGAAGAACTCAGATCTAGACAGACAACTAGGCTCTATAAAGGAGTTCAATATACGGGAGCTGTTTGAAGAGTTCTTGAAGAGTAGAAGCGACATAAGCCCTGACTTAGCTAGCAAGTGTAGAGGCCTATTAAATACTTAAATAGTAGAAGCCTGGGGAGTAATCTTCAGGCCAAATTAGTCTAACCCCTCCCAGCCAAACCTAAAGGCCTTCACAGATTCAGAGTTTACAATCCAACTAATAATATTATGATAGAAACTACACCAGCCAGATTCAAGGCTTCGCAATATTATTGTCACAGGTCTTATGTACCGACATATTACTGGATCTATTTATTCCTGGAGCAGTGGCTAGCATCAGTAGTGTTCAGGAATGATACAAGTCGAGTGTTTATGGCCTCAGACAACTATGCATTCAGGAGAAGATTTGAGCTCACAGACATGAGCAAGAGTTATGATGATATAGGAGCCTCCTCATTGCAATTCCCCTTTGCCAACTATGCCCCTCAAAACTCAGGTTGGGAAGCAGATGATAGAATAGCAGCTAATACTGCTAAACAAGTATATCTAGGATTATATGTAGGTTCTACGAAGTTAAGAGCAGCTGCAGTCAAGCACACAATACCTGTACAATTCTACTTTGATAGAGAGGATGACGCGAGATTAGCCTATGATAGGTTGTTCTTCTACTCTTACAATGAACATTATTACTCAACAGATGTACCTTATGGCAATAATAGCTTATATGTAGATGGTAAGAGAGCACCGGGAAGCACCTTAGATCTCCCAATTACAATTACACTCAAGAATCTAGCCTTCAACCCAACGTTTCAGGAAGAGGACTGGCTACAGAAGAACAGAATCTTCATTATAAGAGTTAACTTTGAGTGCAGATCTTATATAATAGCGCCACCAGCACAGCCTGACTATACAGTTAACTTAGATTCAAGAGAGGCTGACAATTATGATGATGGTGAAGCTAGCTATTATCCTGTAGAAGATGTAATCTTCAACTTAGCTAACAAGGCCTGGGATATAGAGACCTATGATGGCGGAGTAGATAACTTTCCTGATAAGGGTAACAGCTCAACCTTATATGTAGACAGCACTATAGAGGATAAGGACTATTCTGGAGGAGGGTTAGAAGCCAAGGAGTTGTCAGCCTCTAGAAGGTATTACAGGTGGAACAGGTTCTCCAACAACTATGAGTTATATGATCCTTATAAGTGTGATGCAGATACAATAAGAGTTGCATCTAAGATCACACAGGATGTAATAGAGGTTGACAGACTATACTTCAAAGGCTTAGACTCAACTACAGGGGCTATTAAGTGGGAAGTTAACAATATTGACAAACTTAAGGAGATACAGATACATGTCGATAACCTTAAAGACACTATAATCTTAACGCCAGACAAGGATCAATATATACTGAAGGATCTTATACCTAATAGTAGTTACTATGCCTATGTAGACTTCATTGGGCTAGATGGTACAGTAACAAAGCTTAGAATAATATGTACGACTAAGGCAACTCATCAGGATACTAATACTAGTGCATTAGTAGGTATGACTTGGTGATAGCCCTCGAATTAAGGGAAACAGCGCGCACTAATTAAAACGTAAAATAATCTTAGATTAAAAAGACATTAGAGGAGAAGTTAAATAAATGGACTCATATCGTCTAATTATAAATAACAATGACTTAAGTACAAGTAGCATAGAGCAAACAACATCTGTATGTGGCTATACTGTTATTAAGGCTCCTAAAGGACCTAAAACACCTATTAGAATCCCAGCCAACAGCGCAGCTAAAATCAAAGATATCTTTGGAGAGGCTTCAACAGAATACCCAGAAATCTATGAAGCTACTACATTCAATACAAACTATGACCTATATATTTCTGCCCCCTATACATCCTGCAGTATGCCTTATGGTGTTATTACAAAAGATGGCGTGTTCTTAGCTCAGGGTAAGTTAGAATATAGTGATCTATTAGAGAAGGCTGTCAATGAGGATGATGTTGGGGGATTGACACTAACAAATCTTGGCGTTAAGGGTAATATCTCAATCCTTAAAGATCTGAGATATCCTAAAACAACATTAGGCCAGAAGCCTAATATCTCTACTCAGATCGGGTTTGACACTACATCTGAAGCTAAGGGAGGGGCCCAAGGTATCACTTATAATCTAGGCCTAACCTTGAAGCAGCTTATAGGGACAGATGATTCCAAAAGCTTCGGAAGCTCTGACAGCCTTCCAATTGTTATTAAGGGTATTGGAACGGAGGATGTTGAACTTCAGATTGTAAATGAAACGGTAGGAACAGGGGGTAACTCTGCAGTTTGGTCTATCAAAGACACCTCAAAGGACAAGTACCAAGTGGGGTATCTTGCTAAAGCCGGTGTTTTAGGGTCAGAGTTAAGTGCAGATGCATCTGATTCTAAGTTCAAAGAAGCTGAAACTGAAGTAGTAATTGTACTAACAGGCTCGAGCACAGCAGGAAGTGCTCTTGAAGAGAGCACAATTATAACATATGCTCAACCTGACAATCTTAAGAAGCTTAGTGCTTATATAAAGAGTGAAGTTGAGCAGAATGAAGTGTATGGCATCATTACATCTAAATATCCAACAAACTCTGCCCTACATATAACATTTGGAGCATTTGATGAGAACAGAGGCTTCAGCTCTAAAACACCTGCAGCTAGAAACACTTTAAAGATCACAGCTTATGAAGATGGAGCGTTCCACAATGTAAGTCACCCTGTAACGTTTACGGGATCATTAGATAGACAAGCTACAGATGCAAATGGCTCATATATTGGGTTCACATCAGCTAACTCATCTTATGCGGCTCAGGACTTAGTGTTTGTCTGCCCAATCAAAGCCTTTAAAGAGCCATCTGAATTAGGTAATGTAGACCTTACTCAGTATGCACCACTCACGCTTGAAGGTGGTGTTAAGAGTGTTAAAGATGGTACGGATAAGGACATATATACCAGCGGTTGGGAAGAAGCAAAGAACGAAGACTACTCAGTAGTTGATGTGTTCTTCGACGCACAGAGACACAATAATACAGATCCTTGCGAGACCTTCAGAGGCTTAGCAAAGTATCATCCACTCAGTGGCTTCATCTTCAATAAAACAATTGAACCTAATGATAACATAACAACTACGCTATCAAATGCAACACCACTAGATTATGGTGAGAACTATTGGAACATTTGTAATGAAGCTATTGTAGATTTAGGATCTTACGGTGGCAGAATTATAAGCCCTATTACAGGCGCGAGAGCAGCTATGCAGTGCAGAATCATAGAGAATAGATATGGTGGAGTTGCACCTATGTATCTTAACAGTGGTACTCCTTCAATGGGAGGTCAGTTAACAGTACCTGGTATTTGTAAGATGAGATTTAAGTATCCTAAAGATATTCAGAGAAGTATAGATGAACTCAATTACAATACAGCAGTTATGGATCACACATATGGTGTAATGGTAGTTAACCAGAGAACTTGCAAATCAGGTGCCACAACAGACTGGTCATATATTGGTCATGTATGTTCGTTCATTAACTTCCAGAGAGAGGTAAGAACTCAAGTTATGATCCCACAGCTTGGTAAGCCTAACAATCCTTACTATAGAGAGCTTAGAAGAGAACAGGTTCTTAAACTTCTTGAGAAGAGACTTGAGGGCAATAACAGAATTTGGGCTGAGGCAAGCGTAGATACGTCAACAGCAGCAGGCTGCAATGATGTACAGGCTCAGAAGGCTAAGAAGTTCATTATTAACGTAAAGGTCAAGCCAGATATCTATTCGGAGTTTGTAGAACTCAACTTCACAAACGTAGACCCTGACATGGCAGTCTAACGTTAAGATTAGAGTTAACTAAGAGGGACAATCGCAAGATTGTCCCTTATATTATATATAATATGAGCCTAGCTGAAGTATTATTGGAGCATAAGATCATCTACAAGAGTGAAGACTGTTATATGAGGGCACCTAAATATAAGGATAAGCTAAGTGCCTTATTAGAGGATCCCAATATAGCAATCTTATATAATAATTATATAGCTCAATATAGATCAGAGGGAGAGGCCTGGCATTGCCTACTTAAAGGCGACAATCCTAATAATCACTTATGTGAGGTATGCGGCAGGCCTAGTGAGTTCAATGCAACAGCCACGACAGTTGGTTATAGCAGGTTCTGCAGCAAAGAGTGCAGGAATAAGAGTAGGGACAATAATAGAGCTAAGACCTGCTTAGATAAATATGGTTATGAGTCTGCCATGCAATCTAAGGCAATACAGGACAAGAGTAGACAAACTTGTATAAGCAGGTATGGTGTTGAGAACCCTAATCAAAGTGATAAGATCAAAGCTAAGAAAAGACAAACCTGTATAGATAAGTACGGCGTAGAATGTAGCTTACTAAGCTCTCAAGCCCAACTCGAGTCACAGCAAACCCTTATGGTCAATTATGGTGTGAGTAATCCTCTTAAGAGTGAGGTAGTTAAGGATAAGATAAGAGCCACCAATCTTAGGAGATATGGAGTATCCAGTTATAGCCAAACTGAGGAGTATAGACGCAAGTATATCTCTGCCTCTAATGCGCATTATTCAACGAATAATCCCCGTCAGAGTGTCCTTGTGAGTAATCTTATTAAGGACACAAACAAAGCTCGTTATGGCGCTGAATATTACACTCAAACAGAGGAGTTCAAGGAGAGGTACAGAAATACCTGTACAGGTAAGTACGGTGTGTCAACTACGCTGCTAGTACCGGGGGTTAGGGATAAGATAGCTACAGCTATTAAGAGTAAGTACGGTGTTGACAATGTATCCCAAAGTCCTTTTATTAAGGAGAAGAAGAGGCAGACGTGTATAAGTAGATACGGCGTTGATAGTTACACAAAGACAGAGGAGTTTGCAAGGCAGAGATCTAAGAGATGGGTAGTTGAGGATCAAACTTATGATAGCAAGCCTGAGATCTATTACGCTTACTATCTTAAGTACAACAATATGCCCTACGAGAGACAAGTTCCTTTAAGTTATAGAGACGCCTTGGGCTGCAATCACGTATACTTTGTAGACTTCTTAATACTAGATACTCAGGAGTTAGTGGAACTCAAAGGTAAGCACTTAATAGATGAGGATACCGGGGAACTTAAGAATCCTTATATAAGCAAGCTTACTGAAGCACAACGTCAAGCCCTTAAGGAGAGAGACGAGGCCAAGAGTAAGTGTATGAGGGATCATAAGGTTACCATAATTACGGATTATAGAGAGTATGAGGCACTCTTCAAAGAACATTACCCTAATCTTAAGATATCTTCAATCTAGTGTAGCCTCCAAGGAGCAAAGTCTCTAGCTAACTCCCAAGTCTGGTTAGGATATCTATGTTTGAGTTGTCTACGGGCATTATCCTCACATATAGCCTTAATTGTCACTTGCTCTGTGTTATCCTTACCTACTTCCTGAAATACATAGTAACTATACTGCCTGCCTCTTGTGCCACTCCCCTTAAGTCTACCCGCTCTTACAATAACTGTAATTATAGCTGCTTTGCTCTCAGAGGCAGGCTCAAAGCTATCTATAAGAGTCTCACAATCTGAGTAGTACTTCTTGTAGTTAGAATAGGTCATAGTATATAGAGAGTCACCTTGCTTAATACTTGTGAGTTGTCTCTCCTTGTCTTGTATTCTCTTAAGTGCTCGTTGAGTAGCCTCATCTTCTAAATCAATATGATCTCTTAATGCAAACTGGGAACATCTTACAATCTTAGTTTGTTCTATGCCTCTGAAGGATTTGATAGTATCTGTAATACCACATTTAAACTCCACAACATCCCCTACCTTAAGAGGCTCTAGTGTCTCTTCGATGAGTAGTTGTCTAGATGTTATACAAGAGTAAGCCCTGTGAGTTGTCGTCGTATCTTCAAAGACGTAAATGTATGCCTTGTAGTTGTCATTATACTTAGCAGTCTTAACAGTCGCAGTTATAGTTTGGCGTGTGTACATATTATTCTAATCCTTCTTATGTATATATAATAATATATTTAAGCATAAGGGGCAAGAGGATTTGAGGGGCAGGAAGGTATATTAATATATATATATGAAGTTTGATGTAAAACCTGCGAATTTTGACCACTCAGAAAAATTGAAAGAATTTAAAAGAACATACAAATTCTTAAGAGAAACTAAAAAACTAGGAGTATCTATCCTTGCAAGGCTTGATTTAAATTTACTAAGTAGCAACAATTCCTCTTCCAAGAATTATATTATAAATGATGAAGCTTTAGATGCGTATGCAAAAAGTACAGGTATAAATTTCTTAGATTTGCTTCGAAGCAATTTTATAAAACCTCAATCCTCTGTTCTTGATTTAGGGGGAAATTTTGGATATTTTAGTATGGCACTAGCAGAAAGACTTGATTGTGAGTGTTATGTCTTAGATTCTGATCCTTTCGTAATAGAGCTAGGAAAATTAATAAAACAAGATTGGTTCGACCTTAGTAAAGAAAGATTAGATATAAAATATTTATGCGGAGACGCATTTAAATTGAGTTTAAAAGACAGTGTTGATTATACTATAATATCAAATGTTTTTTCCAGTTTCCGAAAGGATTTAGATTTTGGGGATTCACATGGTTTAATTACTTTACCCTTATTATCTCCTAGTATTCTCAAAAATTCTAAGAATTTAATTATTCATTTGCCTAGGAAAAATGAACCTTTAGTCAGAACATATGAATATTACGAAAAGCAAATAGAAGACATAATTCATACCTGGAAAATAGCTAAGCCTCAAAGAATAAAAAATTGGATTGTTTTTTATAATCCGAGAGCTTTAATTGTCCGCTAGCAATTTAGCTTGTTTGAGCAAGAAACCCCAAGAAACCCTTTTGCTTTAGCTAAAGGTTGTTCACAAAGATTCTGTAAAAATTTCACGAAAGAGAAAAGAGCTATTCATTTTAAAAAACCAAGAGTTCAACTAATATACATATATCATTTTTAGGGGTGTTCTTTCTGGAGAAAGATGTAAAGATGTTTGATAAATATAGAGATTACTTTAAAAATCTGGAGGATGAGAATGACTTAGAATTCCAACTTCTTAAGGATGGTAGAAAGTTATATCTACGAAGGGTGTTGAAGTAAATTTTTTTAATAGAAAGGACTTATAAGGTGTTCTATAAGATAGAAAAGATTAATTGTGTGACCCCTTAAAAAACTTTTTAATCTTTTGATCAAGGAAATAGTCTACAGTCTCTATAAAAAAAAATCACCCTGGAGGACTTTTATATGGGAAATACAAGAGACAGCTTAAGGTTAAGTTTATTCAGCAGTCATGATAGTCACAGTAGTCACAGCAGTCACAGCGATCATAGCAGTCACAATAGTCATAGTAATCATGCCAACACAGATACCCAGAATTGGGATACTTCTAAGCTAGCAAATATTTCTTTCCCTAGTGCGGATGATACACTTAGTGTACAGAAATATCAAAATTTAATGAAAAATTTAAATATTATTAGATCCGCAGTAGGATTATCTCAAAGTAGTACCAATGCCTCTGATATTGCGGAGGCTTCAGAGTATAATAGATTTAAATTACAATTAAAAAAAGTGACTAAGCAAGGGGTAACAGGAGGCACTTATTACAACGGGTTGTCGGAGGGTGGTACTGATTGGATTGATATCCCGGGAGGGGCATCAAGTAAACAATCTTTATTAACAGATGTTCTGGGTTATTCTACTATACAATCTAGAATATTGGATGCTAAAAATAGAGGTATTCCAGTGCATGCCAGCCATAATAATCATATTGATCATGGTGACCATGGTAGTCATAGCGACCATAGTAGTCATAGTGACCACAGTGACCACAGTAGTCATAGTAATCACGACAGTCATAGTAGTCACGGCAGTACCGCGGCAAATTCCACATATAATGCATCTATTTATATCTCTAATTTAGGTTCAGATCACGGAAGCCAATACTCCACACCTTATAAGAGCTCAGACTCATGCTATAGAACATAAGTATTCATATTTATGAATTTAGGTTTAGGGACTTTACATTTTTCATCTAAAATTTTGAATTCTTCAGAATTCAGAGAAATGATCCATTATTGTGTTCGAAATAATATAAGTTATTTCGACACTGGATTTTATTATGGGGAAGAACTAACGGAATTTGCATTAGGAAAGCAATTATTTAATTTCCCAAGAGAATCTTATGAGATAGCTGTAAAATATATCCTTAATAGAGAGCATTCCCCTGAGGAAATGCTAAGGATTCAATTTCAGAAATTAAATATATCCTATGCAGACAATTTACTACTACACAATTTAACTGATAAAAATATTTCTTTTTATTTTGATTTTTTGGATTTTTTAGAGAAGAGTAAAAGAGAGGGCCTAGCAAAGAGAATAGGATTTTCTTCCCATCTATCCCCTCAAAACTTGGAAATTTTCCTAAAAATCAGAAAGTGGGATGTAATATACCTTTATTTAAATTGGGTCGATTTTTACTCGAATACGGCCGAGGAAGAATACAAATTATGTGAAAAATACAAAGTCCCTGTTGTTGCTATGGGTCCTCTAAGAGGTGGAAGAATATTAACTTTACCTAAAAAATATAGTTTGGAGTTAAAGAGAGTGCATTCCGAGTGGTCTTTGGTGGATTGGTCTCTAGGTTGGTTTAATTCTTTAAAAAATTGCAACAGAGTGCTTACTGGGGCCCTTTCTATTAAAGAATTACAAGCTAATATAAAAGCCTCTAAAAATAATTTAAGTTTATCAGATTTAAATCTTCTGAGAGATATTGCTGTAGATTATAAAAAGGAAAAATTAATACCGTGTACCGGTTGTGGATATTGTGAGAATTTTTGCCCTCAAAAAATAAAGATACCTCTAATAATTAAAAATTACAATAAATTTCTCTACGAGGAGGAGAAAGATCCTCGCTGGCTTCTCTCTTGGATGAAAGAAGACTTAGTTTCATCAGATATAAACCTATGTGTTTTCTGTGGCAATTGTGAACAAATATGTCCTCAAAAAATTGATATTCCAAGGAGAATTAAAATAATTGAATCTTGTATTAACTGCTAAATGTGATAAGAATTGTAAAAACTGTTTTGCCTCAGAATACAGAAGACAAGAAAACCTTTTAAATAAGGATTTAGATTTATCTTTTTTAGAAAAAATATCGCCCTGGGACGGAGTATCCTCTCCCGATATAGGTATATTAGGAGGGGAGCCTACCCTAAATTCCTCTTTTTTCTTGATTCTTAAAAAATTATGGGATTTGGATTATGTTCCTGTGGTTTTTAGTAATTTTTTATTTGAGGATTTTTTCAAAATTAAATTAAATTCTTTTGTTCAGGATAATATCTCTCAGAAATTAAAATTCCTCGTAAACATAAATGATTTGAAGGGACCACATCTAAGTAGAGTAGTCAAAAATATTAATTTTATTCAAAAAACCCTTGCTTCTCAGAGGAAACTGAATGAACTATCTCTTTCTTTAACTATAGATCCTGTAAATTTCAATTCTACTTTTAAATATTTATGTGCCTTTTATAAAAAATTAGATTTTATGCCTCGTCTTCGAGTAGGGATAGCTCTTCCCTCTGATTCAGAGGATAAATCTCAGTATAAAAAAATTATAAATAATAAAAATTTAGGAAATACTATTATAAGCATTCTTCAATGGTCAGAAAGGCATCGTGTGTGTGTTTTTCTCGATTGTGGTATTTACCCCTGTATTTTTTCTTCTGAAGATTTCTCTATTTTTCAATCTTTTTTCCCAGATTTTAAATTTGGGTGTGGTGATGAACCCGCTTTTGATATTTTTCCTAATGGAAGGTCTATATTCTGTTTTCCTTTAAAAAATCAAATTGCAAATTTTCTTTCTTTAAAAAGAAATTCAGATTTTTCTAATTTTTTTGATATAGTAGAAGCAAAAGAGAATTTAAAAAAGCAATTTATAACAATGAAAGAAAAATATTCTTGTAAGGAGTGTTTGACATGCTTTTATAGTGATCTCTGTGAAGGAATATGCCCTGCATTCTTAAAAGGTTCTTTAAAAAAGCCCAAAGAAGCCTACAAAAATTAAAAACAAAATCAAAATAATTATATTATTAATATAAGAGGTAAGGAGATTTAAAATTTTGGAGCCTTTATATAAATTTGAATTTGAAGCTGTCAATATATATTTTTCTGCAGTCTGTAATCTGAGGTGCAGATATTGTTTTCAACCTAAAATAAATGGTATTTCTCAAGAAATAAATAAAAAAATTGTAAATTGGATTACCTCCGGAAAAATGGAAGAGGATATAATTAAATATTACGGGGTAAATATTAGTGCTCTCTCTCTCTGGGGAGGAGAGCCTGGTATAAACCTTCCTATATTAGAAGAGAGGTTGGAATTTATTTATAATAAATTCCCTAAATTAGAAACCATACATTATTCCAGTAATATTTCCACAAAGAAATTAGCGCGCAATTCTGTTAATTTTATAAAAAAAATAGCTTTTTTGAATGAAAAGTTAGGTAAAAAAATCTCAGTATCTTTACAATTTTCAATTGATGGGCCTCCCGAAATAAATGATTACAACAGAGTTGGCTCAAAAGCAGAAAATATTCTTAATAATATTACCTTTTTATTGGAAGAATTAAAAGATGTTTCACCTGACTCTTATTCTTTGAATATTAAAGGAACTCAATCCGCGGATAATATTACTTTTCTAATAAAAGACAATAATTTACTTGAATATTATCAATATTTTGATAAATGGCAATCCCTCTGGCTAAAAATTTTACCTGAAGAAAAAATTCCGAAGGGCTCAACTTTTATCACACTAGTATATCCTGGGAATTTCACCCAGGAGGATGGTTTTAATTTTAAAAAGCTGATAGAGCTTCAAAATTCTGAATCTTTTCAAGAAGAATGTGCCTGCAACACCTTTGTAAATTTCGATAACCAAGTAACACGCCGTATAAAAGACACCCTTTCGGCTCTCAGGGCTGGTTACTATAGGGAGTATAAGGGGGAGTTATTACGGGTCTGTTCTTGCAGCGCAGGCAAATCCTGCGGGGGCCTAACCTATGATTCTCAATTTCACCTATGTCAGGCCACCTATATGTTTAATGAGGATATTCTTAATTATATTGAAAAACATAATTTAATTTCCGAATTTGAGGATAAGCAGGGATTCAGCTTTAGAAGCTTCGACGATCTTATCAAAGATAATATTGTAGTATCCTTTAGCGATGATTTAAAATTGTCAAGACTTCTTTATAAGATAAATAATTTTAATTATAATTTATCTCTTAAAGTTCAGTACTTTGAAGTAATTTTATCGGAATTAGCAGCTGCGAATCAAATCAGCAGATGCTATCTGGACCCTAAGTGGAGAGATTTAGGTGTTGCTTATCTTCTTTTTGGGGGACATGAATGTCCTGTAAATAACATTTGGGAGTTTAGTTCTCCTTATATAAGAAGCACCTCCCATTTAAAATTGGTTTTTAATGGGGCCTTTGAGTACTATGTAAGTAATCATTATAGAGATATTTTAGGTCTAAACATAAAGGATATGATAAGATGAATTTCAATTTCATAGAAGAACAGAAAAAACTACTTTATTCTTTTCTAGACATTCACTGCTTCAGGAATTGGAGGATTCCCCCCTCAAAAAGAACAGGAGAGGAGTATGTAAATCTTTTAGAAATGATGGTTTCGCCCGTATGTAATACTGCTTGCACATATTGTTACATGAAAAATTATGCTGATTCTCTATACCCTTGTTTTTATGATAAAAATTCCTTATTAAATAATTGTAAAAAGATTATGACCTGGCTCAAAAAAGAAAATTTTTATCCCTCAAGTATAGAGATTTTTTCCGGAGAATTTTTCAATTTGCCCTTTTGGAAGGATTATTTACAAATAATTTATGATTCTCTAGAAAAAATGGAGGAGGGTAAAAAAGTACCAATAGTAATTCCCACCAATGGAACTTTTTTTGATTCTGAGAAAAAAACACAGGAAATACAAGATTATTTTGACAGAGTTTATAAAAAAGGTTTTATTATTGTTCTATCTCTCTCTGTAGATGGATATTATTTAGATAATGATACACGCCCTTTTAGAGACAAAAGAAGATACACAGAAGATTTTTATGATAGGATGTTTAGATTTGGGGCTCGTAATTTAATTAAATATCATCCTATGATAGGCGCGAAAGGTATAGAGAGATGGGTAGATAATTTCGATTGGTATGTAGAAAATATTCAAAAATATTACAAAATTCCAAAAAAAGAAGCCCTTGAAAAATTATACTTATTAGAGGTAAGAAATCCCGACTGGTCTACTAAGGAATTAAAAGATTTTAAAGTTTTTTTAAATCATATAATTGATGTTTTATTTGAGGGGTGCACATCTCCTGAGGAGAAGTTCAATCTACTTCTCAGCAATACTTTAAATATACTAGCACCTCTAGTAGTTACTATAGGAAGAGGCCTCCCCTGCTCTTTTCAGCAGTGTCTAGATTTAAGGGTAGGAGATCTTGCCTTAGTTCAGTGTCATAGAACAGCATATAGCGAATTGCTAGGCGGGTATTTTAAAATATCAGATAAAGGAGAATTAGACCTAGACGTGCGCAATGCAAATTCATACATTTTTTCTAATTCTTTTAATTTTAAACACCTAGCCAAATGCATAGATTGTCCTATTAGCTCTCTTTGTAATGGGCCTTGTTTAGGGTGTAATTATGAGGTTAACAGGGATTTATATACTGTAGTGCCTACAGTTTGTGATTTAGAATACACAAAGGCTTTGACTTTAGTTGAAAGGGCGTATCAAGAAGGCTTTTTAGATAGTATTTTAGAAATACATTCAAATAGCACCTCCTCTGATTCTGTTTTAAAGAAAAATCAATTATTACACCTTAAAAAATATCTAGAAATTAAAAACACTAAAGGAGATTTTTAATAATGTTATTGGATCAAGTAAAAGAATTTATTAATTCAAATAAGAATTTGATAGACGATCTAACTAAGGCTAGACCACAGGGGTATATTTATGCTTTTTTACAAGAATGCCTCTCATTAATGGAAGGAGGAGATTCCTCAAAAATAGATGAGACCTTTTTACATGAATATAGATATACTGTATTGACTTTTACAGACGTCATTATCAAAACAAAAACAACACAATCAGAAAAAATCGTGATAAAAGCAATTGCAAACTTATTATATAATGTCTCTATTAATTATGGCATAACCGAGTGCAGTACTGAGCTTAATGCTTTGGTGATACTTTCAGAAGCCTCAAAATCTTTAGAGGATATTTTATATGTATTGATATGTATTTTTAATAAATTAAGTGATAGACTTTATGAAGAGCCTACGACTAATCTTCTTTCAAGAAAATATTATTTAGAACTAAGTGATTTTTTAGAAGCAAGAAAATCCCATGATGAAAAATATAATATATAAAAGTAACAACAAAACTTAATCATTTTTTAAGGAGTACTTCAGTGTTTCAGTGGAGTAATTTAATTATAGTGGCACTCACTCAAAAATGTAATATGAACTGTAAATATTGCTATCTTGGAGATAAATCATCCCTTCCCGACACTGAGATGAGTTTTGCCACCTATAAAGTTTTAATAAATCAAATAGCTTTAGATAAGGTTCAGTTTTTTAAAGAAAAAGGGAAGATTTCCAAATTTCAGGTGCTTCTTCATGGGGGGGAACCTACTCTTATTTCCAAAAATAAATTTGAGAGATTTTTAGAATATGGAACAAAAGTCTTCAGTGCGTATGGCCTGCCCTTCGAATTTTCAGTGCAAACTAACGGCATTAACTTAGACCGGGATTTATTACAGATATTTAAAGATTATAACGTCCATTTAGGTATAAGTATAGACGGATGTACTAATAATTTAAGAGATGCCCCTGTTGATCAAAAATTGATTATTAATCATTTAAATTTAGCTAAAGAAATGGATGTTAAATTTGGCACAGTAAGTGTATTCACATCATTAGATGATAAAAATTTTTTGGATGAAATTCTAGCTTATAATGGGTGGATGTGCATCAAAGTTAATAAAATGGAAGAGTATTATAATAATGGATTAACTCCCTCTCCTGCCCATTATTTTAATAATATATTTCTGCCGTCCTTCAAAGATTATATTTCAGGATCTAAATCGAGAATTTATTCTGATTTAGAAAGAATAATAGATGGTTTTTTAATAGATGTTGCTACTTCTCATAGTTATAATACCCAGAGTACCTGCAAATTTAAGTTTTGTGGAGCAGGAACAAAACTTATAAGTATAATGCCCAGTGGGCTAATGCATATATGTGATCATTGGAGAGGTGATGAAACTTTTTACAACGAAAAAGTGCATCAAGTGGGAACTTTTGATTTTCTTACTTTGCAACAATTCAGAGCCTCCCTACGTTGGATTCAAAAATTAAATCCCTTAATTAAGGAGAAAGGATGTGATAATTGTATTTACTCAATTATATGTTTGCATGAATGTCCCTTATCTAATATAAAGTTAAATGGGAAGTGGGCCCTTGATAAAAGGGATTGTGAACTTACTAAGATGATTTATGATTATCTTTGGGAGCATCTTGAGGATTTATTAGAAGGTGTAAGTAAAAGGAAAAATAATATAATTTCGACCACTGATTTCTCTATATATAAGTTGCATAAAAGATTCCAATTGAGTAAGTATAAAATATCAAAGATTAATCGTAATTCTATTAAAATAGAAAAAGGCGCAGAGCATGTTTAGATTTACAAATTTAATAATTTTCGAATTGACTAGAGATTGTAATCTTAATTGTAAATATTGTTTAATGCAAGAAAAATATAAACATAGAGGAGAAATTATTGATTTTGAGCTTTTTAAAAAAATAATTAATAGAATAGCTGAACAAAGAATTTTAAATGGTAAAGATCAAGAAGAATTTCATATAAATTTTCATGGGGGTGAGTGTACTCTAATAGGAAAATATAATTTTACTAGGTTTTTGGACTATGTGACTAAAACTTACGATGAATTGGGTCTGAATTATAAATTAGGGATACAGACTAATGGAACTTTATTGGATGAGGAATTCCTTAAGATTTTAAGACATTATAATTTATCTGTTGGTATCAGTTACGATGGTACTGGGGAGAAAAAGCCTTTACGATATTCCACAGACATTCAAAGTAAACTCGAGGATACTATCAAACTCTGTACCAAAATGAAAGTACCTATTGGTGTATTAGGTGTTTTATCTAAAAATAATAGTAATAATTTAGTTAAAGACAGTATTTCCCAATTTAAAAAATTAGGTATTTTTTCTAAATATAGTTTTCTTGAGGACTTACAAAATCCTTATGATTCTAAAATCGAATTAACAGGAAAACAAATATTCAAAAGAGCATATAAACCTATAATTGATTTTTACATAAAGACTGGAATTAAACTAGAACAACATACAATAGCTTTAATGACTGACACCTTGACTGATATATTATGCTATCACCCTAGAAGGTATGAGACAGGTTGTTCAGGGTTGATTTGTGGTGCTGGTATGACCATGATTGCTGTCAGGCCTGATGGTACTATGGGGTACTGCGATAGATATTCTAAAGATTTTAATGAGAATTATATAGAGCACGCTTTAGACTATGACTTTTTAGGTCTTCATCAATTGAGCAAAGCTATTAAATTAGTCCAAATAAAGCACAGAATAATTCAAAAAGTAGGTTGTGATACCTGCAGGGCAAATTATATGTGTGAAAATGGGTGCTTGGCTTTTTATTATTCTAAATTTGGGAAATATGATATTCAAAAGGAACTTATTTGTGATCAATATTTACTTACTTATGATTATGTAAGAAAAAATTTAGTTAAAATATTATTAAGTAGCATCGACAAACATTTTATTTTACCTGCCGGAATTCATGATATCAAGCCTTATTATGTAGATTTATTTAAAAATAAATATAAAATTAAATTGACAATAATTGATAATATATTATATATATATAAGGTATAAGGAGCCTCAGATGTTTGATTTAAAAGTAGGATTTACATGCAATAATAAGTGTATACATTGTGTGGTGGAGGGTAAAAAATCAACTAAGGATTTAACCTTGGAAGAAATTAAAGACATTGTAAATAGAGTTCCAGAAAGAGAGGGGATTGTACTTACAGGAGGTGAGGTAAGTATAAGAAAAGATTTTTACGATATTGTTAAATATTGTTTTGACAAGGGGCATAAAGTATGTATACAAACTAATGGTACAGGTTTTACAAAAGAGTTAACAGAAAAAATTGCCCCCTATCTTTCGCAGGTCTTAATAGCTATACATTCTTGCAATGAGGATATTCATAATAAAATCGTGCAATGTAAGGGTCCTGACTCCATGTATAAAAAAACAATGGAAGGTTTTAAAAATTTAATAGAAGCTGGGGTTAATTTAGAAACACAGACTGTAATATCCACGTTGAATATAAAGACTTTATATGATACGTATTCCATGATTCAAAAAATGTTGCCAATGTGTTTTATGCATCTGACTTATCCACACCCTATGGGAGGAGCTTACGACAATCATGAAATAGTATGTCCTAAGTATAGCAATATCAAAAAATATATCCTCCCGATCGTGAGGGATTTTGGAACAAGACTCGTAGTAGAGGCCATCCCCCCTTGTTATCTGCACCCCTGGTATCAATCCATTGAAATTTTAATGGATTCAGAAATTAAGAGAGGCTCTCTTTGTCGCAAAGGCTTTGATAAGAGTATTTCTGAATCTAATGAGACTGTACAAGATTATAATAAAAATGATGTAAATTCAAAAAGAAAAGGTCCTCTCTGTAGTGAATGTGCTTATAACTATGAGTGTATAGGCGTTTGGAAAGAGTATTTAGAATTTTATAGGGATAATTGTGATTTATATCCTGTTGAAGAAATAGATGATAATTCTATAAATAGGGTTTATATTAAATTATCCGGGGCTACAGATCAATTCTTGTTGAATCAAATACTGTCCAAATATAAATATGAGGAAATTATTCCTTATGGAAATTTGAGAAGTAGCTTAAAAACTCTTAATTTTTTTAATTATAAATATATCAGACCTTATGTTTTAACCGAAAAAAATTTATACTTATTAGAGGAATTTAAAGATATTAATCTCCATATAGAAAAGGATACTCATTTTTTAGATTTTCTTATAAAGAATAATTATAAAAATAATTTTTATGTTGATTTTGATATTTTAAATAGAACTTTTGAGGAAGTAGAACCTATTTTGAATAAACTATCACAATTGAATATTGGATATTGTAGAATTTTCCGGAGTAAAGGTGAAAATATAGAAGATGGCAAAGAATCTTTTGCTATTTTAAACAAAATTAATAAAATTAGAGATAACTACCCTTATCAAATATTATTTGTGAATGCTCAAAATTGCAACTTTGATGAATGTACTTATTTAATTCAAACATTACGTGATGTTTATATTGAAATAACTGACAAAATAATAGAGAATAAAATCGACAGCGATCTGTTTAAAACAAAATGTTGCTTGAATTGCACTTTTGATTCTAGGTGTTTTGGTTTTAAAAAAGGAGGACTCTAATGAAAAACATAGGATTGAATAAAACGAGCTGGTCAGACCCTGAAAAACGGAATTATATTAATTCATGTTTACAGTCAGAAGGAATTATTAGATTTCAGTTTATGCCAAATACATTTTTAAATGTGGTCGAGCATTTAGAGGATTTAGAAACTTTAGAGCCTCTGCGGGAGATGAATATATATACTCTTTCTCCAAAGGAAGGTAAAAATCAGATTACTGTCAAAAAAGCTTCTGTAGAACTTAATGTGTTTTTAGGGGAGGGACTTAAAATAAAATCCCCTATCGAAGTAGATTTTTTTACTTTTGTATATATATGTGATGAAATTAACATCCTCTCTAATTTGATTTCTTTTAAAAAATTATTAAAAGAGTATAATATAGAGGGAAAAATAGAAGGTGACCTTATCTCTCTGGGGGACAGCACTAGATCTGATGTACTTATTCGCTGTTTCAATTATCACACAACTTCCAATTTACTTAAAACTCTTGTTTTTTGTGATACAAGTAAAATACTCAAAGAGGAGAAGGAACGCATACGATTCAATGAGAATTTATTAGAAATATTAGAAAGAGGAGAAGTTTAATTATGATATATGATATAAATAGATGTAGTCGCTGTGGAAAAAAGTTTGAGGATTTAAGGTTATCCATTAGACTGGATATTTTCACTGAGAGGTTAAAAGAAACGGGAGTTTGGGAAGAAATTCCTAACTTAACTCAAGTATCTACAGAAACATTATGCCCCGAATGCTTTGATAGGTTCGTAGATGCCATGGCTTCTCTTAACGTTCCTCATGAGATTCATGAGGAAATGCTAGAAGAAGCTGTAAATGATGTCGCAAGTATCTATCCTGTAGAACCTGCCCTAGGAAATTCTCAAGTTTTTCCAGATCAGCCAAAATCCGAAAATAAAATTTCCTTAGTAGAAGACTAAGAATATTTTAAAAGGTATTGATTTATTTATGGAATTTAAATATAAATTATGTGCCTATGCTATTTGTAAAAATGAGTCTCAATTTATTGATAGATGGGTAGATTCGATGAGTGAGGCAGATTATATATGTGTATTGGATACAGGCAGCACTGATGACTCTTTTTTAAAATTAAAATTAAGGGGAGTTCATACAGAACAAAGAATATTTGAACCTTTCGATTTTAGTGTTGCCAGAAATGAATCTTTAAAATTAATCCCTAGTTGGTGTGATCTCGCAATTTGGGTTGATTTAGATGAATACATGGAGCCAGGCTGGCGCTCCATATTAGAAGCAAATTTTTATGGGCTTATGATGGATGTAATAAGGTCTAATCCCATAGAGGACTTTAGCGGCAAACCTTTAGAAAGGATGGATTCAATATGTTGCCAACGTATTCACAGAGTAAATTATAATAACAGTAAATTAAAATTTGTTAATCCAGTGCATGAAGGCTTAGTAGATTTAAATAACTTAAATTATAGAAGTTCCCTTATAAAGGGTCTTAAGTTAATCCACACTCCTGATTATAGCAAAAGCCGTATTTTTTATAAAGATTTAAAGATTTCAAAAGAAAAGGCTTCAATCGAGAAAGCTTTAAAAAATAAGGATAATTTAAAGATTTATTTTAAGGGTATAAGAAATTTTATAGATGATTATACTAATCCTATAGATCCTAATTGTGATTTATTTAAAGAATATAAAAATGTTATCTGTGACAGATTATTAAAATTAAAAACAGGGTATCCTTTTGCCATTTATCTTTTGTGCCTATTGAATTTTTTAGAAACAAATCAAATCCCTCGAGATTTAAGTTTTGAGTTATATAAGAGGAGCCCGATTTGGTATTCTAGATTTATATTGATTATGTGGGTCTGGAGTGATAAGAACTTGAGGAAAGGGAATCCTAGATACAGGGAAATATATCAATTGATAACCAATAAGGAGCCTTCTTTGCTAGAAATAAGCAGGATCCAAAATTACATAGAGGTATGAATAATAAGGGCTAGTGAGAACTGGCCCTCCTATCTACACTTACTACAACTTACAAGCTACCTCTCAACACTCCTGATGCTTTAGTTAGCTTCTTAAGGACTTCAACAACCTCTTGTTCCTCTCTAACGCCTTCTTCAATTAGGTAGTTATAGTCTACCTGGCCTGGTATATCTGATTTAGATTGTCGCCTTAGATTACCAAACAGTTGTTTAACCTTAGCCTGGCATAACTTAATAGCGTTATCTCTCTGAGCGAACTCAACATCCCCAAAGCTATTAGACTTAATACCCCACCACACATTGAACTCCCCCTCGATGTTAGAGTAGATAGTAATATATCTATAAGGTTCGATGTTAGTGATATTACCTTCATCATCTCTAGTTATTTTAGAACCCTCATAAGGACCTTCGTAGTGTACCCTACGTCTATAGTTAACCAAACCTTGCATTGCAGCATTGTTGAGAAGTAGGGTATTACTTCTATTAGCACTTCTAAGAGGACTACCAAACACACTAACATCGTTCATACCTTGCCCAATCTCTAGGTAAGGAGATATTTGTGTACTCCATATAAGAGGGTTAGTAACATTACTATTAGCAGAGCCTGCTTGCTGCAAAGACAACCCCACAACACCATAGGCATCACTCGGCATATCAACGTTCTGGACGTTAGTAGTAACATTGACAATCTCGGGTCTAGTATGAGGGCACCACTTAAACATAATCTCGAGTGCAGGTCTAAGTGCAAGTTTACAGATCTCTTCTCTTGTAAACTCTAACTCCTCCTCTCTTATAAATGGTACACCCATACAAGACATAATAGTCTCATAATCCTCATCAGATATTGTGATGCTATCATTCTTCTCGTAGAGCTCCTTAAATGGGATGAAGTTAGGATTAACAGGAACATCTTTAAGACCGCTCAGCTCCTTCTTAGTTAAGACAACGTAGAAGTGTGATGATACAATGTTATTGCCGAATGATATCTCACCATAATCAGAGTCTATAAGTGTAGCATTATTCCAATTGAGGTTACCAATATACTCCTTATCACAATATACGAGACAACTTATCAAGGCACTATTAGGATAGCCAGCATCTCCTGCCTCTATTCTATATATCATTCCCTCATTATATATACGGGTTGACTTCTTGATTGTGATTCCACCTAGAGCTTGCCAAGCATCTCTAATATTAGAGAGAGTAGGAGGATTAGAGAATCTATAACTCCTTAGTATATCGAGCTTAGAACTCACCTAGCTACCTCCTTCTTGTAAGGGTTATCCCCTATAACTCTAATGGCTGTCTTAATAGGGATAACATACTCTATAACTAAGGATCCCTCCTTAGTATCAATACTAACCTTCTTGAGATGTGCATCTTCAATAGATAGTGCCTTAGTAAGAGTCTCCGTATCCTCATTGATAGCTTCAATAGGAGCTTCGGGCACCTTAAAGTAACCTACATCATATACAATACTACAATGCAGTCCACTCAAACCTTCCTTAATATTAACAAGCTGTGATACGTTAATACTGCTACCCTTAATACCCTCTAAGTCTCCAAGCATATCCTTAAGAGTACTCTCAATACGAGGCAAGATAGTATATCTAATAAGGTCACAAGTAGATGGTAACTCTACTGTGGCGAAGTTCTCAAAGTCATTATAATTACCAGCTGTAAATGTCATTACACAAACTCCTAGTCACTTAATAATTAGTTGAGGCTTAATAATCACAAATCGCAAGGGGAAGATTAGAGGCTTTGAAGTGTATATTATATACATTATGACAACATTTAAATTAGACGAAGATACAAAGAAGACAATATTAGAGATAAGCACACTTAGTGGGTATACTCAGAATGTAGTAAGGGAAGTCTTAGAATACCTCGCCTACTCTTGGGCAATCAAAATTGTAGATAATCCAAACAAGTATGCCCCTCTCAGCGTACCATACTTAGGTACAGTTAATGTTAAGTACAGGAAGGATGAGATTACACCAGAAGGAGGTATAGACACTCAAGTAGACGTATTGGTGGCCTTAAGTTCAGGGTTCAAGAAGTTGGTAGGTGACTTACATGATGAGGGATACTCTGAATTGGTGCCTATTATGCAGAAGAAGATCGAATATGCCAGAGAATAATACCCAACTTAATATTATGCTAAGATTGACCACTAATTAAGAGAACAATAATAGTTAATTGTGCCTCCTTATACTATAGGAGGAGATATAATAAGTTAAGAGGGCTTTAGATGGCAAAGAATATTGAGAAGTTATATTCAGATCTCTTCAAGTTAAGAGACAGTTTAAGTGATATTGTAGATGAAGCTAAGGACATTGCTTCAGATTCAAGGGAATATCCAGGCTTAATTGGCAACGTACTCTCTGAGCAGATTCAGAAGTACTTCATCCCATCAATTATGGCACTACAGGAAGACACTACAAAGCCAGGAAGCTTAGCAGGTGTTATTAAGTTCTTAGATGCAGTACCACTTGCATATACAAGAGATAAGGAGATTACATCCCCGACAGATCCAATCATCCCAGAGAATGCAAATATTGAAGCACCATCAGGATCATCTATTGTGGATTCTAATACACCTGGAGAAGAGCCTACTGAAGAAGAACCAGTAGCAGCTGAACCAGAGAGTGTAGATGAGTTACCACTTAATGCATCATATGCCAAACCAGAAGGTGAAGAGATGAGACCTGTTGAAGAGGTGTCAGCTGAAGAACCTGTTGAACCAATTAGAGACAATGTTGAAGAGTCTACTAAGAGATCAGCAAATCGCAAGAAGTTAGAGGGTAAGGCTTGTCTATATAGAATCAGTCCCGAAGCAGGCACAGGATATATTGATAAGAACGGTAAGCTCTATACAGAAGCAGAGTTTGTTGAGAAGGCATCCAGGAGACCAACATTGTTCTTATTTGAGAGTAAGAGAGAGGCTCAGAAGTATATTACAATGAACTCAGATTTACTTAATAGTAAGGTAAGTGAGAGCTGCAAGGACAAGGTCTTGTACACAAGTAAGAGTCTATAATAATTATATAATTATTATATAAGGGAGGTTATTAAGACCTCCCTGTTATTATAATCTAAATCCATTAAGAGCCATAAACTTCTTAAGTTGTTCAGTGGAGCGTTGCCTATTACTCTCTTTAAGGTTAGCAGGTAGAGTCTGAACGCTCTTAGGATCCCAATTAACTTGGGCAACGGGGTACTCCTTAGAACATAATTCAACTACGGCGGCAACGGAGTCACTAACGTCCTTACCGTAGTAACCAATGTATGAACTATCCCAATTAGGGTCTCCTGTTAGAACCTGTGCAGCCGAAGAGTCATGATCTATCTTAACGCCTTCAGACTTAGCTCTATGTACAATATACAAACTCTTAAGATTGTTCTTCAGGAAGATGTTCTTACCTGCAACAATCTTACGGCGGTTCATTAGAGATATTAAGTTAAGATAAGGACCTGTAGTTCTATCTACACTCAAGTTCTCAACTTCAAACTTATCCCTCTTAAGATTCTGCACAGTAACAGCACTTTGGAATCTATCGAAGCTAACCTTTGTAATATTGATATTACCCTTACTTCTAAGGTCCCTTATAAACTCCTCAATAGCTGCTAAGTTAACTCTCTCCTTACCCGGTACAATTGCAATAGTGAAGTCTACTACATATATAAGCTCATCTGAATCTCTATCCCTTTCTACATGAGCCATAGATATAGATGTAACGTCTGTAACTTCAGATTGGTCAACACTTATACATCTTGATAAGTAAGGTAGATAGTAGTACTCATAACGACCAGCCTTATTAATGAAGAAGGTATCCTTTATTTGACTCCATATTAACTCTTTAGGACTGGCGCTTGCGGGTGCAGATATATTAAGATATATGTTCCTGAGGTTATTATCAAACATATCTTCGATTATATTATAATCTGTAATAAGACTATCAGCAGCACCTGCAGGTATACCCCCAAAGTCCTTAAGTGACTTAATTAAGTCATCTTCAAAGTAACTTCTTAACTTACCATCAGGGCCCTTAGAAGGTACCTCAATAATCTTAGACCTATCAGCTGTAGGATCTTGCAACATAGGATCTAGAGGATCTAGTATACGGGGAGGTTGCCCCTTACCACCTGTAAATATCTTGAAGGTATCATGGTTCTTGAAGTCTTGCTCATATTCTTTAGGATTCCACTGCCATACAGATCCCTTAACAACATAATAATTAGGGTCCTTAGATGCTTCATACCATATCCAACTCTCTAGCGGAGAGGTGAGGCTGTTAGGTGATGAGTCAAGGATACTTACACCATAATAGTTACCCTTCATACGTGAGTAGATACGACCCTTTGTATCGTTGTAGATGCGGAGGATGTAGTCATCAGAGTTATGAGTGATAAGGCCATTAGCTAGAGCGAACAGACCATCGGGATTATCTACCGTTATACATTTCTGAGGTATTTTTTCTCCTACTTTTTTAATACTCTTTACTTTAGGCATTTTTTCTCCATATATATTTTTTAGATCCTGCACCCCAAATCGTGAACAACATACTCTCTTCGAGCTGCTTTCTCTTTTTAGGGTTTCTATTTACTTTGTGCTCAGACTTGTCCACGTAGAACTTATCAGGGCCAGTATATCCTATAAGCTTCATTCCCAATGCTTCGTAACCCTTACCATCGAACTTATTGTAGTCACAATAGGAGAACACGGCGTCGGGATTATATTCCCTTACAAACGCCTTGAACAATTTAGATACCCCACCTACAACCTGGTTGTTACTTCCCGGACATCCTCTTATAATTTCCCAATCGTTCTCGCCCTTAAGATTTCGATTATACTTACATTTCGAGAAGGACATGAGCTGTTGCAATTCATTATTATAGTATAAGCCGTATGTTACTTCAGCATTTCTATGTCCTTGCAAGTGGTTCTTTTCATTGAAGGCCTTAGCTTCTTTATTATCTATTTTCCTTACTTCACATTTTCTAGCCCCTATTTTGGAGTAGCCACAACCCAAGGCTATTCTTATAAGGGACTCTAATTTTTCTCTCATATATTTCCACTCACACTCATAGATATGTATTAGCCTTATTCCATACTCTTCACATATCTTAGATTTTGTTTCGTGGTATTTCTTCTCTTTATTTTCAGAGCAGTGCCAGAAGTCACCATTATATTCTATTGCAACCTTTTTCTCAGGTATATACATATCAAGTTCATAGGTATAAGGTTTCAAGATATTCCTTACATTTTCCAGAACCTCTCCTTTATACACACTCTTAATGAACTCGAGTATTTCTTTCTCTGTGTGTGATACATTACTATGGCCTATTCTATAATATTCTTTAATTTGAGGCAAGTATTCATTAGACACAAAGCAATAGGATTTACTTTTTAAGAGGGGTAGATCTAATTTAAGCCAGCCCTGCCCATATTTTTCTATTAGAGTAGTTAATCTAGTGCAGTTGTTTTCTTTCTCAAAGATTTCAGCTTTTCTATCTATTGTTGCTTTCATCCTCTCAGCATGACCTTCTCTTTGGCTTATATTATCTTCTACACCATATTTTTCTCTGATAGTGTTTTTAATTTTCTGCTTAACTTGTTCATTTTTAAGGGGCGACGTCGACCCATATTTTTCAAGGCAAGTCTTTTCTCTTTTTTCTTTGCTTATCTTATTAGCCAATTCTAGAGATCCATATTTTTCAATTTTAGTAGCTTTGGTTTTTTCTTGTATTTCAGCCCAATAGTTAGGATTCTCTTCTAAGTTTTGCTTCATAGTTTCAGCTACTTTCGCCTTGAACTCAGGTACATCCATTACATTGTCAACGCCATATTTATCCAGCAGAGTTTGTTTTATTTTTTCATTGGCTACTTCATAGGCATTTTCTAGAGACCCATATTTTCCAATTTTAGTAGCTTTAGATTTTTCATTTCTATTTTTCCAGAAGTCAGGGTTCTCTTCTAGTTTTTGTTTTATGGTTTCTTGTCTCTTTTCTATTGTACCAGGTATATCTGTTACCTTTTCTACACCATATTTTTCTGTAATAGTATTTTTGAGATTATTATTCATAATAGCATAGGCATTTTTTAGAGATCCATATTTCTCTATCTTTGTCGCCTCAGCTTTCTTTTTTCTATTTTCCCAGAACTGTGAGTCTTTTTCAGCTGATTTTTTCTTGATGTTTTCTCGAGCAATCTTTAGTTGGCTGGGGTTGGTTATATTATCCCAATCTTCATCAGGATATTTTTCCCTAAGAGTATTCATCTGCTTTTGATATCTGATTTTATTTGCATTTTCTAGAGATCCATATTTCTCTATTTGAGTAGCTATTCTTTTTTTATTTTTCTCTTCCCTGAACGTCTTATATTCTTCAGGATGCTTATCCCAATACGCCTTTTGTTCTTGCGCTTTCCTTTGCTGTATAATAGATCTATTCTTTTTAAGCAATTCTTGATTTGTCTTCTTGCACTCTGAGCATATACAGAGGAGAGGATCTTTTTCGTAAGTACTCTTATTTTCTTTTCCACATACTATGCAATTATATCTATATATCATACTATAATTAGTATAACAACTTGCTACTAGGACTGAGTATAATAGGTGGTCTTATATTTAGAGAAGCACTCAATTTTCAATTTGAGGTATGTCGAACTCTATTTCGGGGTGGTCTATCATATATTGGGTTGTTACTACCTCGTCGTGGTATATGTTGTTTTCATCCCAATATGTTACTCTCCACTTATGATTGGCATTACACCTAACAGTTCGGCCGTCTTCTACCTCTATCTCATATAAGTCATCTTCACCCTGCCAAGGTATATTGATTACTTCGGTCTCACCGCAATAAGGGTGCAGTAACTTATCCCCTACTCGAACATCTCTCATAGATTTAAGTGTACTATCAGCCATAACAACTTGCTCATTTAAGTCTAGGGCCTTACCCGCATCTTTGAAGAATGCTAGTTCGCTCAAAGCGGCACTGATGATAGACAAACCTAATAACGCTTGTACCGAAGATGCTATCTTAATAGCTACGCCTGAATCGAACATTAACTCCGAGTCAGGATCAGCAGTAGTGTAGTATAACTTGTCTACAGTAGATCTCTTGTCATATTCCGCTCTGAGTTCCTTCATAGCCTCCTTACGATTAACCTTCTCGAAGTAAGGGGAAGCGCTCATTATATTTAAGTAAGGGGCTAGCAGCAATTCTCTCGACTTTTTAATAGAGTAAGATATTAGGACCTGGGCTAGTAGTGTGGCAGGAGATAACCCAAAGTACTTATAGGGATCTCTCATAAGGGATACGTTGACTGTTATGTATAACTCTATTAAGGTGGAGAGGAACGATTTACCCCAGCTAATATGAGGATATAGCACCAAGTTCCTCGCCCTCTGAGTAGGATCCATAAACTGCAAGAACACATCTCTAATTCTAGGATATATTGTCTTAGCGGTAGGACCTAGGTACTTCTCAGACAGGAACTCTTCCGGAGTAGGGGGTTTATCCCTGAAGTTAATTCTCCAGGAATCCTTAATAAGATTAGCCTTCTCCTGCTCAGTCAAACCATCGCGCTGTACAATGAAGTTAAGAGCGGTTTTAATAGCGTTGAGATCAAGATTCATCCCCTCAAACATTTTAAGAGCGTAAGGATCTCCAGCGGCTAAGTCTTTATACAAGTCGGCTGCATTATTCAAGTCTTTAGGATTATTTACAAGTTCATTTGAATTCATGTCTATTATTAACTTAGTTACATTACACAACTAATTAAGCAGACCTACAAATAGGCCCTTCACAATTAATATAGAGGTCTTAATAACTGTTTATATTATAATTATAAGTGAACCGAAGGGAATTTACACAATATATTATAGGAGATTTCAAATGAACGGAATCAAGACAAACAAGCCTCTCAATGAAGAGGAACTCACAGAGCAGCCAGCACTTGAGACACAGCCACAGCCAGTGCCAGCTACACCAGATGAGGTATCACAGGCCCAGGATGTCCCAGTAGAGGATGTACCAGCTGAAGAACTGGCAGATGAACCAGCAGCAACAAGTGCAATGTTTACGCCACCTGCTGAAGGATACGTACCAGCTGGTTGGGTTAAGATTGAAGATTTAGCATCAGCAGTAGCACAGGTTACAGGAGATCTTGAGGCTGCATCAACAGCACCAGATGTTCAGCCATCAGCTATTGCAGACACAGAAGCAACAATTCCAGCAGCAGTAGAAGAACCAGAAGAGGAGCCACTTGTACAGGAATCTGTCAAGTCTAACAAGGGTACACTCAACGAGGTCAAGGCCAATGTCAGGGATCACAAGTTTGCCTTTCTAATTTGTGATGGTAATGGTGCCGCATCTAGAGGAGGTGAACCAGATTACTTCTACACATCAGAATGCGTTGCTAAGGATCTCAAATCAGCACTTCTATTGATTCTTCCGGACATGCTAGGCTATGACCCTGAAGACGATTTAGGTGAAGATCTTGTGGACATGACAGGAGATGAACTCTTATCCACATATTCTGAAGAGGTTGATTTAGGAGATGGTTCTCCTTGGATTGAAGCAGTTATGCAGGACAACAAAGTCATTGCTGACATGGGTGTTATTGATTCCATGATTGGTGACGAAGATTACAGATTTGACATTGATCCAGCTGATGCTGAACTCTGGGGCATTGAACTCCCTGATTACGATGATGACGATGACGATGAAGAGTTTGATGAGTCAGTTAAGAGATCATCCAAGAAGTATAATCGCAAAGCCTCTAAAGACTTTGATACAATGGTAGAACGCATCAACAACAAGGGACATCGTTTTAATACAATGGCAGAGAGTATCAACAGAGCAATTTCAACCAGAGCAATTAGAGAGCGCTATGAAGGCTATCTACCTGCAGGCTCAGAACACTTTGCAAACGACGACGATCTAGTACAGACATATACAGAGTCTGCAGCTTCTAGAAGAAGAGCTATTAGAGACTTCAGAGAGTCTCTCAAGGCTAAGAGATCTTCAAATCTTAGAGGCAGACGCATCGAAGATGTTGCTGAACCAGAAGTCACAGTAGACCCAAGATTTAAGGAGGCACTTAAGAGTTCTTCCAGAATTGAGGAGTCAATCAATACTGATTCCAAGTCCTGGAGTGCTAACAAATTCCAGGAGAAGGCTGAAGACAAGCTATCTTGGAAGGAGCTACTTGCTAAGGGCTTCTTAGGCTAAGTCTTTAAGATGCAATAATATAGGGGAAGTTAACACTTCCCCCTTTTCTATTCTTTGCTATAATAGCGATTATATTGAGTATACGCGACTTTGCTTGTGGTTTAATAATTATTGTTATATTCAAACGATAGAGACCCGTTAGTCTCAGATATTGTTACATTACCTATTTGGACGGTGCCTGCTTTTAATTTATTAACTGTTACATTATTATTCTTTATAGACACAGCCCCTTCAATAGCCAAGTCACCTTTAAGTTGCTTAGAACCTTTCAAGATTTGAGCACCCGTAGTAACGACACCATAAGTAGATTCAGATGCAACAGGGATAGTTATATGAGCTTGGTGGTTATTACCGGCATCTGTAGAGTCTACATGTTCTCCTGTCCCCGATAATTTAAGACCTCTTACAATCTCTGAAGTATCGTTTGCCACGCCAGCATCTTTAGTATCCAAGTTGGTACCTAACTTAATAACACCTGGAGTATTATTTGTAGCTTCTTCGAGCATACCTTCAAAGACATCCCAATACTCATACCAGTTATCTGATTTTATTGCAGCAGTTATATCCTTTTTACATACAACGTTACAACCAGCATACACAGATACGGGTCTATTACTGTCTGCAGTATCCTTAACACCATTAATAATATTATATACATCACCCTGCTTAGCACTTGTAAGAGCCATAAGCTCAGCCCACGTCTTATTACCTTTAACATGATAGACGTTACCGAGCATTTTAATTCTATCGCTAAGTTTTCTATATACTGTATTTAGACCATCTAAGGTTACTACTGGAGATAATTTATTACTCATTAATTTCAAGTCTCCTCTACAGTAATTAGTTCAGATTACGTCATTTGAGTAGGGTACAGGATCACAAGTTTCAGTACAATTGAAGATTTGTTTCCATTGCTCCTGACTCAGGAACTCCTTACTTACCAGGCCTTTAACAAGAGCTCCTTTATTCTTCAGGGATTTATCCAACAGGACATCCAAGCTTTTATCATAGAGTAGTATATAAGACGTAAAGTTATTCTTCTGCCCTATTCTATAAGCCCTAGCAGTGCTCTGATCATAAGTAGTATAATCGAAGGTACGCTCAACATATACTTGATAGGTAGCTTCGGTTATAGTTACAGAGGTATTGAGACATATAATATTAGCTATTAGGATTTGATGCTTCTTATCCTTCTTGAACTCCTCGATAAGCTTGAATCTCTCTTCCTGAGGTGTCTCCCCAGTTATTACAATAGGATTATATTGAGCATATCTCTTAGCCATATTATTTATAGAGGTAGGGTGGATTGCCCATATAATACCTTTCTCTTTAGGGTGGTCTTCTATTATAGCATCTATAGCTTCTAATTTAGCTAGGCTGGCATCCTTAAACTTGTTAACCATAAGATTGAACGACATATCAAACTTATCCTCATGTTTTAAGAGGAGTTTAGGGGCATCTACACTTAACATCATATAAGGGAACCTTGTTACAATATCCTTAACAGTGTGTTGCTGCGCAAGGTCATTAACAACCATCGTTTCATATATAGCCCGGTGCTCTTTAGTCATTGGAATGTAGAGTCTCTTCTCTATATATTCAGGGAGTTCAACCAAGTCGCTTGTTTTGTAGTAGTTGCCATAAGATTTCAAGAACCTCTGATTCTGCTTCTCAACTTCATCTCTCTTCCACTCTCTAATCGCATATCTACTATAGTAAGTACCTATATTAGCTAACTTATCCAGCCACTCTGAGTAGGATAGATTCCAGACAAGCGCAGGATCTAAGATCTTGAACTGAGTATACTCTTTTTCTACCTTATCTGCGGGGGTACCACTGAACTCGTAGCGATACTTGAACTCAGGGGCGTGGAGTGTTACAAGGTGGCTCTGCTGGGATTTAGGATTAGCAACATTGTGACTCTCATCTAAGATTAACATTAGAGGCTGACCATTTGACCACTCTTTAAGAGGCAGGAACGGTTTGCGAGGCTTCTCAGACGTTACCTTCTTAATTTGCTTATAGTAGTTACCTATAAGGCGGTAGGAGTTGTAGCTCGTCACTACAATATTAGCCTCTTTATGGTCGAACACATCTCTACAATTCTTATTACCTATAATAACTTCTTCGTCTTTAAGATCTTTAATGAACTTGAAGAGTTCGTGATACAGGTTAAGTACACCTACATTAGATGTAACTAGGACAACCTTACTACAATCATGATATTTTAAGAGTCTATGAGCAATTAAGGCCGATGCAACGTAGGATTTACCACTTCCCATGCCCCAATAGTAGGCATAGCAGGATCTATTGATACCCATACTTATACCTAAGTGCTGGAACTTCTCATTGGGACTCTTACCTTCAATAGGCTTGAAGTTCATAAGACTATAGTCAGGGATACGTCTAGTAGATTCTATAATTTGGGTAGACTTAACCTCTAAGAGTTTGTCTAGTTCTGCTTTGTTGACATTATCCTCTATAACATCTATATCTTCCAAGACACTCTTAACTTCTTCATACTTATAAGGAGCCAGAGTCCAGGTCTTAGAGGACTTGTCCCACTTAGCACCTTCTTGTTTTAGAAGTTTAAGAGCCTGGCTGAACGACGCGTTTGTTAGACCTGTTAAGTCAATGTCTATGTTCTTATTCTTTATGTCTATTTTGATCATATAATTATATTATAAGGAGGAGAGGCTTGATCAAACCCTCATTTAACTCCTTACTTATCCATTACTGTGTATTTTGTTCTGAAGTGGTAGCATTGCTGGGAGCTTGTCCACTTAAAGTCTGTACCTGCATCGAACGTTAAGATCTTACAATTTTTGGTCTCACCTTCTATAATACCATCTAGCTCACCCTTAAGTGATATCCTAAGATTCTTAGCACTTATGATCCTACCTACTCTACGTGTTACATTGTCTATAATATTATCATACTTCTTATCAGCCCTGACTGTCAACATATTAGATACAAGCTTCTTATAACTATTTAAGTTATGATCAGCCTTATCCCAGATTTCATCAATCTCACCATATCTAGATTCATATCTTCTCTGCGCTGTGTTCATCGCCTCTTCTTTTAACTTTAATTTAGCCTTAATATCCTTATCAGATACACCTGCGTTGTAGTCCTCAAATCTACCTTCATTGAAGTATTCTCTATAAGCTTCTTCAGCAGCTTCTACAGTTTGTGCGGCGAGCTTTTTATCATTAGATTTAAGTTCATCTATGTAGTAGTTTAAGCATCTCTCTTTCCAAGTATCTAAGAACTCTGCAATTGGTTTAATATCTCGGACTGTCTTCTGTATATTTTCAAGCTGCGTATAATATTTATTTAGAGTACCCTGCGCTGTGACTAGATCCTGTGATGCGATTCTATAGTCCCACTCGAGGTTTTCGATTCTTATCTTAATGCTACGATTATTAGGGTCACTCTTAAGCTGATATCTGAGCTCATTGATCTCTTTAGATTTCTTCGCAATCTTAGCTTCCAGTTTAGACGCCTTAGCTTCTAATTTTTCAATTCTTACATTTAATTCTTCGGCTGTTAGCATACTTGGTATCTCCTTATCCACATCTATATATTATATTATATATGACAATTTGTCAAGCCTTATAAGGTAGATTTTTTAATTTATTTTTTTCACTTTTAGGTTGATATTTTACTGTAAGGGGGTTATATTATATACATGAACAACGATAAGATAACAATGACAATTGGTGCAAGTATTATTCTTAACAAGGTTTTGACTTTGATCTTATTTACAGATCCTACTCCAGGCAAGACAGTTGAGCGTGTTTTACCATTCTCGGTTAAGTATTGTCTTCAGAGAGCGAAGAGCCAGGTTGAGAAGGATTGTGCCACATTTGAGCAGCGCAAGGCTGATCTAATTAAGAGGCTTGGAGTTCCGCAGGAGAACGATCCTAATACAATTGCAGTGCCTGAAGATAAGATGGCAGAGTACAAGGACGATCTCCTTAAGATCTTACAGGAGCAAGTAGAACATCAGTTCCTCAAGCTCAAGCCACAGGATGTTCTAAGCATAGATGTAGAGGGTCTATCAGTAGAGGAGGTAAGCTTATTTATGGCACTTCTTATTGATGACGCTGAACTCACAGAGGAGTTAGGTGGTTCTACAACACCTACAGATAGTGCAGATACAACTGCGCAGGATTCCAAGGTTACAACCGCTGAGCCTCCAGAGGGCGTCACTGAACCTTCATCAACCTCCACCACTAATTAAGGAGTATTGTAAGAGTGTTTTGAACACCTTCAACAATAATCCTCCTTTTTTCTTTGAGGCGTCTCTTCTCCCTGATAAGACGCCTCTCTTTTTTAGAGGGTTTTGAGCAAGAAACCCTTCTGCTTCAGCTGAGGGATGAATTGCTCTAAAAGGTTTTTTAACTCCTTTTAAATCTCTTCCACTAATTATAATATAAAAAACAGGATACTTTAGAAGTACCAATTCTAAAATATCCCTAAACAAAAACCAAACTAGTAAGGAGTTTGATTAATGTCTGATAAAATTAGTATAATCCACAAATCTTTAAAAATTAGACTCTATCCTACTGAAGATCAAAAAATACTCCTCAATAAAACATTTGGTTGTTGTAGATTACTCTATAATGAGAGATTGTCTGAACATATCGAATGGTACAATGCAAACAAAGACTTATCTAAAGATCAGCGTTCAAAATTCAAAGGTAAACTACCTAAACAACTTCGAGAAGAGAAATATGAATTTTTAAGCGAGGTAATTGCAGAGCCATTAATCAATGCTCAGCGAAATTGTGAGCAAGCATTCAGTAACTTCTTTAAGTCCATAACTAAGCAAAGAAAAGGCAAAAAAGTAGGATATCCTAAGTTTAAATCTAAAAAACAACATAGAGATAGCTTCACGATCTATATGCTAACTCCTCGCTGTTTAGATTGGGAACACAGATTAATTACAATACCAAAACTTAAACAAGTCAAATTTAGACATGCTGAAGATAAGTCAAATAAATGGATTGATTGGTTTAAGGAAGCTACTACTAGAAGCATAACAATTTCTAAAAATGCATGTGGGGAATATTGGTGTTCAATCTTGTTTGAAAAGGAACAAGATGTTTATTCAACGATTAAGTTAGACAAAGCTATAGGTTTAGACTTTAGTCCTAATTCATTATATATAAATAATTTAAATGAAGAAGCTTCAAACTTCAAAAAAGCCAAGCAAGAAAATATAAAGAAACTAACAAAACTACAAAGGAATCTAATGAGAAAACAAAAAGATTCAAAGAATCGGGAAAAAGCGAGAATCAAGCTAGCTCGATTTGAGAATCATATTGCAAACATTAGAAAAGATTACAGAGAGAAGGAAACTTTGAGATTAGTTCAAACTTACGATGTAATTGGAATCGAAGATCTTAACCTTCAAGGTATGATGAGGTTCAGTCACAATGCTAAAAATTATATTGACACTAGTTGGTATTCATTCGTAACAAGACTTGAACAAAAAGCTATATTCAATAATTGCTTAGTGATTAAGTCAGATAGGTTCTATCCTTCTAGTAAAACCTGCAATCATTGTGGTTATGTTAATAATGAGCTAACATTGAGAGATCGAACATGGATTTGTCCAAAATGTGGAACAGAGGTAGTTCGAGATCAAAATGCTGCTCAAAATCTAAAAGAAAACGCAATTAAAATCCTAGTTGATGAGATAAAATCAACTCTACTCTTGGAACAAGAGAAAGTTATGTCTATGGAGGATATGGAAGTAGAGATCTGCAACTCAGAAATCTGTGGAATATCCTGTGAAGTAGAAAGTCAGAATAGTGATGTTCGGAAAAGAAGCCTTTTGCTTTAGCTCAAGGTTGTTCACGGTTGATTAATTCCACTAATTGAGTAGCGAGGATTATTAGTAGATGTTATACTCTACCCCTAAGAATATATTACAAGAGAGACTTAACAACATATTAGACCACCACGAAGAGACCATTATATCGGACCTGGTCAAGTTAAGTCTACTTAAGCGAGCTGAGAAGAACTCAGATGAGCTGGTCTTTTCAGAGATATACAATCTACTTGGCTTAGAGGACTTCACAAGCTTAATAACACTAACAGATGGCAAGACAATCACCTTCCCAACCAAGGAGGAGTTTGAGGATGCTCTGATGATAGTTATAGCCTACTATTACAGGACAGTAGAACAGAGGTCCTGGGATGAGATCAAGGATCTATTAGGCATACAAGATCTCAACTCAGTTAAGCTAGGTATACAAGCAGGACAATATGAGCGGTTCCTTCAGAAGATGATTAAGAGGTACAACCCTCTAGGAGGTGAGTAATGGACAAGTACGGGGATGTAAGTACCTTAGTTAAGATTAAGGACAACCTACCAACAGCTGAGCTTAAGGCAGATTCAGTACGCATACACAATCCTTCAGCAGAAGTCAAGTCAGCTCTCAAGGACTTTGCGGTTACGAGGCTTGAGAAGGTCAAGGATGATATAAGCTTTGAGGATACCATTAAGGACACAATAGCTTTGAGGATGCCTGAAGCAACCTTTGAGGAGCTATTAAGGTTATTAGCCATAACCTCAGCAGCCAACAATAAGATGACGGAGACACTTGCTAACATGTTCCAGTCACAGAACTCCGATAAGACTATTATAGAGCGCTTAGAGGACAGAGGAACCGAGAATGCAGCCGCTCAGTTATATGCAAGTACCAACAACAAGAATGACATACAAGCCTTAACATACTTAAGTATGATACTAGGCAAGGCACAAACACAAGGATTACAAGATCACACAATAGAGACCCAAGCCGAGGAGGTTAAGGAGTGAAGTTAACAGAGGAGTTGAAGTTATCTATGGGCGTAGAGATCCTAATATTAGGGATCCTAGACAAGATACTTAACATACACAAGGTAGGATCAAACGGTGAGGGCATAGTTGAACCTCGTGAACTACCCTTAAGTTTACAATACAAGCTTAATTGCAACAAGATATTATTAGAGAATGATTATAATAAGTTTGATGAGGCTCGAATAAGGCTCTTAATGAAGTATGGTATAGCCAATAAGGATATAGTAAGTGTAGATCCTAGCAAGCTAGCAGAGTATCAAGAGGAGCTTAATAAGTTGCTAGACACTGAGACAATACACTATGTAACCAAACTATCCTCTGAGGACTTTGAAGATCTGTCTAAGGATATAAGGACATCAATATCAACAGAGGAGTTTAAGGTGCTATTAGACTATCTAGTAGAGGATACAGACTTACAAGCAGCATATGCTAAGAGCATCCACTTCAATCTAACAGCCCCTAAAACGGAGGAGCCTCAGGAGGAGATTACTAAGTCTGAAGAATCCAGGCCTAAGGCAACAAAGAAGAGTACATCCAAGGCTAAGGCATCTGAGGTGGTTGTAGAGATCAAGGATAGTAAGAGAAGCAAAGTCAACACAATAGACAAGCCTAAGAACAAGAGAACAGTTAAGAGTACTAAGAAGGTATAAGGGACCATAAAGGTCGGGCGTTTGAAGATACTAATTATAATAGGTAGGGGAGCTTATAGACTCCCCTTAATTTAAAGGATCAATAGTGATAAGGGTTTAAGATTACAAATAGATTACATAAACCGTTAACGCCCTCCCCACTAATTGTAATATAATAAGAGGCTTCTTCGAGAAGCTTGTAACGTTACAAGGAGAATATTATAATGCCAGAGAATCGAACATATCTTGACCGGGCCGGCTTGATAGAACTCGTTAAACAAATCAAAGCTTACTACTCAGCTACTAATAACGATGGTAGAGTAGCTTATGCCACAGCAGCAGGAACAGCTACTAAGGCAGGAGCTCTTGCAGAACCACATACATTCCAGGTATCAGGAGATGCAACAGCTACAGCAGTATCCTTTGATGGTTCACAGAATGTAGACCTCAAGGTCACAATTGCAAATGCCTCTACAACTGCCAAAGGCTTAATGTCAAAGGAAGACAAAGTCAAGTTAGATGGTCTTGCTAACATTAAGAGTGTAGGAGACAAGTTAGCTGTTAGTGAAGAAGGACAGTTAACTGTTGATCTCAGCACTTATGCAACTAAGGATGATATTACAGCTGTCTTCAAGTTCAAGGGATCAGTAGAAGATGCAGCTTCTCTCCCAACAGGTGCAACAGTAGGTGATGTCTATCATGTTATGGATACTCACTCTGAGTATGTATGGGTTGATGGTAATGCAGACGATCCTAACACAGCGCATCAGGTAGCTCACTGGGAAGAATTAGGTCTATCCACAAGCTTGGCGGGCTATGCCTCACAAGCCTGGGTTACAGACAACTTTATTGGGAAGACTGAAAAGATTGCTGTATCAAGAATTGAAGGTCTTGATGATCATATTAAGGGTGTTAAGGTTGACGCAGCAGTAACTGCAGATAAGGTTGCTCATGCTCTTACTGTTGTTGGCCCTGGCAATAGCACAGAGCATACTTATGATGGTAGTGAAGCTCTTAAAGTTGACCTCAGTTCAATTGCAACTTCTGCATCTGTTGAAGCAAAGGCTGACAAGCTAACAGCAGCAGCTAGTGGCCACATCCTAGTAGGTGCAGCAGATGGTAACCTCGCAGATTCAGGAGTAGCAGCAACACAGTTAAGTGGTGGTACAATCACAGCTGGTAAAGATGTCGCCGCCACAGATGGAAGACTTGTTACAGGTACAGTTGTCAAGGCGTATGTTGACAAGCAGGTTGGTGATACTAAGAGCGCAGCAGAAGCAGCAATTACAGCAGCTATCAACAATCTTGACGTAGCAGATGTAACAGGAGATTACCTCACAGTAGTTGGCCAGACAGATGGTAAGATCCATGCAACAGCTGGAACTAAAGGTACAATCGCAGCAGAGTCAACAGGCTTAGTTGATGGTAAGACAGTCTATGCAGCCATTGCAAGTCTTGACACGGCCGTAGGTAAAATCCCAACAGCAGACATTGCAGGTATTGTAGCAGGTACAACTACGGAATAATCTTAGTGACTTAAGGTTAAGATAACTAAGGCCCTTCAAATGAGGGGCCTATTGTTATGGTCACGTAAACAAACTAATTGCTATAGAGGTGAACTCAGTGGCAAACAATTACCATTATCTAGGACAAGACAGCCTAGCCCGACTATGGGACAATATAAAGGAATATTACAGTAGTGACATAAACTCCATACACATAGGAGACAACACAACAGCCACTACAAGAGACATATACTTAGAGGGCACAGACAACATAGCCACAACCAAATACGTCAAGGACTTAGTACTAGACACCCTAACAGGAGGACTAGCAGCAATACCTGTAGTAGATGTAGAGGTTAATGGTGGATCGGTGTTAGACAATAGAGTAGCCAAAGTAGACATCCCAATAACGGCGATAAATGTCAAAGAGGGCAAGGTAGTAGTCAACAATAGAACAGCCTACATTACACTACCAGTAACAGACATACGAGTTAAGGGTGAATCAATAGTACAGGATGGCGTAGCTACAATAGAGTATCCTGATGCCCCAATACAAAGTATAAGTGTCAATGGTAACAAGCTAGAGGTAGTAGACAGCAATGTCAACGTAGTAGTACCTGCAATAAGTGTAGCAGGGAGTATAAAGGAACCCACAGACAATATCATAGACATAACAATCTCAGACTTAGGAGCAGTAACAGAAGAGGAGTTAGGGACCTTAAGCAAGAAGGTAGACAATATAGGGGCCCAACTAACACAACAAGCACTTAAAGATACAGCCTTAGAAGACTCCCTAAACGTCCAAACAGACAAACTGCAGACACTAACAGACAAGTTCGGCGTGGCAGAGGGTCGACTTAACTCACTAGCGACATCAATAGGCAAACCTAGTGGCTTAGCAACATTAGGTGCAGACGGCAAACTTACAGGGAATCAGATGCCTGATACACCTTATAAAGTATACAACACACAATCCGACTTGCCTGATCCTGGAGAATCTGGTATAATATATGTTGTCAAGGATAGTAGTAAGTTACTAACCTGGAATGGAGAGAGCTATGCGCCGTTAGAGGGTAGGGATGAAGAGGCAGACAAAGCCATAAAGGATCACTTAGCTGATTACGACAATCCTCATAAGGTTACCAAGGATCAGGTAGGCTTAGACTTAGTAGACAACACAGCCGACTTAGACAAACCAATAAGTAGGGCTACACAAGAGGAGCTAGACAATAAGATAAATATAACAGATGTAGTTGACTCTCTAGTAAGTCCGAGCAAAGACAAGCCTCTCAGCGCATATCAAGGAAGGGTCTTAAATGGTAAGATATCAGATACATCTAAACTTATAGAGAGCTTAGGATCTGTACTAAGGTTTAAGGGTGTACTACACAGCTTAGATGAGCTAAGAGCAGTTAAGGATCCTGAACAAGGTGATGCTTATCAGATAAGGATAATTAATGATGATGGTACAGAGCAAGACGACAGCGGAGTGGTATATGCCTTCAATGGTAATGCATGGGTAGCTATATCGGTATCAATATCAGACATATCTGCTTCGATAGCAAGTACAGAAGAAGTATATCAAATAATAGAGAACTACGGAGGTTAAGGTTAACATAAATGGACAAGGTACTAGGATTAGAAGGTGCGCAGATACTATATGATGACAACCGTAAGAGAGTAGAGGATGTTAGGAAGGATCTTCAGAACATTGATAATCTTAAGGTAGACGGCGCCAGAGTATCAGAAGATGGCAAATACTTATACTTAACATCTCATGATGAAGATGTAGCAGGTCCTTACGGTCCCTTCAGTGGAGGTGGTGGGGGTGGTGGAGGCTCCGACAATGAAGCTAAACTTACAGTTATAAACCAATCAGGAGACATGCCGACAGCGGTACCTACAGGTGGCAAGTACGTTATCAAGTTATACTGGACCTCTATAGAGCAGGACATGCCAACGGGGTCAGGTACTATTGAAATTAAGGTCAACAAGGAGACTAAAGTATCGGGCAATATACCTCAAGGAGAGTATCAGATTGACTTAATGCAATACCTAATAGTAGGTGACAACAGTATTAAGATTACAATATCAGATATCTATGAGAATGCTAGAACTGTTGCGTTCAGCGTTAGGGTAGTATCATATAGCTTAGTTGGTTCAGACAGCTTCGACCCTTCGCAGGCTTACAATAGTGCAATACCGTTCTCCTTCACAGCTAGAGGTGAAGGTACCAAGACTATGCACTTCTTGATAGATGACAAAGAAGTCTTAACTAAGAACATAACATCAGCCAATAGAGAAGATACAGTTGAGCTGCCTAAACAATCGCATGGTGTGCACAGATTAGTTGCGTACTTCACAACAATGTTAAGTGGGGAGACTATAACATCCAACTCACTAAGTTACGACCTTATATGTTATGAAGAGGATAATCCAGCAACAATCATAGCATCATCATTGACAGATATTGAGGTTGACCAATATAGTACAATAAGCATACCCTACTACGTCTTCAATGCTCTACACAGTACAGTAGATGTTGAGTATCTTATAAATGGTGAGGTAGTATCAACACTTACCAACGTAAGTAGATCACTGCAGACCTGGGTTAGAAGAGCTGAAGATGCCGGTGCTTATACATATACAATAAGATCAGGTAGTGCATCTAAGGACTTCAAGGTATCTATAACTAAGCTCAACGTAGATATCTCAGCTGAGACAAGTGGTCTATCATTACACTTAAGCTCTGAAGGTAGATCCAACAATGAGGAGCCTACTAAGAGGAGTACTTGGGAGTATGAGGGTATTAAGGCTCAGTTCAGAGGGTTCAATTGGAACTCAGACGGTTGGGTACTAGACAATGAAGGCCACACTGTATTGAGAGCCAAGGACGATGCTAGAGTTGTTATACCATATCACCCATTCGGTACGTCTAGTGGCGACATTAAGTCAACAGGTAAGACCTTAGAGTTTGAGTTCGCCACAAGCAGTGTCTTCGATTACGATACACCTATTATAAGTTGCTTAAGTGGTGGCAAGGGGTTCCAGATTACAGCTCAACAAGCGTTGTTTGCCTCTAACGTTAGCTCCTTAAAGACACAGTATAAAGAGAATGAGCATGTTAGAATCTCGTTTGTTATTAACAATATAAGTAACAACAGACTCATATACTGCTACATTAATGGTATTATATCTGGCCTTATAACATACCCTGTTACTGATATATTCTATCAGAACCCTGAAGTAGATATAACAATAGGCTCAGCAGATGCAGTCGTAGATGTCTACAGAATTAGAATATATGACAGAGCTCTAAGCAGGTTCCAGGTTGTAAATAACTGGATTGCAGATATGCAGGATGGTGCTAAGTTACTTGAAGAGTATAGGCGCAATACAATATACGACGACAATGATAACTTATCTCTTGATCTAATTAAGACACACCTACCTACTCTACCTTATATAGTAGTATACACGGATGAGGTAACAGACAAGAAGGGTAACTTGGTAGGGCACTTACCTACCTACAAAGGAGAGAAGTTACTAGTAAGTGGCTATTATGTAGACCCAGTTAATCCTCAAAACTCCTTCAGTTGGAAGAACGGAGAGATAGACGTACAGGGTACCTCATCACAGGCATATCCTATTAAGAACTTCAAACTTAAGATCAAACGAGCAGATACTTATGAGGACGAGACAACTCGTAAGCCTACAGACTGCTCCGGGTTCATTATGACTCAATTATCTGAAGAAGAAGGTAAGGAACATACAGAGAAGAAGTATCCTCTAAGAGGTTATGATGAGAGTGGCAAAGCCTTATCCATTAAGGAGAACACGTTTGTCTTCAAGGCAGACTACGCATCTTCTGAAGGTTGTAACAACGTCGAGTTAGTAAGGTTCTACAACGATGTATGTACACAATATGTATATCCAACACCCCCACAGCAGAAGGATAAGAAGATCCGTCAAGGCATAGACGGCTTCCCAATGGTATGGTTTGAGGTTAAGGGTGGCGAAGTTAAGTTTATAGGTAAGTACAACTTCAACAACCACAAAGGTACAGAAGATACATATGGCCTAAGCTATGGAGGTGAGACCTTTGAAGAGACAGCAGAGAGTGATTATTATAGATCAATAGTAGGTGCACCTGATGAATCTTGGGAAGTTACAGATAATAACAATCTTATAACATTGTGGAGAAGAGTAGCGGGAGATGCTACTAAGACGACTATAACAGACTCTGCGGGCAGACCTACAACTTATGATGTATATATCTCAGGAGATAACTTTGAGTTAGTTAAGACAAGATCTCTGGAAGCTATATACTTAGGTAGCAGTAGTAGCATAGATAAGAACGAGTATCCTAAGTACACTACATGGGCAACTGAATGGCAGAAGACTTATACAGACCTAAACAGCTGGATTACAGGCTACGCCCTGACAAGTATATATGATGCAGGTGAAGGATTAGACGATGAGACTAAAGCTCAGCGAGACCTTATAATACTCACAATGAAGAAGGATATAAGAGACTTGTTCAGTCTTACTGAAGTAAGTTCTCCAATAAGCCCTGAAGAAGATATGCTAGGTGAGTGGGGTAAAGGTGAAGCGGTAGCACATGCCTTTGAGGTCAGATTCCCAGGAGAATGGTACGATGCCCACACAGAGGGTCAGCCTGAAGTAGTTAAGGTAGATAGGTTTGTTGCCTTGCAGAAGTGGGTAGTATCTACAGATCCTAATAAAGTAACAAATGAGAAGTTAGAGAAGCCAGTAACTTACGCGGGCACAACTTACGACGTAGATAACGAAGCCTATAGATTAGCTAAGTTCAAGAATGAGTTAGGCTTATACTTCGATATTGAAGATACCTTGTTCTATTATATATACACAGAGTTGTTCCTGATGATTGACTCTCGTGTCAAGAACTCATTCCCAACATACTACTCAATCAATCATGATGTTCAGGCCTTTGAAGCTACCACAGGAGAACCTCTATATGAGGAATGTGGTAAGAAGGATGTAATTGAAGAAGGTAAGTCCTACTTCAAATACACAGAGTCAGAAGACGGCAATGTAACATATGAGCCATTTGAAGGCAATATAGGAGATAGCGCAGTAGACAGCGATGGTAACAAGCTCTACACTTATATGATGACTCAAGCGGAGACTCTGGATAAGAATGGTTGGCCACTAGGTAGATGGTGTTGGTTGCCGTATGATATGGATACTGGTATAGGTATCAATAACGAAGGATTACTTGTCTTCGATTACAGCTTAGAAGATACTGAAGCCTTAATAGGTGATAGAGTAGTCAAGATAGGAACACCAGGCAGTGAAGATGGCGTACCTGTATTCAATGGTGCATCCTCGGTACTGTGGAATAATGTCAGGAAGTGCTTCTCAAGTGAGATAGCCGATAGATATGTAACACTGCGAGGCGGTGCTATGTTCAATTATGACACTATTGAGAAGAGATACGAAGATCACCAGTATATGTGGCCTGCAGCAATCTTCAACGAAGATGCATATTATAAGTATATCCTACCACTCCTAACAACAGGTGAAGACAGATTAGGTATGTGCTTAGGATCTAAAGAGCAACAGCGCAAGTGGTGGATGTTCAATAGATTCAGGTTCTTGGATAGTAAGTACGTAGCAGGCGATGCAGTCAACAGTAGAATCAGCTTCAGAGTTAACGACTTAGCAGGAGACAAGACAATCAGAATCACACCTTACATAGACCTCTACGTTAAGGTTAAGCAAGGTGAGGCCTGGGAATCTACCCCTACTAAGGTATACAGAAACAAAGAGTTACCCGTATATATCAACGTACCAGAAGCAGGAGACACTGAAGCCTACATATACTCAGCTGATCAGATTAAGGAGATCAAGGGTCTTAACCAGAGCCTACATATAAGTACACTGGATATCTCTAAGGCAGTTAACCTACAACATCTAGACGTGTCCTCTACAGATAGTGTTAAGGGTAATACAACACTAGCACAGCTAGCAGTGGGAGCTAATACACTACTTAGAAGTATAGATGCCCGCAATTGCAGAGTATTAGGGGATATATCTCAGAAATACTTCACAACAGTAGTAGACTTATCTCAGTGTGAACAATTAGAAGAGGCCTACTTCAATGGTACTAAGTTAGCAACAGTTATGTTACCTGAAGGAGGCAGACTTAGAACAGTATATCTACCATCCTCGATAACAACACTCAACATTGAGAACCAGGGTAAGATCAAAGATATACAGATCCTAGACTTTGATGGTAATTGGGATACATCTAACATTGAGACTCTTATTATAGACAACGTCAATACTGAGGTGCAGTTAATAGCCCTAGATATTATACATACTCTAAAGTCAGGCAGCTTTGTTAAGTTCAGAGGGTTCGATATAACCTTAGACTCTAAAGATAAGTTCACAGAGTTCATAGATAAGTTGTTTGAGTTGAGAGGTGAAGGTGGTACAGATGTTAATGTTGCAAATATCCAGGGTACAATACATCTCAAGACAACTGAAGTAATTGACTATGCTTACTACAAGAGAACAATAGATAGATTCAAGGACCTTATAATAGATGCAGAAGTAGCTAAGACAGTGCAGTTCTACAACTACGACGGCACAGTTAAGCTAGATACTCAGGTATCAACAGATAACTCAGCTGCTACAGGAAGAGTAGAGTACAAAGGTGAAGCACCAACCAAGCCAGATACAGTTAAAATACACTATGTCTTCGACGGCTGGACCTTAACTCCAGGTGGTGCCTTGGAGGAAGATATCCTAGATAATATAACAGGAGATCTTATAGTATATGCTCACTTCAAGGAGATCCCAATATATTATGTCAACTTCTACAACTATGATGGTACAGTTAAATACCACACAGGTTACACTTATGATGTGGGAGATGTTGAATATAAAGGAGATAAACCTGCGTATAACGATGAGAAGTTTGGAACAGTAGAGTTTATGGGCTGGGGCACTGTAAAGTATGGTAGTGCAAATCTAATCTATGAATCTGGCAAGATTAGAGGCGTAGATAGAGACATCGAAGCTTATGCCATAATGAACTGGCCAATTATATCGTTTGAGGTAACCAAGAACCCCGACAGGCTTAACTATTGGCCTCGCAAAGAGGAGAATGGCGAGGTACTATATGAAGGTGACTACATAGACTTAGAAGGCATAGAGGTAACATCTGTTAAGTCAACTCCTAGTGGTAATCAAGAAGCTCAACTATTGTCTTACGATTATGAGCCTAAAACAAGACTTACCACGGATAATCACACCATTACAATATCTACTAGAGGTAGAATAGAGGGTGCTGACACAACAATAGAGAGAACTCTCAATATTGGCCTAGCAGTAAGCAGCAGACTCATGAGGGAGGCTGACAGATCCGTGTTCTTCTTAGAGGATGATTGGGATCCAGAAGGCATGGAGGTTGAATATACCTTCGATAACAGTGAGACTGAGTTAGTCCACATACCTGCTAAGACTGAAGGAGTATGCAGTTGGGTACCTGAGAAGATCACTGAGGTAGGCTGGAAGGGCATAGAGGTTAACTACAAAGGCTTCAAGACAATGACAAGGGCATTTGGCGTTAAGAACATAGGTAATCTTAATGAGACGGATTGGGAGACAATCTCAGCTGTATCTCAGGCAGGTCTAGCAGCTAACTGGTGGAGTATTGGCGACACCAAGACAGTGTACCTTAAGGCGCCTAATGAGATAGGTTACAAAGAGACAACAGCCTGGCAAGGAGGGCTCAACACCTACAGGATTATAGCGTTCGATCATAACATGGATGTAGAGAGTCCTAATAGACACACCATCACCTTTGCATTAGCAACAAGTTCAATGGACGTATACGACTATACGATAGTAGATAAGTTACCTGATAAGTTAGAAGGGGAGGAGGGGTCTAGAAAGACGTATGCAATATCCAAGGATGAGATAGGACAGTACTACGACTTATATTATTATAATAACAGCACAGAGTTCGAGGTATCTAAACACTATATAGGTAGAGCAGAGTGCTTGAGTGGATATAATGGCAAGAAGATCATGAGAGTAGAGTTAGAGGTAGCTCATGCAGGGGGTATGATGTCTACACCTAATGATGGTAGTGAATACAGTGGTGTTAAGTATAGCTGGGGTAAGGGATGTAATCTCAGAGAGATATGCAAGAAGTACCCTGAAGCGATGCCTAAGGATATGCAAGCAGTCCTCATAGATGTAGTTAAGAGTCAGAGAGACACGGCGCTTGAAGAGTATCCTTGGCCATTAGATGCAGCATCCTCTAATCGTTGGGACTTCAGCACTAAGATAAGAACCCAGTATGACAGGGTATATATAGCAAGTTGGATGGAGTTAACAGGTTCTGGTAGGAGTAATCTAATGTCAGCAACACCTCCTGGACTAACAACAATACAGGGGGCAGATGAGTCCGAATGTTGCAAGCAGTTTGAGTACTACAAGAACGGGGGTTCTACTCTGAGACTTAAGTTCGGCCAGTTAGGTACTACAGTATATGCAACGTCTTACCCAACTAGATCTTATGAAGCGTTCAGATGGATACCAGCTTATCTGTCTACACCAGAATACTTCTCAAATTACTATGCTTGGGTAGGTTATGATGGCGACTTACAGAACTATATATGGTCAACAACAGATGCGACTGCTCCGTTTGTGCCAATCTATACTGTATAAGAGGAGAAGAGATTAATGGACTATTATATATGTGTCAAGACTTATGAAGGTAGGGATCTAACGGGCAAGAAGGTTACAATACCAATTGGTTCGAGATTAGAGGCTAAGGGAGACTTCCTGTATTGGGAGTCTATCCCCCTATGTACCTGGCGAAGTGACGTAGCTAAGAAGAACTTTGTGTGGGATGATAACTTCGAGTTAAGGGTATGGTATCAGAATACAATCCTAGATGGAGACAGAGTAAGGACCTGGATTGAGAGGGTACCTAACTACGATGATAAGGGTAGAATTATAGGTACAAGAGAGGTTATAATGCATGGCCCTTATAAACCAGAAGAGGTACTCTATATTAAAGAGCATTACCCTGACTTGGTACAGGCCGGTGAGGTTATAAACTACAGTGATGGGTTCTACAAAGCTAGTATAGATAGATTAGAATCATTGGCTGAATATTGCAAGAGTATTGTGAACACTTAAGGTTATATTAGATAATAGAAGATGCAAGTGAGGAGGTCATACTCTCTGTCTTAAAATAGAGGGGACCTCTTAACCACACTAATTAAATGAATAAATCTTGGACGATATTGCCTTAAGTTAAAGTGAATCAATTATGTTAAGTTTGGGAGGCTCTAAGATTAAATAAGGAGCCTCTTAGTTATTAAAGCAATATCATTAGGGAGATAAAAAAAGTGGCAATACCAGGCGAAGATATATATAAGTTCAATCCAACATCGCGCCAATATCTAGACAGAGAAGGCTTAATAGAATATACAAGTAAAATAAAGAGCAAGATTGCAGAGGATATTACAGCCGATCTTGGGAAGAAGATAACAGCGGAATCTGAAGCTCGTGCTGCAGGAGATAGTGCTCTACAACAGAGTATAAACAATCTGCCTGCTAAAGCCTACTCTAAAATAACAGCTGTATCAGGATCTACAACCACAGCCGTAGAAGCTTCGGGCAAGGATAGTGAATTAAAGTTAAAAGCTGGAAGTAATGTAGCCTTAGGCGTAGATACAACCAATAAAACAATCACAATCAATGCCACTGATACAAAATATGTCGCAGCCACTACTAGTGCTCCTGGCTTAATGTCTAAAGAGGACAAGGTTAAGTTAGATGGTATTGCTACTAATGCTAATAAGTACACCTTACTTCCTGCAACATCAGATGCACTAGGCGGTGTAATGGTTCTTGCTAACTCTGGAATAGAATTAGCTCCAGACGGTAAAATCAGCCTTACTAAAGATAAGTTAGTGCAGATGATAGGTGCCTTCGCAGGAGCAACAGCATCTACAGCAGGACAAGTAGGTCTTGTACCAGCACCTGCCAAAGGAAGTACAAGCTTATACTTAAAGAGTGATGGTACCTGGGGGACACCTACTAACACAGTATATACCCACCCAAATTCAGGAGTAAAAGAGGGTACATATAGATCAGTAACAGTTAATGCACAAGGACACGTAATAGAAGGTACTAATCCTACAACACTTGATAAGTATGGTATTACTGATGCCAAGATAGTAAGTGGTACTATAACATTAGGTACAGCCACAATTACCCCTCTAACAAGTAGCAGTGTTACGGCCACAAACAATACTGCAAGTTGGGGAAGTGCTGTAGTAGTAGGCAAGGTAGGAAGCACTGACCTCAAGTTCATAATGCCTGCTAAAGTAGCAGCGTCTATTATAGATGGCACGCTTGCCGATGCGCAGATACCTAAGCTTGCACTAGGTAAAATAAATTCTGGGGCCATAGCTCTAACAGGCGGTGCTATAGGTACTCAAAATCTCAGCGGCAGTAATAGTGTATCTATAAATGTATCAGAAGTTAAAGAAGGATACTTAACTTGGGGAGGTAAGAACCTCATGGGCGGCTTCGGTCCTATAGATGCAGCTATGATCCCAACCTTAGGGGCTAACAGACTAGAAGCTTGTAAGGCTGCTGGTATTACAGTAGAGTATTCAAGAGATGGAGGTTCTACTTGGACTGATTATGGGCTGAGTGATATAGAAAAGAGAAGGCTCTTAGGTTCTTATAGTTCTTCTATTAAGGTGGGCAAGGCTACTAATAGCGACCAGTATAAGGCAAATTATCAAGTAAGAGTAACTTTAGATACATCGAAGTGTGGTGTATATACAAATTTAAATAAATTTGCAATATATATATCCACAGGAGGAATGCCAGGGACTTACTGCACCATAGAGGCCGCACCTAAGGCAAGTCCAACAGCTTGGGAAGTTAAAGTTAATAAACAAGCAATATCTGGTTGGAGTGGTTGGAATATAATAAATACACCTACAATTACTACTACTAATGGTTCCTCTTATTATGGTTGGATAAGGTTTACCTTTGGGGGCACTGGAGTAAATACCACACATCCTGAACAGGGCTTGAGTATCTTCAATATTCTGGGCTTCGGGGGTGTAGGATGGGCTACGCCATCTACATGTGCAAAATACGGGGTACCTTATAAGTATTACGCTGTAGATGCTTCTAGTGAGCCTACAACAGAGTTCTCGGGACCAGTAAAGGTATCCAACCTCTCAGCTACAACTGTTACCACTACAACTGTCATAGGCTCCTTAGGTAGTTCAGATGGCACCATGAAGATCTACGCCGAAAAGAATAATGAGCTTAACTTCGGTGGAAATAATGTTGGAAATAATACCATCTTCTTCGGTTTTAGAGCTAAAGACTCCAAAGCAATACCTGCTAAGTTCGTTATGGGGGGAACCTCAGGAACAGCAGAAGTAGTAGCTACTAAGTTCACGGGTGCTCTAAATGGCAATGCAACAACGGCGACAGCCTTAACCTCTAAAGGTATAGGATCTGAAATACAACCTGTATACTTCGATGCAAACGGTAAACCTGTAGCTATAAGTTATACAATAGAAAAGAGCGTACCTTCAGGTGCGGTGTTTACGGATACCCACTTCACAACAGGATTAGTAACAAGTAACTCTGCAACGGGAACATCTAATGCAGCTGCTACTGATGGCAATGTATACCTCAACTTAAAGGATAACTCTACAATCCGTAACTCCCATAAGATTATAGGAAGTGGGGCAACCACCGTAACTAGTGATGCTAGTGGCACAATCACTATTGCATCAACTAATACAACATACTCCGCAAGTACCGGAATATCCCTTAGTGGTACTACCTTCAGTAACTCAGGTGTTAGAGCTATCAACCCAGGCTCTGCTAATGGTACTATATCAGTTAATACTAATGGTACTGTAGCAGATGTAGCAGTAAAGGGCCTAGGCACAGCCGCCTATGAAGCAAAAACAGCCTTCGCTCTTGCAGACCACTCACATAGTAATTACGCCTCCTCAGTTAAAACAACAGGAACAGGAAATGCCATTACAACTATCACTCAGAGTGGAAATGAAATAACTGCAACCAAAGGCTCTACGTTCTTGACATCACATCAAGATATAAGTGGCAAAGCCAATCTCAGCGGGGCCACCTTTACGGGTGCTGTCGCTATTACGAATACTACAGCCAGCTCCAGCACAACTACAGGTGCTCTTAGAGTATCAGGAGGTATTGGCGCTCAGGGATCTATTTATGGGGCAAGGGTCTACAATGCAGTTTGGAATGACTTAGCAGACTGTATCCCTGTAGATGATGATGTAGAATTAGAACCAGGAAGGTGTTATTGCTTCAATGGCACAAACTACCACAAGTCCAATAAATACTTAGCAGACGGCATAATAGGAATCCACTCTGATACTTACGGCATGCATATGGGAGCCAAGCAAGGCGTTAAACAAATGGATGTTGCAGTAGCTGGGTTTGTTCTTGCATATGTAGACCAGGAATATCCAGTAGGTACTCCTCTGACATGTGGGCCAGATGGTATGTTGGTTAAAATAGAGAGAGAAGATAAGATTGAGTATCCTGAAAAAATTATAGCTACATACTGGAAAAAAGAAACAGAGGAATACTGGGGAAGTGAAACTCAAAAAGTCAAAGTTAATGGTAGAAAGTGGGTTAAGATAAAGTAAGGAGTTCTTATCTTAAAAAAAAGTGAACTACTCTTCAGCTAAAGACTGAAGAGCTTCTTTTCAAAGCATCACCACTTTGATTTTCTACTTCGTAGGATACTCCACAAATCTCTGAGTTACAAAGATTTATTTCCATATCCTCCATAGACATGACTTCTTGCTGTTCCAGCAATAGAGTTGATTTTAAATCATCAACTAGGATTCTAATTGCGTTTTCTTTTAAATTTTGAGCCGCATTTTGATCGCGTATGATTTTTGTTCCACATTCCGGACAAATCCAAACTCGATCTTTTAATGTTAGCTCTTTATTAACGTAACCACAATGATTACAAGTTTTACTTGAAGGATAGAACCTATCAGATTTAATCACAAGACAATTATTAAACTTAGCTTTTTGCTCAAGTCTAGTTACAAATGTATACCAACTAGTATCTACATAATTTTTGGCATTATGACTGAACTTCATCATACCTCGAAGGTTAAGATCTTCAATTCCAATTACATCGTAATTCTGAACTAATCTTAAAGTTTCTTTCTCCCTGTAATCTTTTCTAATATTAGCAATATGATTCTCAAATCGAGCAAGCTTGATTCTCGCTTTTTCTCTATTTTTTGAATCTTTTTGTTTTCTTGCTAATCTTCGTTGTAGTCTTGTTAATTTTCTATTGTTTTCTTGTTTGGCTTTTTTGAAGTTTGGAGCTTCCTCATTTAAATCATTTATATATAACGAATTAGGACTGAAGTCTAAGCCGATTGCTTTATCTAACTTAATCGTTGAATAAACATCTTGTTCTTTTTCAAACAAGATTGAACACCAGTATTCCCCACAGGCATTTTTGGAGATAGTCATGTGTTTTGGAATAGCTTCTTTGAACCAACTTATCCATTTTTTAGATTTATCTTCAGCGTGTCTAAATCTGACTTGCTTAAGTTTGGGAATAGTTACCAGCCTATGATCCCAATCTAGACAATTTTTAGGAAGCATGAAAAGTGAAAAGCTGTCCTTGTGTTGCTTCTTAGATTTGAATTTTGGAAAACCTACTTTCTTGCCTTTTCTTTGTTTGGTTATAGATTTAAAGAAGTTGCTGAATGCTTGTTCACAGTTTCTTTGACTTTGAATCAAAGGTTCAGCTATAGCATCACTTAAGAACTCATACTTCTCTTCTCTAAGTTGTTTTGGAAGTTTGCCTTTGAATTTGTTTCTTTGATCTTTAGGCAAATCTTTGTTTGCATTGTACCACTCAATATGTTCAGCCAATCTTTCATTATAGAGTAATCTACAACAACCAAACGTTTTATTTAGGAGAATTTTTTGATTTTCGTCAGGATATAGTCTGATTTTTAAAGACCTATGAATTATACTAATTTTATCAGACATTGATCAAACTCCTTACTAGTTTGGTTTTTGTTTGGGGATATTTTAGAACTGCAATTCTAGAATATCCTGTTTTTATTTTTATACTATAATTAGTGACCAGGGTTTAAAAGGTTGAAATCGCTGCATCCCTTAGACTAAAGACCTAAGAGTTTTAGCGATTTGGGTTTTTATAAAATTATGTTGTATTAAATGCTTGACCTTATCTACAAAATAGAGTAATATATAGATGTAAATAAGGAAAAAGCAAATTATATCAAAAAAAAAATGCGACTTATTATATAGTTCAGAATCTTATAAGGAGATGAATAATAAAATGTCAGATTGGAAAACAGACAGAAGAAAAGCAGGAAAAGCAGCAGGTACAGAGGCCTGGAATGCACAGGTAGATCTTATTAATTTAGATGAGACAGCAAGACAGTTAGGTTATGCTCTTGCAGATAAGTACGGCTTCGGCGCCGGCAGTGAGGAAGGGTTACTTCTTGCAGGTTATGCATTGAGTGTTATTGGGGGCTATGATCTTGGTGAGTTCTCTAAAGATAAGGTGACCAAAGCAAATCAGATCTTCAACTCTATGGATAAAGCAGATGTCAAAAACTTCAAAGATGCTCTTAATAATCTCAAGGTTCAGCATGATGCTGCCTATGAAGTCTACAAACCAAAGGCAGCTAGACAGTTCTCCATGCAGGACTTCAATAAGGCTCTTGGATCAATTAAAAAAGGTCTCGATAGACTTGGGCTTACCGCTGACGAAGCAGAGGATGCCCTTGATAAAATTATAGATATCTTGGATACTTACTTAGACTAAAGACAAGGCGAGGACAAATAGAGAAATGTCAGACTGGAAGGCTAATAGAAGAAAAGCAGTAACTGCCCTAACAAAAGCTGGAAGATATGGATACAGCTTTGCTTACGGTAAAGCATGCAAAGCTTATGGTCTGGCAAATGCCCTTGCCTATAAATATGGTTATAAAGGTGAAAGTGTACCAGGAAGTAAGAGAACAGAACGAGAGATCCTGGCAGACTACGTAACCTCTATAATATATGAGAGGCCTCTTGAAAATGACCCTATCAACAATCCCAATAAAGGTGAAAGGTTAAATAAAATCTTTGAGTCTATGGATCCTGAAGATGTTAAGGACTTCAAAGAGGAACTTAAAGAGCTCAAAAAGGACTATGATGAAGGCTATACCGAATACAAGGTAAAGATAGGCAAAAGAGATGTTATGGCTAACTTCAATAAAGCTATAAGTGCTATAACAAAGGGTCTAGAAGGATTAGATATAGAGGAAACACGGAAAGTAAGCGTAATGGATGAGATCTCAAATATCTTAGAAGGCTTACTAAATTAGAGAGGGGGTTGTTCATGATAAAACATGGGAACTCATTGATGAAGATAGAGGTATCCTTGCTGAATAAGTATAGCGCTTAGAAGAGCTTGAAAAAATCTATTGAAATATAGTGAAAACTTCAAGACCTAAGGTTATACTATATATGATCAAGGAAGAAAGGAGGGGTTGGTTCTTCAGATTCTAGAAGATGAAGAGGAGTCAACCCATTGTTAGTTAAATTAGGAATAAGGTATGTTAGGAGGGGAGGGCTTATGCCTGGATTATGTTGAGAGGATTAGAAAATCTTAAAATAAGATTCAAGTTAAAGCTGCATGCTTCGAGCTTCTTTTTATTTCCTAGAAAAAATAATATTATAACCAATATTATTAATCTCCCTAAAAATATAGAAAATTTAAATGCCTCTAGAAATAAAGTTACTATTGAATTAAATTTAAAGTGCAATGCAAATTGTATTTTTTGCAGCAGAGATGCTTCGGGGGCTAATAGAGGCTTTTCCTTAAGTTTTGAAGAAGTAAAGAATATTATTGAGACTTCTAAAAGATCAGGCACGCGCATGATAGAATTTACAGGAGGTGAGGCCCTTTTAGATTCTCTTCTGCCAGATTATTTAGATTACACTCATGAATTGGGAATGCAGACTCAGCTCATTACAAATACCCTTGGATTTAGCAATCCTATTTTATGCGAGCGACTTTTACCTAAATTAGATTCAATTGAAATGTCTGTACCTTGCGTTAATGAAAATACTTATAATAAATTGACAGGAAAAAAAGCATATTTTCAATTAATAACTGCTTTAAATAATATTAAAAAATCAGATTGCCAAAAGCAAGTATTTATAATAGCCCTTAAAAGTAATCTTCCTTATTTACTAGATACCCTGGAATTTTTTAAAGATTTTAGAAATTTAAACTACATATCTATAGTGTATCCTTTATTAGAGGGAAGAATGCATTCTCTTTTTGATGAATATCTCTCTTTTTCGGAATTCAGATTTTATATTATACCTTTTTTAAAAAGAGCAAAAGATCTAGGTATTAATATAGTAGGAAGTAAGATACCTCTGTGTGCTTTTTTTCCTTATGAAAATTTTATTTTTATAAATTCAAAAGAATTTCCTTATAAAAAAAAAGTTATACGTAAATATAAAAATGAACATGTATGCGCTTATAGGGAAGAAAATCTACTAGACGATCGAGTAAAATATTTAGAATGTAAAGAATGTATATATAAAGATTCTTGTTTAGGGGTTATAGGCGAGTATAAAATTCTTTTTAAAAAAATAGATCCTATTACGCGAGAAAAAAATGAAAATAGATCAAAATATTTTTCAAAATTCTGATTTTAAATCAATTTACAGCAGGGTGTACAATGCTGAGAGTTTAGAAATAGGTACTCTTGAGCTAAATCTCAGGTGCAATCTTTCCTGCATCTTTTGCAGCCGAGAAGCCCATGTTTTTAAAAAAAGTGAGAATTTAATTCTTCCTGAAATTTTATCTTTTATTGAAAATAAAGACATTATAGTGTTTTGTGGGGGCGAGGCCCTGTTAGATTCTAGACTTCCTTATTTATTAGAGTATTGTAAAAAAACAGGAAAAAAGACCGCCTTAATATCAAATGGCATTCCTTTTTCAGATCCTAAAATTTGCAAAAGTATTTTAGAAAATTTGGATTTTCTTACTTTGTCTGTTACCTCCGTAGATTCTAAAATTTATAATTTTATGACGGATTCCAATCAATTTTCTCTTTTTCAAAAAGGTCTTGAAAATATAATGAAGGACCCTCATGAGAAAAATTTACATAAAAGTATAAATATAGTATTATTGAATTCAAATATAAACTATTTGCAAGATATTCCTTTATTTTTCGAGAAATTAGGAATGCATTCAGTTTTTCTCTACTCTCTTTTATACCCTATATATTTAGGTCGTCTATTAGACTTCCCTCAGGAATTTCCTAATCCAACTTCGGAAATTTTTCAAAAAAATTTAATGAATTTATGTAATCTTTTAAAGTCAAAAAATAAAATAATTAGATTTGAAAATATGTCGAGCTGTTTTATCCCAGAAATAGACGCGGATTTTGTGGATTCCGAAGAAAATTACGGCAAACACTCTTTTTATTTAAAAAAAATTAATAATAAATTGATATCCTACACTAGAGATAGTATTGTTGGAACTTATAAAAAGTCTTTTCGGTGTGAGTCCTGTTTGAAAAAAAATTATTGCAGAGGTTTACCGGAAGTAGCAAAAATATTATTTGAAAATAAAATTACCCCCTTCAAGAGGGGCAATAAGGAAAAATAAATGTATAGTTTAAAACTAGGTTCTGCTTGCAACAATGACTGCATTCATTGTAATGTAAATTCAGAAGATAATATTGAAAATTTAATTTTTGAGGAAATTCGGGAGATAGTTGATGATATTCCTCAAGGGGAAATAATTTGTCTAGAAGGAGGGGAACCAACTCTAAGAGAAGACTTTTTTGATATAGTAGAGTATTGTGGTTTAAAAGGGCATAAAATAATACTCCAAACCAACGGCACGGGCCTCACGGAAGAAATCACCCAAAAAATAAAGCCTTTTGTAAAAAAAGTATATATATCTATATATTCTTCTAATTCTTATATTCATAATTTAATTACTAGAACTCATAATGAAAAAAGTACATTTGAAAAAACAATACAAGCCTTAAAAAATCTCTATAGGTATTCTATTCCATTCAATACGCAAACAGTTATTTCTAAAATTAATATGGCTTCTTTATATGATACTTTCTCCTTTATTCAAAAAGAATGCCCTGGTATTTTTATGTGTCTCACTTATCCTCATCCTATTAAAAATATTTGGGAAAATAAAATTTTAACATGTGTTTCTTTTAAGGAATTGAAGCCCTTTATTCAGCCTTGCTTCAGAGATTTCGGTCCTTTTTTAATAGTAGAGTCAATTCCTCCCTGTTATATATTTCCTTTTTATCAAAATATAGGATATAATTTAGACGCTATTATTAAAAATAAACTTTTAAAAAACGAGAATTACTATAAATATGGGGATGTAGAAAAATATCCAGTTAAAAACTTTAATTTTAAAAGAAAGGGCCCTAAATGTGTGGACTGCTTTTATTTTGAGGAATGTCTAGGTGTTTGGAAAGAATATGTAGATTTGTATAGATTACATTTCGATCTTTTTCCTATAGATATAAAAACCCCCTGGAATATTTCTTTGGATAATTTTCTACAACTTGAGATAGATGATTTTTCTTATGAGGATATAAAAAAGATCCTAGAAAATAATAAAAATTATAAGCCTGTTTTAATTAAGATTAAAGATTTTTCAAAAAATCTTTCAATTAAATTGAATAGGGCAAAAGCAATATCTCAGATAGTAGACAATTATTCTTTCCCAATATCTTTTTTAGATATCCCTAAATGTTATTTAGAGCCCTTTACTGGAGTAATCAACACTTATCAAAAAAATTTTGAAAAAAATTCAGACAAATGTAAAAATTGCAATTTTAGAAAGGAGTGCTTTGGCTTTGATTTCAAATTAATTGATTCCAAGATGAAGGATTGGAAATGAAGCTATCTTAAAATAGGAGTGAAAAATGCTAAGAATTTCTTTAGAAAAAGGTGAGGAAGGGTTTGAAATCTTAAAAAATTCTTTAATTGAGGACAGAGAATCTTTTTTAGAAAATAATTTTATAAAAAATAGAAAAGATATAATCACATTGATTCTTTTGGATAGAAATGTTATTTTTGAAAGGGTTCCTGAAAAAAGTAGCTCTTTTATAAAAGATAATATTTTCTGGATTAAAGCTCAGTACCCCGCTGTGCTTTCTTCTTCCCTTGCAGGAAGATATGAAAAGCCTTCTTTATTTCCAAAAGGAGAATTTCTTATAAGTTATTTTCGCTCTTTCACCTCTGAATCCCTTGCTAAAAGGGACTGGATTATTAATGAAATTCCTTATGCTCTTATTAATTCTATTTTAAAATTAAAAGGAAATGAGGAGTATAAAAATATTCAGTTAAGGGGGCATACAGTTCTCTATAAAAATAAAAAAGTTTTAGCAGAAGAAACTTTTTATAATTCTTCTTCAGTATTTTTTGATTGTCAGATTCATCTAGATTGGAATCAGGAAAGTTGGGATATTTATGATAAATATTGTAGTGAATTTAAAAGTGCATATGAAAAGGGAAATCTTTTATCTTTATTAAATATTTCCAGAGAAGAATTTTTAAAAGTTTTTATATCCGAATTGGAAAATTTGGAATATTTTATTAAAATAATGGAGTGAATTAAATTTTATGGATGAAATTTGTACACGATGCGGAAAAAAGATAGAAAATACAAAAATAGAAATTAATTTAGGCTTTTCTGTTTTTAAAAGAGAAAATAATGTTTGGGGATTGTCTTTGGATCTTAATCAAAAATCTGTTGAAATTTTATGTGCAAATTGTTTTGATAATTTTTGCAATACTTTATTTATTAAAAATAATAATGAATTTTTAAAGAATTTTAATACATCTAAAAAAAATAAAGATCCTGTTGAAATTGACGGAAATGTGGACTATAACTAGTTAATTTTTTTAACAGACTTAAGCAAGAAATCCCTTTGCTTTAGTCAAAGGTTATTCACACTAAAGATTAAGTCTTAAAAATTTTGAAGGAGGGTTTTAAGTAATGTTTGAATTTTTAACAGACACAGGATCTGAAATAGATAATTACCTTAGAGAATCCTTAAATATAGGCCTTCTCAGGACGGGTGTTACTTTAAAAACAAGAGAGATCTTTTCAGATGCGAATTGGGATAATGTAAATGCTTTTGAATTTTTCAAAGATTTAGAAGAGGGCGTAGTAAGCATATATCAGCCCGCAATGAATTACTGGAAAGATATTGTAGAAGAGATATTTAAGAAGGGTAAAGACGTATTATTTTTAGGTATGTCCTCCAGATTTACAGGGGGAATCAAAAATCTTAACATTATTAAAATGCTTCTGAGTCCTATTTATCCTGACAGAAAATTAGTAATTTTGGACTCAGGGCTTGTTGCAGGAGGCGAGAAATGTCTAGTATTAGCTGTAGCAGAGTATTTAAAGGATAAAAGAGAAGAAGATGTAGAAAAAATAGCCTCTGAAATAAAAATCAAGTTTTTAGGCAGAGGAATAACTTATTGGATTTTAGATTCTTTAAAATTCTATATGAAGGCTAATAGAGGTTTAGATTCTTTTAAAGATTTGAATATTCCTAAAGGTTATCCTATAATAAAATCTGAGAATGGCAGCTTTTTTTTAAAAGGATTATTTAATTCAAAAGAAGATGCTTTGGAAGCACTAATAGGGGATATAAAACTCTCATCTATAGAGACTTTGGAGTTTACTTACTCTCCGGACTGGGATTTAAAAAAGATAAGAGAAGTAGTAAATCAGCTGGAATCTAATTTAAATATTATTATTAATCATAATATTACTTATCAGAGCCCGTCAGTTACTGCTGTAACAGGGCCTTATTCTTATAGTATAGGAGTTTTAAAAAATGTTACTTTTTAATGAAGCTTTTAAATCTTGTTAAAAAACCTCTAATCCTTAGAAGATCAAAGGGTATTCTTTTTTTAATACTTCCTTATACTAATTATATATAATAAGTCAACATAATATTTCTTATGTAAATAATTAATTTTGGTAATTGACATCTAATTTAGGAAGGATATAATATGAAGGATACAAATATTGAATTGTCTGCAGAAGACAGACAAGATATAAATCTGTCTTTAGAGGTTATTAATACCGCAGAATTTGAATTGAGGAATATATCGGGATTTGAGAATCTCAAAGAAGAAGAAGTACGAAATATTTACCAAGGGGCTTGTGATGCCCTGATAGAAGGGAGAGTAATGCTACATCTTCTTCGCCAAGAATTTGTAAAAAAATATAATATTCCATATGATTTTATTTCCATCGATGGTCATATTTATTTACAAGAGGATTAAATAATGGCGGTTATCCCTGACAATCAAAATTTTTTATCTACAGACAAGAATACCCCCCTAAAGGAAGCACAATTAAAATCTTTACTAGCACAAGCTATTACAGCGAGAGCTAAAAGAGGTTGGACTACTTCTGAAGACAGTATCAGTCTCTATACTCATAGGGTGTCCCTTTCTCAGATGAATGATATGTCAAACGTTATTATTGACAAGTCATCCGATCAGCATATTCCTTATAGTAGTTCACCTTATCCTAAAGCAATTTCCTCAGGGTCGAAAGTTTTTGCTAAAGCTACAGATTATAATGAATTGCAACAAGCAGTAAATGATATATCTAATAATATTATGTGCGAAGGTTGTAGTAATACTTGTTATGCAAGCTGTGCAAATTCTTGTGCTTCAAGTTGCACTAGTACTTGTGTTAATTTATGTACAGATAATTGTGGCTCTTCCTGCACAGACACTTGTAACAGCATAAGTTGTAATAATGCAAATTGTTCTGCGGCTAATTGTTCTTCGGTAGCTTGTACAAAAACCAACTGCTCCTCAGGAAGTTGTTCTTTCGGTGCTTGTAATGCCTCGGGATGTGATAAAGGCTCTTGCGAGAATGGTTCATGTCATCAAAGTTCTTGTGAGAGATCAGGATGCAACTATGATAGTTGTGATTCTACTTCCTGTGATTCTGGTTCTTGTGATACAGGCTCTTGTAGTCAGAAGACATGCAGCGATTCCGGGTGTAGTAAAGATACATGTGGCAAGGCCACCTGTTCTAGTGGGGCCTGCAACGGTGGTGAATGCAATTCAGGAGCTTGCGCGAGAAGTGGCTGCGACGCTTCTAATTGTTCCACGGATAGTTGTGATGACGCAGACTGCAATGCGGACCCTTGCAGCAATAATACATGCAATAGCACGGGCTGCAGCCACGATAGCTGCTCTAATAACACTTGTGACTCTGATGATTGTAGCACTGCCACTTGTTACAGCGGGGATTGCAATGGTGGATCTATGAATAAATCACATTAAAGGAGATTTTTAAAATGGGTATATGCTCAGGATGCTGGGGAAATTGCAATAAGGGCTGTTCTGGTGATTGTAATAATAAATGTATTTCCACTTGCACCGGATCTTGTGTAGGATCATGTTCAGGATTATGTGAAAATACATGTACAGATACCTGTATTAATACTTCTAAAAATGATACTCGTATTACTTCTTTTGTCGTAAAATTTTAAGGGGTTTAAATGATTAAAAAATGGAATGCCTTTAGTGGTTATAATATAACAATCAATACTACTGAAGATTGTAATTTAAGATGCAAATATTGTTACGAGATATATAAAAAACCTGGAAATATAGATCTTAATACAGCTAAGAAATTTATAGATTTTATTTTCGATGATCCCGACCCTACCAATATAAAAGATGAAAGGCCAGATGCTTATGATGGATTGATTTTAGACTTAATTGGGGGTGACGCCCTAATGAATGCTGATATTTTAGATGATATTTTTAAATATGTAAATACTCGTTGGGCTTTAAGTGATAAATTCAAAAAACATGGTTGGAGATCCTCAATATCTTCAAATGGTACGCTATTCTACAAAAAGGAAGTTCGAGATTTTTGTGAAAAATGGCAAGACCACTTAAGTTTAGGGGTGTCAATTGATGGTTGTCCCACTATTCATAATAAGAATAGAATATTTTGTGATGGTAGGGGGAGTATGTCTACTATTCTAGAGTGGTGGCCCTGGTATAGAAAAATATTCCCCGTAAATTCTTTAGAGACAAAGGCAACTTGCAATAAAGACTCTATTCCTTATTTATATGAATCTTTGAAATGGATGCATGAGGAATTAGGGTTAAGATGGATTAATCAGAATTTTATTGGGGAAAACATGGATCTCATCGAAAAGGATCTTCAAGAATTAGACAAACAACTTGAAAAGTGCTGTGATTATTGTTTAAAACATAAAGAAGATCTTTATTGGTCAATTCTAGGAGAGAGATTCCAATTTCCACGCAATGAAAAATATGATTCTACCTTTGCTACTGCAAGTTGTGGAGCAGGACAGATGCCCGCTTGTTCTATTAAAGGTGATTTATATCCTTGTTTTAGATGGCTGCCTCAATCTCAGGGGGATAAATTTGCAAAATATAAAATTGGAAATATCCATGGTAAATTAAATAAAAACCTCTTTAAGGAGGTCAGAACTTTAGCAAGGGCTTCTAATTGCACAAAGGAAAATAAATGCTTAGAATGTGAGTATTCTTCAGCTTGTGTTTGGTGTGTAGCTGGCTCTTTCGCAGAGTATGATGATTTTATTAGACAAACTCATATATGTGAGGTAACAAAACTCCAATGTAAATGGGCAAAAATTTATGTAGAGAAATTAAAGGAGAGTTTAAATGAAAATACAAAAGTTTGAGGGAATGATAGGGCCTTGCGGAATATTTGATGATAGTCTAGGTATGACTAATGATGAAGTTCCTGTTTCCTTAGAAAATAATGTTTATAGTGACGCTATGAACTTAGATGGATGTAATTATACCGCCCTATTATTAGATTCTTTAGATTTAAATCTCCTTAGACCTAATTTAAGATCCTACATAAGGAATGCTATTTTAAATAAGGCGCAGACTTCTTTTGTATATGGTGAACTCTTACGCCCTTTCAATAAAGCCTGTAAAGAACTGGGGATTGAATGTAACCCTCACATTACCCCTGATGGAATATTTATTAATATGGAAGATTATTTTACTTGGCAGAAATTATATTTCCATCATCCAACAAAAAGTGAAAAGAGAGCTTAAATTAAAATATGGAAGAAATAAGTGAAAAAAAAGAAATTACTAAAGAGTATCTAATATTTTTGTATTCAAAATTAAAAAAAGAATTGAATGAAGCTTTTCAAAGTTTCCAGGAAAATTTAAAAGCTGAAGATATAAGAGAATTAAATACTAAAGTAGCAGACATACAATCCAGGGCTCGATTATTAATTATGTTTATAATTTCTAATTGTGAATTAGATAATTTATCTACCACTATAGCTAATGTTAAAAAATGGCAAGAGGAAATTACTTGTGAGCAGCTATTTTCTCAGAATTAATTTTTAATGTTTTAGAGGAGCTTTGGAGCTCCTCTTTATATTATATATGGAGGCCGTTGGTATGCATTACTTAACATCCATTCTCGACAAGCTCAAAGAGCATGAAGTACAACTCAATAACATAAACGTCTTTCCTATAGCAGACAAGGATACCGGAACCAACCTCTTCAAGACCTTAAATGTAGAGGTAGATGCCACTAACTTCAGAGACTTCCTATTCAAGTTATCTGACAAGGTTCTTTACTCAGCCAGGGGCTCCAGTGGCAACATACTAGCACTATACCTCCTTGGCCTCAAGGAGAACTACAATGATAACATAGTAGAGACCTGTAGGGGCGCAGCCCAGTTTACATGGAACACGATGTATGAGCCTCAAGAGGGTACGATACTCACAGCCATGAAGGCCTATCCAACAATCTTTGAAGGCCCTAAACAATACATAGGAGACTTCTACAACAACGTTTTAGATTGCCTTATGAGAGGACCAGACTTACTACCTATTTTAAAGCAGCACAACACAATAGACTCAGGAACCTTAGGGTTTACATACATCTTACAAGGACTATATGAGGCCATAGTAGGCGAATCCTTACCAACACCAGAACTCACTTTATCCCCTGTAGATACCTCAATCACACCGGAAGAGAAGACTTACTGTGTAGAGTTATTACTAGAGGGCAACCACAAGGAGGAGCTAGGATTCCTTAAAGATTATGGTGATGAGTTGATAATCCTCACCTTAAACAACGAAGCCACCAAGCTCCACATACACACAGACAATTATCAAGAGGTTATACGTAGAGTAGAAGGGGTGGCACAAATTAAGGCCACAAAGGTAGACAACATGAAGGAACAAGGCAAGGCTTGACAATTTTAAGGTGTTGTAATATAATTATATTAGAGAGGTGATATAGTGAGCAAAGCAAAGACCCTAACTAACTTAGAGCCTCAGCACAATACATGGATGCGAGAGTATCAGCGACTCTTATATGAGGAGAGAAGATTCGATGAGGGCTCGCTCAACACTATTATGACTCAAAGCAAGAAGGGTATGATAATTATATCAACAGGGCGAAGTTCTGTCAATAGTAGTATCCCTGGGAACGACTTATCTGAAGAGTTTGAAGCATGGTGTTACAAGACAAAGAGAAGACCTAACAAAGCATCCGAAGATAAATATTTAGAGGAGAGGAATGCTCAAGCCGATAGAGAACTTAAAGAGGAATTGAAGAGCGGTGATAACCCTTATGTATATATACCTGTATATGGTGCTTACAAAGGCAAGGATGAAGTAGTAGATGAGAGTGAGAAGTCTTACATAATCTTCAACTCCTACAATCGTTATAAGGGTAAACAAGGATCCTGGGAAGACTTATATGAGAGAGCATTAGAGTGGTGTATTAAGTATAAGCAGGACTCTGTCTTTGTGCAACCTCCCAACCAACCCCCCCTATTATGCAAACCAACAAGGCCAAAGGATAAGCAAGAGTAGTTCAGGGAAGTTCAAGTTCAATGTTGAGAGTGAGACATACTTCACAACTATTAAGAGGAAGAAGTCTGCTCCTAACTTCACAGCAGATATTATATTTGAGAACTATATAAGAAGGGATCTACCAGCATCTCTAATTGATAAGATGAGGAGAACACAATATGGGGAACTTTGGAAGTTATGACACTCAAAAACTTCTAAAAATGTTATGCTTTTTAAAAAATAGAGACGGGGAGTAGTATACAACAATGGAACCATACAGCCTAACAATACACAACTTAACCTTCAACATAGAGCTAACCTCTGAAGAGAGTAGGTTTGACTTACAGACATTAACTATATACTTAAACAGGGATTTACCTATACAGAATAAGAGATATAATCTAACACAAGGGATTACGCGTGCCTACTTACTAGCTACGGGACACGACTTCCAGGATACCTTCACATTAGATCAACTCTGCGCTATTGTAGCATCCTTAGGTGATGAGATCCTCAGTGAAGTAGACAATGCTATCATGTACTTCGAGCAATAGAGGTTAATTGAGTTGCGTAAATTCAGACCTCCTAAACCTCCAAGAGTCAACCATAAACCTGACACTTCCTTAATACAGCACGGCACAAGTAAGGAGGAGTTAGATCTCCACAAGACTATCAATCTCCTAATACCAGGGATTAGAACCATTAAGGGTGACAGGGCAGTATTAGAGGGTAGGGAGATAGACATATATATACCCAAATATAGATTAGGAGTAGAGTACGACGGCCTAGCATATCACTCAGAAGGCAAGACCCAAGACTATCATCTCTGGAAGACTATAACAGCAGCCAAGAAGAGGGTGAGGATTATACACATATGGTCAGACCTGTGGACCAATCGAAGAGCTCAAGTTGTAGACTTCTTAAGTAAGGTATTAGGCAGGACAACGATATTACCTTACAGCGAGTGTACTATTGGTGAAGTAAGTGCAGCTGAGGGTAGTAAGTTCCTCAATGCAACACACATCACGGGCTGTGATCCAAGAGCACGGGTATTTATAGGTATATATTACAAGAACTATCTAATAACAGTGGCATCATTTACAAGGGATGAGACAAGCTGGACATATCTTCAGAAGGCGGATAGAGCCACATGTTGTATAGAGGACGACTTAGCACACATATTTGAGTATATAAGGGCTCACTACAATGTTGTGACCTTTAGAGCTACTATAGATAGGTCCCTATTTGATGGCAGTGATTTAAGGCAACTTGGTTTTAGAGTAACAGAGTGTACCCCTCCCAATGCCCATTGGACTCAGAATTACAAGTCTCGAGTACTACAGGAGGGATACACAGATGATCAGATGATAAGCAAGGGATATCATAGATTCTATGATTGTGGTGAACTTATATTAGAGTGGTGTCCTATTATTCAAAGAAGTAATCCCAAGTCTTAGTAACACTAGCATCAGGATCAGACATCCACTCATAAGCTATCATATCAACGCTATCGGAGTTCATCATACAACTGCACCAATAATCAGCCAAGCACATAGCTAGTACTACATAGTAGTCATAATCAGTGAAGGTGCTATTAAGTTCAGGTGCTGAGAACCCTTGCTGCATTGCATGGTCTCTTGCTGTACTATAAGCTCTTTGGACCCTAGATCTAGCTTCACTAGGTGTTATACCTTCGAGTAGTTCATGCATAGATTTAGTAGCAGGTACCATATGATCTATTACATACTTAGAGGTAGTCTCATCGAAGTGTTTATCATTGAATATGCCACACTGTCTTATGATTTCCTTTTCGACAACTTCAGGCATATCTTTATGTAGTCTATCTAGTAAGCGCGACATAGATTCTACAGAGCATTTCATTTTAGGACTATTTAGATCTACAATTTCTATATATTTTGTCATTTTTAGGATTTTCCTTTTACATTTTAATAGATGCCCGCTACAGTACCCTTAATTAATTTATACAGTGTTTCTATATCTTTTGAAGATAAGGTGAGCGATCCTATAATAGGTACAGGCTGATTTATAGGTCCAACCTTTTCAGCTATTTCGTGGAACGTATCATACAAACCATCTAGTTCGATATTATTATTCTCATCTAAGTATCCACTACTCATTAAGGTTGTTCTATTCTTATTTATATAATCCTTAGCTGTTGGCGCAAAGATTCTAACCGCAGCAGGTATGCACCATTTTCTCCAGTCATCTATTTTAGGACATAATTCTTGCACAGCGAACGCATATGCACCATCTTCGAAGTTCTTTATACTTACTTTCATTCTTAATTAATCTCCTAGTAGCGGGTTTATTATTCTTTAATCATAAGAGGAGGTGTTAGCTCCTCTTATTTTTCCTTCTAGACTTTTTCTTAAGTCGTTGAACCTGTTGTTGTTGAGGTTGGATTGGTCCAGCTATTGTATAGGGGCATTGGATTTGGACAAACATTACCAGATGGGATAACCATTTTAGTTAGACTCTGTAACTGAGCAACCTGACCCTGTAAGCATCCAATATTAGCAGTATTTGTAGCATTATATACAGCCTGCTGAGTGAACTTATTATTATAATCTGCTTCGAACTGTCTTCTCCAAGTATCGAAGTAAGTATAGATCTCCAATCCTTTTTGATCGACTGCCTTCTCTGCTTTTCCTAATGCGATTTCCTGTTCAAGTTTAGCAATCTGCATATCCTTAGCAGAGTCATATCTTGTAACATATTCATCTTCTGCATGAAGAGGTGTGCCATTAACCATCCCTCTGCCTCCAAACATATTACCTAAGCCATTAAGTAGATTAGGACCTAATACCCCAAGACCTGTTCCAATTGCACCTAATGTAACACCGAGATTACCTTTGCCATTACTAGCATAATTAATTTCTGCCATTTTCTTCCTTTCTCCTTTAGAGTTTCTCGTAGAGATTCTATTTCTCCCTTCTAGCTAGCTATTACTTCTCTCTACATTATATTTGGTCTTTTTTGGATCCTAGATAGTGGCATGTGTTTTTATTTTTGTTTTAAGTTTGTGTTAGATTTATTTAAGTATTGTTTTAATTTTGCAACATTGTTGATTTAAGAACACCTCATTTTCAGAGGTGTTTATATTCTATACAGGGTAATCTATTAACTTTAGGTAATTCCAGAGTCTCTTAGCAACTCTTTCCTTATTATAGTTGAACTGACTTATTGACATATTTAAGGTGTTGGCTATCTCTGCTATACCTTTCATATCATAGATGTAGGCAGTGATAGCATACGTCTCTCTATCAGACATTTCACATTCAATGCATAATCTTCTTAATTCAACTTTAGGTAGGTATCGTATACTTCTTATAAACTCTTTAAGATCGAAGTTTTCTGACATATTTCTCGTATTTTTGCGCAAACTTTTCCCTTAGTTTTGCGATATTTAGGTAGTTTAACTTTTTCACTTTGCATTTAAGGTTCTTTAATATAGCACAATATATACAAGTCGGAGCATCAATAGTAAGTCCTCCTAATACTATCTCAGTGATTCTTCATTTGTTTTTCTTGAGTTTTACTCTTCTCCCCTATTATTATTAGTGCTATTTAAGCCACCTCAACCCTATGATTTTAAGCTGTTTTTAAGACTTTTTCTCAATTAATTTTCAAGGATTATTCAATTAAGAGTTAGGGTGTCTATTATCTTTTGTTTTGCATTTTAACAATTTAAGAACTTCTTGAAGATCCTCTGAGGCCAACACTAGCGTGGCCTCTTCTATTATTCTTTTCATTTTTCTTTGACTCATTTAACTATTTCCTCCCCATCCTACAATTTCACTTCCATCAAGATACTCATAGTGTAACATTAACTCCAAGCCATCTGCTGTTGCCAGAGTATTACTTAGTACTGCTTTAGGTATGAGGACAATTACACCAGATGATTCTTCAAGCCCTATAAACCCTACAATTCTAATCTCGTCAGGACGGCATTCCCCATTATTCAGGCTAGTTAAGGTTTTGCGTCTAATCCACTTGCCTCTCAGTTTATCCCTTACTTCCTTCTTGGATAAGTTGAGAGCTCTACCCTCACCTCTATCTATAATTATAGCAGCTACGCAGTGGGTATGTTTGGAGCGCTCCACCTCATTATCTTTGTATGCATTCTCTACTACGCAGAAGGGAGAGTACTCTCCTAAGCTTAAGTCAGTGTTCACATGTTTAAGGGTATGCCTGTAGACATCTCTGTCGGAGTAACTATTATTAGCCATAGACAACAACTCAGCAACATCATCAGAGGCAAAGACTGTTGTACCTATAGCGTCTTTAAGCCTATAATCCAGAGGGTTGAGTATGACGTCATTATAAGTATATTTATATCTCATTCGCTTAGAACCTTCTTACCTATAGTTGAACCATCTAGGAACGTACAGGCATTGAACAACTCCTCTGCGGTATAGTACTCTTCATTGCCTAACAGGACTCTTACGTCCTCCTTGGCTTCATCGTTCTCGTAGACTATATCATAAGTGAATCCTATTATCATATATTCACTATTACTTGCTTTAAGCTTAACCCACTCCTTATCCTTTAAGTACTTCCTATCTACAGGACTACTTAAGTCCAGTGCTACCCAATTGTTCTTCATCCTATTCCTCCTTAATGTAGGTTATATACTTCTAAGGGCTTACCACCCCACTTACCTCTTGATGTATAGTAGGGGCAAGGCTTAATGATCATTGTGTCTCCTATTAGGTTGTAAGTTACAGCCTTAACGGGTCCAATCTTAACAGGCTTCTTGTCTCTATATAGTGGTTGGCAATGTTGAGGAGCATTGAAGTAATGGGGACCTTCTAGGCCATCATCGTAAGTTGTAATACACTCAATCTCTTGAACCTTAACCCTCTTAGCTGTGTAACCCTCAACAGAGTAGAACTTATACCCCAGAATCTCCGAGTCATATGTAAACTTGGCTGCTATAATAGATCCTTTAGATAATAATCCTTCAGATACCCGCGCTGTCATATTATATGATCTCCTTATCTATATATATATAATATAATATTTGGGGAGTAAGGTCAACCCCTGGGTTGATATTATTATAAGAGAGGTACACTATGAAGAGTGTTGCAGCGGAGGTATTGATGGAGTTGCTTAATCGAGGAGGGGGTAGAGTAGAGGAAGACGAACTTAGGGATCTCATAGATCTTAAGAGGCAAGAACTTAACTTAGAACTTAACACAAACCCACTTGAATCTTCTAAGCATTGAGGTTATATTATAGATATGTGCAGTACAGTAAGAAGAGAGTTTATAATGTGTCGTAATTGCCCACAGCGAACACAAGGCAAACCATCTAACATACCAGATGGTTATTATTATGATACCCTTAATGGAGTACAGATCCTTAAAGAGTGTTCTTGTCATATTAAGTGGCGCAAGGCTAACGAAGTATACTATAAGTTAATCAATGCTAACCTTAAGGATAATCCTTATGGCTTTGAGGATTATAAGGGCACAAAGAGCCTAGAGGATGTAAGAGCTTTAGAGTATGTGTCTCAACACTTCGACAAGTTCCTAACTCGTAAGATGATATACCTATATGGTCCTAATGGCACCCAGAAGACTTCTATGTCGCAGGTCTTAGGTAAGTCCTTAATCGAGCAGGGTTATAAGGTGCAGTATATCTTAATGCAGGAACTTCTCAATAACCTTATGCCTGACTTCGATGAGACAGATAATGATAAGAAGGCAGTCATTAAAAGGTATATGGAGACTGATCTCCTAATCATAGATGAAGCCTTCGATAAGAGTAAGGTGACTTTGTATAACTCAGGCTATCAGATCCCGTTCCTAGATAACTTCTTGAGAACACGCTTCGAGATCAATAAAGGTTCTATATTGTTTATAAGTAATAAGAAGCCCGAAGAGATAAGTAGTCAGGGATTTGGGGAGTCATTGCAGAACTTTGTGATTAGGAATACAAGAGGCTCTTATCTTATATTCGAAGATAAGTATATTGAAAATACCTGCCCCGTAGATAGACTGAGCTTGTTCAAGTAAGAGAAGGAGAATTGAGTTATTATGGTACAAGAGAAGAAGAGAGCGTCTTATGATACTGTGAGATTAGCTGAATATAGATTACTCAATGCATTAGCCAAGAATCCTGCTTATATAGAAGATCCAAGAGTGTCAGTTGAACTCTTTGTAGATGAACCAGCAAAGTCTGCGTATAACGCGATTATAGCGCTCGTAGAACAGAAGATAAACATCACACCCGCTAGCTTATGGCAGGCAGCAAGTAACATTGACTACCATGTAGATCAGCGTACTGTACAATGTATATGGAATATAGACAGTGAAGGAGCCTCTAGTTTAGATGATATCTTAGGTATCTTAAAAACTGCACAACTCAAGAATAACCTTTTAGATAAAGTTGACGACCTTAAAGAACAACTCGAACAACCTGGTGATCTAGATGGAGGTACCTTACTGTCTAATATATACGGCCTAGATGAGATGCTCCAAAAATCATCTAGAGGAGACTCCCCCCTAATTAGCTTCTCTGAATGGGCTGATATGTATATTGAAGACCTCAAACTTAGGAAGGCAGGAAGGAAGTATAGTTATGGTGATCCCTTATTAGATGAGTATCTGTATAAAGGAGCTTATCCTGGTGCTATAACTATGATCTGTGCAGGAACCAATATGGGTAAGTCAACTTATGTATTATCCCTAATTAATAACTTATTAGAGAACAATCAGCCTTGCATGTACTTGTCACTTGAGATGTCAGGAACGGATACTATGGATAGACTTATCTCTATGAGGTGTGGTATCCCTAACGAAGAACTATATAACCCAGATCCTACTAACATAGATCACCTCATTGACTTGGTTGAGAAGGAGAAGCAGGCCCTGCTCAATAGAAAGAACTTTATGTTCTGTGAAGACCCTGATATAGATATGCCTAAGCTTAGGAAGTTGATTAAGGAGTTTAAGCAGCGCTCTAAGTCAGATTATTGCTTGGTCGCTATTGACCTCCTAACTCAAATGAAGAACTTCATGTCATCTAAAAATAATTCTAATACCGCTACGGCTATGGAAATAGCTATGAATGATTTGAACGCTCTGGCTAAAAGTGAGAACGTGCATATAGTAGGCGTTGCACAGCTTAATAGAGAAACAGATAATGTTAAAATTAGAGATTTGCAGGATATTGAAGATTGTAGACCCAATTTGGCTTCTATTAAGAACTCAGGTGCACTCGCGGAAAGATCAAGAGTGGTATTAGTATGTTTTAGAAATCGCTTTTTTATTGATAGGTACTTGCAGGATGATGAGCAAGCACAAGCCCAACCAGATATTATGGATGTGCAAGTACTTAAAAATAGTAATGGACCTTCAGGCAAGAAGCTTAAATATATGTTTGACTCTGATCATTTTAAGTTATTACCCTTAGCAGATGAAGAGCAGGCCAAACTTGACTCCTTAAGAGAAATCGACTTCTGATTGAGGAAGATTACAGAGCTTTGAGTTATATTATATATAATATGACAGTGCAAGAAGCGAAGGATATATTACTCAACAATAAGATAATAACACCTCTAACTAAGGGTGATGTGGGGTTCAAAGTTAACCCCTCTCTAATAAGACACAATATACCCTTAGAAGAGAAGTTATTAGAATACCCTGAGCTCTATAAATATCTCCTAACATTCCCCTCTATAAAGGAGGGGTTATATAGATGCTATCATCTACTGGATAAGACTCCTACCTGTAAGTATTGTGGCAAAGACTTATACTTCACTAAGGTGAAGTACTCAAGAACATGTGGATCAAAAGAGTGTGTGTTCAAGTTAAACTTAGAGTCTAAACTTAAAAACAACCCAGATGATCCTTACAATACTAAAAAGCAAAAAGAAACAGCTAAGAATAAAACAGCGGAGCAACAGGCCACCATAATAGAGAAGAGGAAAAAAACCAAGCTCGAAAAATATGGGGATGCTAATTACAACAACTCTGAAAAAAACAAGGAGACTTGTTTGAAAAAATATGGAGTGACTAACCCTTCATTAGTGCAGGAATTCAAAGATAAAAGAACTCAAACCAATCTGGAAAAGTTTGGGGAAACTTCAGTCTTCAAAACAGATAGGTTCAAAGAAAAACTCAAGAAGAATAATCTCGAAAAGTATGGAACAGAGTATGCATCACAATCAGAGATAATAAAAAACAAGATGAAACAAACTTGTCTCGAAAAGTACGGTGTGGAATATGCGTTCCAAGCTGAGGAGGTTAAGACCCATATTAAGCAAACTCTGGAAAGTAGAACACCTGAACAAATAGCAGCTACTATAGAAAAAACGGAAAAAACTAATCTTGAAAAATATGGAGTTAAGTGTGTCTTAAGTAGTCCTGAAATAAAGGATAAAGCTAGAAAAACCATAGAGAAGAAAGTTGAGGAAGACCCTGAATATTGGAAGAAAATAAAAGAGAAGGGTCTCGGCACCCTAAAAGAAAAATACGGTTCTCTGGAAAAATATTATGAGGTAATTCGAGCAAAAACAAGAGATACTCTAATTAAAAATTATAGCTCCTTAAAAAAATGCTATGAAGAAAGGAGTGAAAAAGCAAAGGAGAGTAGTTATCAAAAATATGGTGTTGCACATTATAGGAATACAGAAGAGTATAGAGAGAAGGATAAGGAAATAAGAGAAGCTCAGTACTTGAAGTTCAGAGAAGAAAATCCTACAGTTATATCACTCTTCGAATTAGAGGAAGCCAATAAAGGGTTCTTTGAGAGTCATGGAGTGAATAAAAATAGAGAACCTATCCTAATAAAGGAGAGTATAGAAGCCCTGGGCTATGAGATAAAAGATTATAACTTCGGTAATGGTGATGTATCTAAACACTTCCTAGGAATAGACTTAAAAGGCAAGCCTATCGAGGAGTTCCTGAAAGTCTTCGAGGATATACTCAAAATTAAGTTCAAAGAGTTTATAGCAGGAGCCTATAGATCTAAGGGTGAAAAAGAAGTATATGATTAAACCTCAAAAATATAGAAACCTCTCATATAGTATTGTTAATTTTAATCTTTAATATATTTAACTACTAATATTAGTATGAAAGCAAATGAAGTGATGAAATTATTAAATATCAAAAGCAGGAACACCTTGAGCAGTTATGTAAAGGAGGGTTTAATAAAAGTAGCTACTACTCCGAGGGGAAGATATATCTACGATGAAGATTCCGTATATAGATTTATAGGACTTAAAAAAGAAAAGAAAAATAAAATAAATATATCTTATTCTAGAGTTTCTACGCCCTCTCAAAAAAATCAATTGAAAGAACAAACAAAAAGAATATATGAGTCTTGCTTATCTAAAGGCATACAACTAGATTTGCAATTAGAAGACGTGAAGTCAGGGATGAATTCAGATAGAAGGGGATTTCAAGAATTAATACAAAGGGTGATAAAAGGGGAAGTGGAATTAGTAATTGTAGAAAATAAAGATAGGCTAATTCGCTTTAATTTTGATCTGTTGGAAAATATTTTTAAATATTTTGGAACAAGAATTGTTGTTCTAAGTGAATCTCTAGATAATAAAAGTTATGAGCAAGAATTAACAGAGGATCTTATTTCTATAATTCATCATTTTTCTATGAAATCGTATTCTCATAGGAGAAAACTAAATAAAATTAGAAAAGAATTAGAGGAAAATAATTAACTCCCTAATTAATCCATACTAATTAATATATAAAGGTATATAAAGAGTGAAGACAATAAAGTTGCCTTATAAATCAGAAGGTAAAGAAAGAATCCTATCTTATGTGAATAATTTCAATTCCGTATTGAGATTCACATATAATAGAATAACTGATTCTGAAAAAGGCTTATCTACGAAGGAACTTACTAAATTCCAAAAAAGCATGAATAATGTCTTCATTGACTCTCACTTTAAAAATTCTGCTATTTTCAAAGCTAAAGCTTTACATACGAGAAATCCAAATAAAAAAATATTATTTGGTGGGAAAAAGATATTTGAGCAGAGGAGAAAAAATACTTTAAGTAAGGAAGAGTTTAAAGCTTTGAGGTATGCTCCCTTATGTTCTATAGGGGAAGCAGATAAAAAAGGAAATAGGAAATTCCAAATAGTTTCTGATTCCAAAATTCTATTTAAACCCAACAGAAAAGAACATATAGAATTAATCCTCCCAAAACTTAGAAATAATTATAGAAAAGAATTACTAAAATTAATGTCTTTTCAAAATTCTAAGACTATCTCCATTACATATGAATTAGATTGCAACTACATATATATTTCTTATGATCTTCCCGCAGGAGAATCTTCTACGAAAAAGAATAGTATCCTTAAGGATAGGATTTTTGCGATCGATTTAAATCCCAATTATATAGGATGGTCCATAGTAGATTGGAATAGTGGTGAAGAATATAGATTAGTGGCCTCTGGTTTGGGATCCACCAAGGATCTTAATGATTGCGATTTTTCTCTAAAAGGCAAGGGGCTAAATTCTTCCTCAAAAGAAAGAAAATACATTTCAAATAAAAGGAAACATGAACTTGTAGAGATATCTTCTTATCTCACTTCACTGGCTTATCACTATCATTGTCAAATTTTTTCTATGGAGGATCTAACTATAAAATCCTCTAACAAAGAAAAAGGACATAAATACAATAAATTAATCAATAACTGTTGGAATAGAAATCTTCTTACAAATCAAATAGAAAAAAGATGCAAGTTATTGGGTCTCGAATTTTTAAAAGTCAAAGCAAATTACAGCTCTTTTGTAGGTAACTTAGCTTATCGAAGAGAGAATAGACCCGATATGATTCTTTCAAGTATTGAGATTAGTAGAAGAGGCTATGAGTTCTACCATCAGTACATAAAGAAAGATAAAGAAAAACAAAAGAACATAATTTTCAATGAAAGCAAATCTAATAAAATTCTCATAAAGAAATCGTTGGAAGAATTGAAGTATGAGAAAGATTTCACATCCATCGAAAAATTATATAAAGAAATAAAAACTCTAAATTTGAGATATAGAGTTTCTTTAAATGAAAATTTAAAGTTTTTCAGTTTAAAATCTAATAAATCTAAAATTAATTGTTATAATTATATATAGATTGTTATGTTTTAGATATCTTATGTTAAATCTATTGTAGCCGATGAAGTATACTATCAGAATAGGGGTATCATCAAAAATCCAGATAATGACAAGCATCTTGAATTAGACATATATATCCCCTCTAAGAAAATAGCAATTGAATATAATGGGAGTTACTGGCACTCAAGATGTGATAAGAACTATCACTTAAATAAGACCTTAGCTTGTGAGAAGTTAGGCATAAGACTCATACATATATGGGACTATGAGTGGATATACCAACAAGACTTAATTAAAGGATTCTTGAAAAACCTCCTCACCTCTAAAATCAAAATAGGTGCCAGGAAGTGTGTAGTGAAGAAGGTGGAGTTAAAAGAGGAAAAAGAGTTCTTGAATACTTATCATCTTCAAGGCTACCAGAAATCTATGGTATGTTATGGCCTATATTACAAAGGAGAGATCCTACAACTAATGAGCTTCAGCAAATCTAGATATAGAAAATCTATACCTTACGAGCTACTCAGATTGTGCACCAAAGAAGGTTATACTATAATAGGAGGATCTAACAAGCTGCTTAGGGAGTTTGAAAGAGAATATAGTCCTAGTAGCATTGTATCTTATTGCAATAGAGATAAGTTCAGGGGAGATGTATATACTCAATTAGGATTTGAAGCTGAAAAGTTAAAACCTACGGCGTTCTACGTCAAATTAAAGGAGAGTAGCTATTCAAGATTCTCTGCTAGTTCATTAGCTAAAGTTGGCGCTGACAAACTTATAGGTACTTGTGATGGTAAAGGATCAAATAATGAAGAGATTGCCTTAAGAGAAGGCTACTTCAAATTGTGGGGTACAGGGCAACAAACTTATGTGAAAACTATTGAAAAGTAAGGGCCAATTGCTTATACTATATACAAAGAGGAACCTTAAATGTCTAGAAGCACAAAAAAACCTTATATACATTATACATCGTTCGATCCCAAAACTCAGAGAGCCTTCAGAAACTTGTCTAGAAGGCTTATAAGGCGTAAAGGTAAGTTGAGCGTTAAGGCATGTATGAGCGCAAGAGACTTAGAGGACGTAGAAGATGTATATCATAAAGGCACCTCCTTTAAAGATGGTTATGATGAGTGGACCCTGCCCTCAGATGGTCATCAGCACTACTATAATATAAAGTCTGGGAGTTGCTTAACTGAAGAAGAACTTAGGGAAGATAGAAAAAAATCTATGAGGAAGTAGTAGCTCAAACTAATTAAAACAATATGATCATATGCAATGAAGTCACGGAAGGGAAGCCTCTTAAGATAAACACAAAAACAGGGGTTATAGAGTGTCAGAAGCTAATAGTGGACAGCACTCTAAACAATACCATCATAGACACAAAGAATGACACAATTAGGACTGACTACTGCTATGTTCGGGAATACATGGAAGAGATTCAATCGAGTTCAGAGAGTCCTATTATAATCTCAAGTCCGACCATAGAGAAGGCGATTAAGTTATGTAGTCTTAAGAGACCTAAAGCAGATACGGGCCCTACTGTCTGGCTATCATTAAAAGAGCCAACACTTAAATATATAGACTTCGGAGATGCTAATAGAACCACTCTAAATATAAAGTATCAGGAGATCTCAGAAGACAATTATCCTAAAGGGCAACCTAAATGGATAGTGTGGCAATCAGGAGCCTCATTAAGCCTGGATATAATAAATAAGATATCTGCCTACGATATATATGATCTCTGGAATACTCTATATAGATATCATGGCTTCAGGGGCTTTGATGGTGAATATAAAGGTTACATAGCTCAAATAATACTAAATGCAATAGCAAGCAATGAGGACTCAAACCTATCTGAAGAGTTAATAACGTTTCCAATAGACCTTGATTATTGTAATATAATCTACTCAAGCGCTGATCAAATGGAGAAATTTGAGTTCTATAGCTGGAATATCTGGAAGGTTCTAGTACCCCAAATGTTTGGGCTAGAAATTGACGATAAAGGCGAAATCACCTACCTAGAAGGCTCAGAATTGTTCTACAGCAAAGACAGTGATTGCAGAGTATCATTGCCAATACCTTCAGTATACATAGGACTAGAAAATAATAAGGGCAAGGCAACACCCTACATAGAAATATCTATACCCGCAAATGATACGAGAAAACCACAAATAGAGTGGGCATGGAGAAGTACCTACAGCTCCTCATTAGAAGAGGACAAGTGGAATCATGCAGATGCAGGAACTACTACTATAAAGTTAACAGACGCTCAGTACTTCGATATGGGCGACGGAAATAAATACACAGGCAAGTTCAAAGGACAACTACTAGTAAGAACGCACAAAACTTACGACTTCACGAAAGGCTTCGGTTCTATAAGAGAAGTATACTCTGATATAAGGTCCATTACACCGGAAGGTTCAGAAGATATAAGAGGTAAGAATATACAAGTAGGTGCAACCTTAGATACTTCGGGCAAGGTTATATTGGGTAACCTTGCAGTAAAGAAAAATGATACTCTAACAGATATACTAATAGGTGAGAATGCAAGATGAGTTTGTTAATTAATGACTTAAAATCACTAGAAAAAGCAGAAAAAGACACTGTGTTCTTAGTGAGACACACAGATGGATTAGAACATAAGTACTCCTTCGAGACATTAGCCAAGGATGTATTAGAGAATATTGTTACTGATAATGCTGACACTACTAGTTTAGGATCTCAGACAAAGCCTATAACCTTAGTATATGCTCAGACAGTTGTGGCTAATACTTATAATGGTCATACGTTAGGTAAGTTCGACGACATGACAAGTGCTAGTAGTCCTGAAGCGTCAGCTACTGGTACAGTTGTGCAAATGCTAAATGAGAAGATGACGCCACTGGTATCAGGAACAACTCTTAATCGACATGATAATATTGAAATTAGATTAGATGAATTAAGTAGTGATGGTACCCTTAAACAAGCCCTTAAGTATGTACCTGCAACAATTAAAGGTACCTATAAAGAGGTAGGATATAGCTCCCCAAGAAGCTTGGGCATAAAGATAGGAAACTACTATTTAGGGTCAGCAGCAACCTTCGGCGTTAAGAGACAATTTATATATGGGGCTTCTACTACAATTGAGGAATATCCTAAAGAAGCCTACGAAGAAGACAGTAAATACCTTGCTACTTATGCAGATCTTGCCTACAATACAAAAGAGCTAATCAAAGAGATCTCAAGTAATGTCAAAACTGAAAGCGACAAGCTCACAACCAACAATGCGTATACTCTCACTACAAACAACAAAGCCCAGAAATTCTACGTTGTAGGCAAAAAAGAAGCAGCAGGAACTACTCAAACTGATAATGAGCGCCGTAAGTTCTATGTCAGTAAAAACGATGCAAATGCTGTGACAGTAACAATAGATACGGACAACTCCTCCACACTATCAGCAACATATGTAGCCAATGCAATCTGGAACGATATTGCGGACTACTTAGAGGTAGATGAGGACTTAGAAGTTATATATGGTCGAACATATACAAGAGATCCAGAGACCTTAAAGATTAGGCTAGCACAAAAGAATGAACCAATAATAGGAATAGCATCAGATACTTGTGGCTTCAAAGTAGGAAGGAATACAGACATACATCAAATCCCGATTGCAATTGGAGGATGGGTCTTGGCTTATGTAGATAACGCCTACAAGCCTGGAACACTGCTTAAGGTAGGTGACGACGGTATCTTAACTAAAGCGACTAAGAGGGATGAAATCTTCAATGCCTTCAGGATTGCAGCAAGTTATGATAGACCTGAACCTCAAGAATCCTGGCATGGTAAAGAAGTTAAAGGTAGACACTGGGTCAAGGTTAGATCTTAAAAATAATAGTAGAAATCCCCTCAAATAAGAGGGGAATATTATTGCTCAGGGGTTATATTATATACAATATGAATATATATGAAACATCCCAAGCAACAATAAAAACTGTTGCACCAGAAGTATCAGCTATTATAGATCAAGAATTACAAGATCAACGCAACTATCTTAAAATGATAGCAAGTGAAAACTACTGCTCTGCTGCTGTTATGGCTGCTCAGAGTTCAATCCTAACAGATATATACTCAGAAGGCTATCCTGAACATAGATATTATGCAGGCTGTGAGAACATAGATAAACTAGAGGAATTAGGTCAGCAATATGCCTGTGAGTTGTTTGGAGCTGAACATGCATATCTACAGCCCTCAACAGGCAGTGATTGCAACTTAGCAGCTTATTGGGCAATCTTAAAGGCCAAAATTATTGATCCTATGTTTAAATACATACAGGAACAATACAGCCCGTTCTCTTACTCAGCTCAAGGAATTAAGTACGAAGAAAATGAGGCTCCACGAACCTTAAGTGACTTAACAAAATCTCAGTGGGATACAATAAGGCGTGCATGTCATAGTCAAAAACTTCTGGCAATGGATTATAGTTGTGGGGGACACCTAACACATGGTTATAGGCAGAATATATCAGCACAGATGTTTGACGTATATCAATACGGAGTAACAACAGATAGAGAAAGCCCTAACTATGGTCTAATAGATTATGAGGCCTTAGAAGCAGAGGCGATGAGAATCAAACCTCTAATCCTCTTAGCAGGTTACTCAGCCTATCCCCGCAAGCTCAACTTCAAGAAGTTTAGGGACATAGCAGATAAGTGTGGGGCCGTCTTAATGGTAGATATGAGTCACTTTGCAGGGCTAGTAGCTGGTAAGGTGTATGAAGGAGAATATAATCCTGTACCTTATGCTGACATAGTAACTACAACAACCCATAAAACCTTCAGGGGTCCTAGAGGGGCCATGATACTATGCAAGAGATGGCTAGCTGAATATGTAGACAGTTCATGTCCAACCTGTATGGGAGGACAACTACCACAAATACTTGCAGCTAAAGTAGTAGCGCTTAAGGAGGCCATGTCAGAAGATTACAAAGACTATGCCAAACAAATAATCCTGAACTCCAAAGCACTAGCCAAATCACTTATAAATAATGGCATTAAAGTATGTACAGGAGGCTCTGATAATCATATAGTACTTATAGATGTAAGCCCTCTGAACTTAAATGGTAGGCAAGCTGAAAATATCTTAAGAGAGTGTCACATAACAGTTAATCGTAATGCTCTACCCAATGATCCTAATGGCCCTTGGTATACTAGTGGTATTAGATTAGGTACGGCTGCTCTGACAACCTTAGGGATGAAAGAAGCTCAAATGATGGAGATAGGAGAGTACATAGCTAATATCTTAAAAAATGCTCAACCTTATACTATGAAAAGTGGAAATAAAAGTAAAGTAAAGGTTATATTAAATATAGATACAAAGGAAGATATAACAAGTAAGGTTGTGGAACTTATAAGAGAGTATCCTGCCTATAAGGAGCTAAGTAGCTATGAGCAATGAGAATATCTTAGGCATTACCTTAAGGAATGGTTATGCACTATACTACAATAATAACTTCGATAGGCTTAGGTCTGAGACTATTAAAGAAACCTTAATAGATGCTAAGTGGAAGTATAGTGAGGAAGATAACACAATAGTACTTAAAAAGAAAGATATAATCTTAGAGTTAAGCTCGACAGGTGTTAGGGCTTATATAGGTAAAATGTGGGAATCACATCGCAAGTATTGGAGAGTAGAAATCAACCTTACAAACTATGAAGATGTCGAGATAGATAAAGATAAGGGAACCTTAGAGTTCCTAGGTGAAAGTAGTGAAACACAAACAGGAAGATGCATTATAGCAATTATATATTACAAGTAGAGTGTGTTGTACTAAATAAACAGTGAGAGGGTCATCCAAATAGGATAGGAGCTCCTACTATGTGAGTAGAGAATGTGGGTTCAAACCCCGCCCCCCTTAATGCCTCCCATGTCAACGGCAAATTGGGTATAGACAGCAAAAATTATTCTGGAAACTTAGACATAGACAAATCTAAGAGAAGATAGGCCCTAGTTGGTCTATCAAACACAAAAACGTACCCAGTCTTATTTGAGAGTTAGGTTATCCCTAACTCTCTTCTTGTTTAAGAATCCACCAAGTTCTGGTTATATTATATATAAGGAGCCAACACAATGTCTAAACTAATAGAAGCAGCTTCAAATTATACAACTACTGAAAATGGTGCTAAAACATACAAATCTACTACAGATAAAATACTAGACCTCTTCGCTATGGGGGGTGCTCTAAGGAATGCAGATAGTACAAGGATTGTAGAGATGGTAACAAAGGCCTACAAGAAGGATCCTATTAAAACTCTACAAGTACTACTATACTTAAGAGATATTAGACAAGGACAAGGAGAGAAGAGGGTATATAGAGAAGCTCTTAAAGAGATCTTAAGGCCCTATATACCAACTAAAGGGGATATACCTCGCAAACACAGAGCCATACTTGAAAAAGTGTATAATACAACTATAGAGTTAGGCAGCTGGAAAGATATAACAGATACCTTGCCTGTAAATGCCTATGCCTTCTATGTTAAGAAGCATATGAGAGATGAGAACTCCCTAATGTTCAAATGGTTACCCTCTATATCAGGTCCAAGAAATAGCAAAGCCGAAAGCTTAGCCAAGTACTTAGGAATGACTCCTAAACAATATAGAAAATGGCTATCCTCTAAGAGAGCCGAACTTAAGTTAGTAGAAACCTCTCTGTGCAAGAAAGAGTGGGATAAGATTGAATATGATAAGATACCATCACAAGCTAGTCTTAGGTACCGAGAAACCTTTGAGAGACATGATGGGCGTAGGTACAAAGAATATCTGTGCAAGGTTAAAAATAACCTCAAAGAGGTTAAAATCAATACCTCTACACTATCACCCAGCCAGGTAGTTAAGGAGTGCCTAAATCTAAATTATGAGGACGAAGCCTTAGAGGTATTGTGGTCTAATCTACCCAACTATAAGAACAAGGATAATGCGTTGGTTATAGCAGATACTTCAGGATCCATGTATGATAATAGCCAGGGTCCTCTATCAATAGCGCTAAGCTTAGCCCTATACTTTGCGGAACATAATACAGGTATCTTCAAGGATGAGTTCATCACGTTCTCAGAGTGGCCAGAGTTCTTGAAAGTAGATAGATCAAAATCACTATATGAAAGACTTACAATAGCTAAAGATGCTAATTGGGGTATGAATACAAACTTCAAGGCTGTGTTCGATATGATCCTAAAAACAGCTATAGAATATAATATCCCAGAAGAAGAGATGCCTAAGACCCTATACTGTGTAAGTGATATGGAGTTCGATGAAGCAACTATGGTAAAGGAGAGTACCAACTTTGAAGCTATCACCAAAGCATATACTAGAGTGGGGTATTGCATGCCTAAAATAGTGTTCTGGAATGTAAACTCACGTCAAAACAATGTCCCTGTTAAATACAATGATAAAGGTGTGGCACTAGTATCAGGGAGTTCGCCATCAGTGTTCAGCATGGTAGTGAGTGGTGACTTAGATCCTATTAAGTTCATGGAATCTGCTATCAATAAACCCCGCTACCTAAATCCTGCTATGGAAATAGTAGCCGAAATTAAAAAGGCTAAGCAACGCCCTAAGAGAAAGGCTAAAAAATTAAAGAGAACCCGGATTGACAGGAAGTAACAAATCAGTTATATTATATATGTAAATAAAGAAAACACAACACACAGGAGAAACCTAATATGGAAGCTAAGAAAATTAGAACAGTTGAAAGTAGAATTATGGAACTTGAAGCAAATAGTGATGCTGATGCAGAACTCCTCAGCAGTGCGCTTGCTAGTATATATGAATTAACAGCTAAGGTAAATAAGCTAGAAGAAAAGGTAGCTAAGTTAGAAAAGGAAAATGAAAATCTCAATACATATGTAGAACAGGATATTGACACCAGACTTGAAGATGTTGAGTATGTTCTAGGAATGTATGAGGACCTCGAAGATCTTAATGAAGAAGATGAAGATTGTGGTGAAGGAGACTTTGGAGAAGAAGAAGCAGAAGATGAACACCATAAATCTGTAGCATCAATCTTAGGCGCATGCGAAGATGTTATTAAGAGTGTCAAGGAGTATCTTAAGGAGGATAAATGAAAATAAGAAGTGGCTTTGTGAGCAATAGTTCAAGTTCTAGCTTCATCTTAACTTATGATAAAAAAGGTGTAATAGACTCAGCCTCTAAGATTGTAGAGTATCTAAAGAATACAAAGGACAACTCTCGATTATACTTCAGAGGAAGAGAACTAAACGAAGGTGAAGATATCTTTGAGTTAGAAGACGAAGATGCTAGACTCATTAGATTATTCAGTGAACAGTTTGAAGATATAAATGAAGGAACGGAATCTAGAACGGATTACAGCTCTCCAGAGGAGTATACTGAGATAAATGTACCTAAGGTAAGACTATACACTAAAGCAGTCTTAAGTGCGGATCCTGCTGGCTTTGAATACTACAATTATGGTAAATATAATAATATTGTAGATATGTCTGACGTGGAACATCTAAAGCATGATATATCCTTAGCTGTACTAATAAATGGTCCAACTGACGAAGATAGGCAGAAAAATCCTCATATCGATGAAGATATTAAGGAGCAGAAAGAGTATGAGAGAATCTTCGAGAAGAGAATCACAGAATATAGACAGCAAAGAGTTAAGAATGTTAAAAACGAAGACACTCTATATCTTGTAAAGAATGGTTCCAATGTTAATGATATTGTAAGTGAGTTTGTAGATATTGATAATGAAGCCTTAGGAGATTGCTCAGCATCTTGGGAAGACTTCTCAGAGAGATACTTAGAGGATCCTACAATAGATCCTGAAGACTATAATCCTGACTACTACAAAGCTGCTCATAAATATATCCTAAAGGGTGATAACTATAAACTTAATAAGAGCTATATAGTTGTATACGATGAACTCCTCGAAGATAAAAATAAGATAATGGAGTATCTTAAAGATAATCTAGATAAAGACAACTACTTGGTATGGACTAACCCTGCTCTTAATGTTAAAAAGGAAGTCGTTGAAACTATCCTATACAATGTAGGTGGGGAAGAATATGAAGTACTTGAAAAACTTAACTTCAAAAATTGTAAGAAAAAAGCATACTTATATACTAATGCGGTTATATTATATAATGTAGAAGGCACAATAAGTAAGACAGGATCCTATATGTTAGGAGAAGGAAAAATTGCTTGTGTACCTAAAGGTGGGGACTTAAAAGACTTCAGGAAATACATGAAGGAAGAATCTACCTTGTAACGTTAAAAATATATGGTAATGTGTGAAGCCATATAAATCATCTCCTTAAAAAGTTTATAGTCCCCTCTTGATCTTAGGAGGGGATTATATTATAATATAGTAAAGGAGAGTAGGAAAAACTATGAAGATTGTTGAATCTAAAAATACGAACTTGTATAAGTATGAAGTAGCAGAAGACTCTAACTACAAGATCTTTGAGAGTGATAAAGCCCACTACGTCTTCGATAAGAAGACGGGGGTAATGATGAGTTGGGGAGAGACTATGACAGACGATCCTCAGGAGTTCCCTGTACCTACTATCCTAGATTTAGAGGTATCTACTAAGTGTAATAAGCCAGTACCTTGTAAGTTCTGCTACAAGAGCAATACACATAATGGGGATATAATGTCTCTAGACACCTTCAAGAAGATTATAGATACTATGAGTAGAGGCCTAACTCAAGTAGCACTAGGTTCGGGTTACTATGGTATAGAGAATCCTTATATCTTCGATATGATGGATTATGCTCGACTTAAAGGAATTATACCTAATATAACAGTTGGATGTGTTAGAGAAGACTTGGCTGACGACTATGCTAAAAGAGTAGGGGCAATTGCAATCAGTCGCTACGAGGACTCTGTAAACGATTGCTATAACTCTGTTAAAAGAATGACAGATAGAGGAATAACACAAACCAACATACATTATATGATCTGTGAAGAAACCTATAAGGGAGCTCTGCAAACATTAGAAGATGCCAAAACGGATCCTCGTCTTAAAAAGTTAAATGCAATAGTCTTCTTGTCTCTAAAAACTAAAGGAAGAGGCAATAGAGGGTTCACACCTCTAAGTCAAGATAAGTTCGATAATCTAGTAAATAAGGCAAAGGAATATAATATTGGTATAGGCTTCGACTCTTGCTCATCACTTAAGGCGTTCAAGGCTTATAAAGGAGATGCAAGTGTATCTAAATTGATTGAACCTTGTGAGTCAGGAAGTATAAGCTCCTATATAAATGTAAAAGGGATATATTATCCCTGCTCGTTCGCCGAAGGAACTAAAACAAATAATCTAAATTGGTCTGAAGGTATAGATGTACTGAGCTGTAAAGATACCAATGAGTTCTTGACTAAGGTGTGGTATAATAAAAAAACCAAGGAGTTCAGGAAGGCCTTGCGGGAATCTAGAAAGTGCAATGAATATGATTGTAGAGAGTGTCCTCTCTATAATGTGTAGGGTATAGTTGGGATATTAAGAACAACTTATGGAAAAAACCGAACTATATATAATAATTAAAGAGGTGAGATATGAACTTCGAGTTAGTAATGGCTTGTATGTGGGTATTGACGGGGGCGTTAATAGGAGGCTTAGGAACTCATAGAATTAGAGCTAGTAAGAAAAAAGGAATCCTCTTGGATAAGAAGAAAGCTGATAACTATGAGGTTATGAAAGGTATAGGATTAAGCTTGTGCTTGTTGGCTATACTGTTCTGGTTGCCTATGAGCTGCGTAGTGAAGACACTACATAAATAGGAAAAAAACTAGCGAAAATTATCTCCGAAATATCTCTGTGCTGAAAATTAACTAAACCAGGTTAGGAGGAGGTACTTGAAAAAGTACCTTAAAATAATCAGTCGACTTAGAGAAAAATATCAATATTAAAGTTATAATATATAATATAGGGGCGAACCCAAGTCGGTAGCAAGGGACTGCCTTATAAGCAGTGTATAGGAGGGTCCAACTCCCTCGGCTCCTAATAATCTAAAAAAAGTGGTAACTGCTTTGGATTGGAAATCCTAGAATGTTCCCACTCCTTAAATTAAAGTAAATAGGAGAAGTAAAGAAAATGGCTTATGAGAAAGTAGGGAAGTTCCACCCTGACAAACTAGCCGATAGAATTGCTGGTGCAATCGTAGACTTAGCTTACACTAAGAATGACAATCCTAAGGTAGCCGTAGAGGCACTATTGGGTCATGGAGTATGTGATGTTATAGTAGAGACATCTGAAGTACTAAGCCATGAAGACATCAAAGCTATTGTACATAGAATAGCTGGTGATAGTGTTGATGTTATTGTTAGAACATATCCTCAAGATACTCACCTTGCAAATAATCAGAAAGGTGAAATTAGATGTGGTGATAATGGGATCTTCAAAGGCATGCCACCTACAGAAGAAGAGAAAACCTTATCTAAGATAGCAAGAGAGATTAATGAAGAGTACCCTTATGATGGTAAGTATATCCTGGATGAGAAGACTAAAAAGTTAATTATATGTCAGAGTAACATTAAGCCAGAAGACGAAGAAAAGCTTAAGGAAAAATACTCTGCCTGGGGATATGATGTGGTAGTTAATCCAATAGGGTCCTGGACAGGTGGTATCGATGTAGATGCAGGCGCGGTCAATAGAAAACTTGGCTCGGATATGGGAAGAGGGGTTACTGGAGGCGGTATTAATGGTAAAGATATCTCTAAAGCTGATGTCGCTTGTAATATATGGGCAGCTGTTAGAGCTATGGAGTACAATAAGCCTGTAGAACTATACTGTGCAATTGGTGATACTGAAGTTACAGGCAGAATAGGACATAAAAAAATTAGAGTGCCTTATAAAGAGATTGCCGACTTTGCAAAAAGCTACGTAGATGGCTTAGGTGGGTTTGAGGCTCTATCAGAATGGGGCTTGTTGTAATTCAGTGAAATAGTGGAGTCATCAAGAAGTTCGATGGGGAATTAAAGGAAATATAAGAAATGCAAAAAGAGGAGAGCGTAAAAACTCTCCTCTATTATTCTAGAAAAGGATTGATCTAATAGATAAAGTATGTTATGATTATATTGTGAGGGAAAGGTAAGAAGAATAGGTGAAGAAAAGGACTAGACAAATCCTAAAGTAAGAATTATAATATATTATATAGGAGAAAGGCAAAGACGTGGGAACAACTATGACCATAAAAGACTTAAGAGATTGGCTTGATAAAAACAAAAACTTCGATGATGAAGAACTAGTAGTATATCTACCTGAAGGAGGCGACTACTCAACTGCCTCTATATCTAATGTAGGAATATCCCCGACAGGGAAACTAGCTCTAATAAGTGACGATGATTATATTATGGGATTTGGGTATCCAGAAGACAGTGAGGAATACAACGAGGAGTTCAACAGCTTCAGGGATTGTGTAGATGAGAATGCTGTGGACAGAGTAGAAGATTATGCCAATAAGGGTAAAGCTCTATGTGAGGAGTTAGTTAACCTATTATCTGCAATTCTAGATGAAGTAGAGTGAAAGAGGAGAAGGAATTATGTACGCAAATGAACTAGCTAACAAAAAAATAAGTATGACGAGTTATGATACTAAGCAGCTTGACAACATAGCTACTAATGCATACCCTAATACAGTAGTAGACAATCGTTATAGCGATGCCTCCTATAATACAACTGTAAATCCAAAATCAGGTAAGTTTGATATCTTCGGCAAAGATAAACATGAAGAAAATAAGACAGCTAAGTATGAGATGACTGTAAAGGACCTCCTAAATATAATCAAGGCAATAGAGACAGGCAGGTTGGAAGGTGTCATAGAGTGTTGCGATAGAAGGAATTATGAAGAATTGGGTGAGGATGCTTGGTATCCAATATCTAAAGCAACTCTACTAGAAAGTGACTTAACTAGAAACTACTACCGCATTAGAGAAGTAGGTAATGAGGATAAAGATAATCTAATGAATCACTACGAACTAGCAAGATGGTTAGCAGCTAATAAAGGTGAATATAGAAATAATCATGGATTAACAGGTACAAGTTTAGACTACTTAGATGATGAGGAAACCAAAGTTGCTAAAGAATATAGAGTAAGACCTTGGGGGTCTAAATTGTGGATTAAACCTTATAAGACCTTATATACAGAAACCTTCGGAGATAAAGAAGTATGAAAATATCACACGAGTTCCCCTTGCAGTTCTACCTTAACGGTGTGGCAGAAAGCTTAACAGATTATGACTATTGTCTAGTACATAGATATATTGAAAATAAAGAATATAGAGACTATATGAGAGGCCAGGTAGCTAAGGGTAGAACAGTGTACCTGGATAACTCCCTCTATGAATTAGGTAAGGCTTGGAATGATAGAGAGTATGCTAAAATTATAGAAGAGTTAAAACCTACATGTTATATGCTACCTGATGTCTTCAATGATTGTGAGGCTAATATTAAGTCTCAGGTAGAGTTCTATGAGAAGTATAAGTTCCTGGAAAGCACCCCTATTGCAATACCTCATGCAAGCTCCATGACAGAGATGATCTTAGCTACCCACAAATTGTGTAAAGTAATGTCTCCTGAAGTTATGATTGCTATACCATTTGCTGATAAGTCCTTCAAAAATGATCAGAGATTGTCAGGTAGATACTTCAAACCAGAAGATGTACCTTATATCCCTCTGAGGCAGGCTCTTAATCGTAAGGTGTTCCTGGAAGTTACGGCTAGTGAACTTAAAACACGTAAAGTACACTTGCTAGGTTGTAAATCACTGGAAGAGTTCAGCTTGTGGAAAAGTTTAAAGTCTTATGATAAGAGCTTTGTGGCATCCGTAGATACAAGTCACCCCGTTGCTATGACTCTGGAAACTAAAGAAACTGCCCTCCTTAGAAATACCTACGAAGGAATAAGCGAAGGAGATTATCTAACTGGGACGTTCACGTCGACTACAAGAGCTCAGGACTTTGAAGGTGTGGATGCTAAAGAAATTAAGATGCCTATGAGTGTCTATAAGCCTATATACCTAATAGATAAACACTTTGAGGATCACTTCGATATGACTAATGTGTTGCCTAGACTTAATAAGAATGTGGAGTACTTCAGAGAAAAAATAAGAGAGTGGGAGATGAGTTAAAAAGTATGAATGAATTGTATGAGAGGGTGAAAGAATGTAAGAAACAAGGATTATCGGATGAAATAATAGTTATTAAACTCTTAGATAAAAATACATCTTCTAGAGATATCCTTGAAGAACTTAAAGAATATAATAATAGAGAAAAGTTAGCCTCACACTTAAAAGTTTGGGCAAGAACTCAAAAAATAGTAAATAAGCACAATGAATATGGAATCCCAATGATAGATAAAGATGAGGATTGGTGAAATGTATATGTCAATTAAGCTCCATGAGATGGCAAAATATGAATATACTCTTGAAGAGGTTTTAGATTATGAGAAAAATAATAAAAATAGTTTGAGAGGATGTAATACATATGAGATATACTACGCTTATATAGGGAGATATGATCAGCCGGGGGTATATGATAAAAGGCCTTGTGTTGTAATAGAAGACTTAGGAGAAAATGTACTTGTGGCTAAAATTACAAGTAAGAGCAAAAATAGTCCTAGGAGATACTTAATTAAAAATTACAGAGGGCTGAATATAGAAAATCCTAGTTATATAAAACTGGACGAAGAATTATATACAATAAGTAAAAAATGGCTGACACTCTTTTGTGGAGATATAAAATATTCAGATGCCTTAGAGATAGAAAAATTGATAGGAGTTAAAAAGTATGAATGAATTGTATGAGGGGGTGACTTCACCATAATATAGGACTTAGAGGAAAATTGCTGAGCTTAATCGTTATATTAATATAAAGGAGCCTTGAAAATGAAAAATATACATATATCCTTAACAGGTGCAGCTTGTTCAGGTAAAACAACGCTTATGAATGCCTTGGCAAAAGAGTATCCTGAATTTGAAGTACAGAATGAAAGTGTTAGATATCTTAAAAATCAATATGGCATGGACTTCAGGTCAGGTAATGCAGCGTTGCAGTTATCTCTATTACATCTACAAACTAAGTACCTCCTAACTCCAGGGTATTATCTATTAGATCGCTCAAGTGTAGACTCTTGGTCTTATACTCAGTATTATAAGGATAGAGGTCAGAGCGATATTGAATCCAATGTACTTAAATATGTGGAAGATGAATCTAGAAAAAATGCCCAGGAACTAATTGATCTCATTATATATCTTAGACCGGGCGACTTCGAGTTAGTGGAAGATGGGGTAAGAATTACAGATAAAGATTATATTAAGAATACCGATCTAGAAATGGAGAAGACTATTAAGAGGTGGAGGCTTGAAAATAAAGTAATTGAACCTCATGGATCTGTGGAAGAAAGAGTTGAATATTGTAAAAAATATATTGATGAATTAATTGCAAAATAAGGGAAGACTACTTAGGTAGTCCCTTATATTATATATATCATCGCGTTTTTTGGGAAGCTTTAGCGCGTTAAATCAAACAAATCCCGCTTATATGGAATGTTATTCCTTTGCGGCGAATTAAAACTTACCCAAAGGAATTAATAATATGGAGAAAATTGATAAGATTATCAAATATGATGATCGCTCCAGTACAGTGGATAATCCTTTTGGGATTGTTAAGAAGGCCGTTTGCTTGGTATCAGGAGGCATGGACTCCGCTACAGTATTATGGCATACGGTTAAGAATTTAGGGGCTGATAATGTTAAGGCTCTATCTATCCATTATGGCCAAAAAGGGTCTATCGAATTACAGCATGCTAAAAAAGAATGTGAGCAGCTTGGCGTTGAAAGATTTGAAATGGATCTCTCTGATATCTTTAAGTATAATAAAGATTACTCCTCTTATATAAAAGGATCCTCAAAAGAAATTGAAAGTAAGGGTTACTCAGAACTTATAGAAGAAAAGTTGTCTAAAGGAGAAGCTCCTATCAGCCCAGAATATATCCCCGCTAGAAACCCTCTACTCCTTAACGTAGCTGCTTCAATTGGATTACAATTATTCAATAATCAGAAATTTGCTATTGTTCAAGGTATACATGCAGATGATGTTATGAAGGATTCAGTAGGCAACTCTGCTCCTGTATACCCTGATGCAGTGGCAGCCGGCTCTAAAATTTACATGGTTGATGGATCTTCTAAAAACATTGAAGATGTAGAAATAGGCGATGCTGTTTGGGGTTTTGATGAAAACACTCAAAAAATCAGTAGATCTATAGTTGTGGACAAAATAGATCAGGGTATTAGACCAGTATATCAGGCAGGCCCTACAAAAGTTTCTGAAAATCATTTAATGTGGATGAAAGGAAAGAATTTTCCTATCTTTAGAAGATACTCAGAATTAAAGAGAAAAGACCCTTACTATGAAGGCTGGTCTTGGGATGCAGAGCCTTTTAATGTTGAAAATGAGGAAGATTATATTAACGGCTACTTGAGGGGTTTTCTCGATGGCGATGGTTATATAGGATCGAACGGATACATTTCAATAAGTCAGAAGGATAAATCAGTTCTCGAGGAGTGGTTACAATTAGCAGATTTAACAAATTTAGCTTTAGATTCTTCAGCAAAGGGTAGACTCCGCTCGATTTCACGAAAGATTAATGGTATATACGAATGCTACATTTCAAGAGAAGCTTCCGATCTCTTAAGAAGGATTGAATATAAAGATAGTAGGGATTATGCTGCAGGTTATTTAAATGGTATGATAATTGCTGAAGGTAATTACACATATAATCCTAGCTCAAATATGGGTGCTTTGGTCTTTTGTCAATCAGTAGAAGTTAATCCTCAAAAAGTAGATCTAATAGATAAGTACTTAGCTATTGTAGGATGGCATTGTAATACCTATATAGATAATCACCATTGTAAAAATTGGAAATTTTCTAAGGCTTGGAGGATTCCTCTTAAATATGGAGCTGGAAAATTAAATATATTAAGATCTAAAATGGAGGATCATTTAAAGGTAAAAACCTTAAAAGGTATAAGAATATTAGGAATTAATCAGCAAGAATCACTAGGCGAGGAACATTGCTATGACTTAACTACTACATCAGGCTCTTTTATTTCCGATGGGCTGTTAGTTCACAATTGTTCTCAGGACTTTGCGAATGCATATAATAAAATGATTCAATATGCAACTGCTGGACTTGTATATATCTACACTCCTCTTGCTAATAAGACAAAAGCACAGGTAGCAGAATTTGGTATTGCAAATGGTATGACTAAGGCTGACTTTAAAAATACATGGTCTTGTTATAGCGGAGCTACACATTATGACGCTAAAGAAGGGGAAAACGACCCTAAAACAGAAGATTCTTATTTATGTGCAACTTGCCAGGATAAATTGAGAGCTCTCGTTAAAGGTGCAAATTATACCGTTGAGGATATTCTAAGTCAATTTGATGTTCCAAGGGAATATGCAGAATTAAAATATAAAGAATATAAGGGAGTCTGAAAATGAACGAAACTAAAACAACAAAATCTTCGGATGTTAAGTTTGTAGAATTATCGCTATGTATTGCCTTTGTGGTTATTAGTATTGTATCTAACGTAATTGCTGGTAAAGTAATTAAGTTACCATTTGGTCTTACAGTAGCAGGTGCAAGTTTGTTGGTACCGTTCTATTGTATCTTAGATGACCTCAATACTAACTGCTTAGGATACGGCTCGGCCAAACGATGGACCTGGCTATCCTCAGCAGCTAACATCTTCATGTCATGTATGTTTGCTCTTATATGTATCTGGCCAAGCCCTGAATATATTGACTCAAATGCATATAGTACAGTATTAGGCCAGTCTATTAGAGTAGTAGTAGCCTCTCAACTTGCGTTCCTAGTATCATCGTTCCTCAATAGTTATATTGTATCTAAGATGAAGGCTAGTTATGTTGATAAGGGCGGTGATACTAAAGACAAGTGGCATATCTTCTTCAGAACATTTGGATCCTCAATTCCCGCAGTATTAGTGGATGCCTTCATCTTCAACCTTATTGCGTTCACAGGTAATATGCCTATGAGTACGGTTCTGGCTATGGCCCTTACTCAGTGGGGAGTTAAATTACTCGTAGAGCTTGTAATGCAACCTGTCTTGGTTAATATCATACCTTGGTTCATTAAAAAGACAGGTAAGGATGTCATTGACAGAGAAGGATTCAATCCATTCAAAGTTGATTAGTGGCGAACTAATATGAAGTTATATTAATATATACAAGGGAGATAGTAGATCTCCCTTATAATATAGGTGGTGTTTTGACTTCGGTATTCCACCTCAAAAAAACAGCTAAAGGAGAAAATAATGATTAGCAATCACAAGATCCCTATAATGGAGATCTTTAAATCAATTGATGGGGAGGCTTTTCATTCTGGACAAGCTACCGTATTTGTACGCACTTTTCAATGTAATCTAAGATGCGTTTATTGTGATACCAAATCCTGTTGGAATCTAAAAGAGTATGAGAAAGTCTATCATAAAGAACCTCAAATGATGACTGCTAGAGAAATTTTAGATAAAGTAGAAGAATTAGAAAAAGATTTTAAATATAAATCTATTTGTCTGACAGGCGGTGAACCTCTCTTGGAAGAAAATCAAGATTTTATAATTGAACAATTAATCCCTCTATTCCTAGAAAAAAACTACGCAGTAAATATTGAGACAAATGGAGCTGTAGATTATAAAAGAATCAAAGATACTTTTGGAAATCCGGAAATTTTGGATAGTTATGGTAATAGAAAAGGTGTAACATTAATCACCGATTGGAAATTGTATTCTTCTAAAATGTCTAGAAAAATGATTGAAAACAATCTTAAGATTCTCTCTGAGTATGACCTTATTAAGTGTGTTATTTCTGATAAGGAAGAAGATTGGGTAGGATTCGAAAGAATATGTAAATCTGGAACAAAAGCTAAGATATACCTATCTCCTATGTTTGGAGAAGTTACAATGCATAGGATACCAGAATTTGTATTCAATCATCCTCAATATGATATAACTTGTCAGCTTCAACAGCATAAGTTTTTTTGGGATCCTAATCGGGTTTCTGTGTGAAGAGGGGAGATAAAAAATTATGTATACTCTAACTACAGAAATAGAATTGCCTATAGCTCATTGTCTTTATAATGGTGCTTATTCAGGATTATGCGTAGGTAATGTTTACAGAGATAAAACCAATGATGGGGATTCAGATAGGTACGATTTAGGAGAAAATATCCTTCCCGTATTGCATGGCCATCAATATTTTATTACAGTTGATCTTATTATGGATGATAATAAGCTCAATGAGGATAGCATGCTTATTGATTTTAAATTATTTAAAAAAATAATTAATAAACATTTAGGTAAATATGATCATAGTATGATTTTATCAATGAATAATCCTTTAATTAAAATTTATGCACAAAATTTTAAAGACAACGGAGTAGACTTGAGTAGATCACGCCTTTATATATGGGGAGAAAAAGAAAATCCAACAGCAGAATATATGGCGAGAAGATGGTGGTTTGAACTTTTTTCAGAATTTCAAAGACATCAAGTCCCTTTGAAAAATTTAAAAATTTCAGTGGGAGAAACCCCTAACAATATATGTTCTTTTAGCTTATCTGAAAATGAAGCCGAATATTACTCTAAAACACCAACATACATAGATCAGATAGTTTGTGGTATTTATAAAATTTCAAATTTAAAAACAGGGAAATCTTATATAGGAAGATCCTCAGATATTTTAAATAGGTGGAGACATCATTTAAAAGAAGGGACTAAAGGGAATCCTTTCGACTTTATTTTAAGAGAAAATTTTAATCCTTTCGATTGGGATTTTTCTATTTTAGAAGAATGCAATCCTTCAGAATTAAATGAGAAAGAAATTATTTGGGAAAATCTTTATGGCACAATAGAAAATGGTTATAATGAAGCTGCCTGCGGTAAAGGAAAACCTTATTTAGAAGTAAAATCTTCAGAGGGAATAAAAGAAAGAAGAATAAAAAATAATAGAGAAGCTTGTAAAAAGAAAAGATTAGCACACCCGGAGGTAAGAAGAGCATCTGATAAAAAATATGAAAATACTCCTTGTAAGGATCCAGTATCTAATGAAAATGTCACACTGACAGCTCTTCGGCGCAGAATGAAAGATCACCCAGAAAGATATAAAGGATATAAAACGGCTCCTTATTATAAAATAACAAAATAAAGAGGTTAATAAAAATGGAAAGAAATTATAAAATAACAGAAAAAGAAATAGTTACAAAAAATATATTCAACGAAAAAGATGAGAAGATGGTTAATCACTTAATCCACAAAATGCTGGGGTTAGACGACTCAGTTGAATTAGATGATAATCTCAAGGAATCACCTCATCGCTGGTGTAAGCTCTGGACTGAAATGACAGAGGGTTATAGAACAGATCCAAAATCTTATTTGGAAAAGTGCTTCCCATTGGACACACCTAACATGGCAGACGATCCTGAAAAGTTCAATGAAGAAAAAACAGCATCTCTATACCAGAACGGCATAGTAATGGTATCTACAGAAGCTTGGTCGAATTGCATACACCACCTAGCTCCTATGCATGGGGAAATATTTGTTCTCTATATACCTGATAAAAAGGTAGTTGGTCTCTCTAAGATTGTTAGAATGGTTAAAATGTACGGAAGAAGATTAAATCTTCAAGAGGGCTGGATGAATAATATAGCAGATGCTATGATGGAAGTACTCGAGCCACTAGGAGTTATGGTGTACTTCAGAGATATGACTCATAGTTGTGTAGCAATGCGAGGAAGTGCTGAGCAGACGAGCAGAACAAATTCAATAGCTGTGCGAGGTGTCTTCATTGATCCTAAAGTAAAAAATGAAGGATTGATGTTAGTTAATAATTCAAAATAATTTATTGCAAAATAATTTATTGAGGCGGGGATGTCACAATGTTTATGATAGGTGAACATGTTTGTGAAAAAATTTCCACTAAATAAATAAGGAGAAGGGCCTATGATGTCTCAATAGGCCCTAAAAATTATTTTGGATAAAATATTAGTTGCAAATTTAATGGAAGAATTAAATTCCTTAGGATACAAATTCCGAGGATATTTTTTCAGAAAAAGCCTATCGTCAAATGTCAATATTATTGAAGAAAACAATCAATATTATATTGAAAAGAAAGACTATGATCTTATGAAGAATTTTTATAAGGCCCATAAGGAAAATAGTTTACTATCAAAAGCAGAGTTTGTTAAAGCCTTAGGCGGAGCTTTATTTTGTGAAAAAAATAATTTTTTCAATATAAAGCCTTCTTTTGAATTAAAAAAAGGAGATTTTTTTCTTAAAAGTGATTTAGAAAAAGCCCATAATTATATTGATGAAAAATTAAAGAATATTGAAATTGCAGACTCTTCCTGGACCCCTCTCAGTAAATTCTTAAGGAGTAGTCACATGGATAAATCCGTAATAATTTCCAGCATAAGTTACCTTGGATATGAAAAAGAAGATGTTATAAAAAAATTACGCAAAGAAAATTCTGGAAAATTATTTTTAGCTATAAAAGAAAGTGTCTCCCAGGAAATTTTAACCCTAAAAGAAAAATACTCAGTGGCTGAGCTCAGCGAATTAAAAAGAAGAGATTCATGTCTCAAAAGATTTGGGGCTATTAATAATTCATGTACAGCCTCTTGGAGGGAACAAGTCAAAGAAACCTCCTTGAAAAATTGGGGCACAGAACATCCCTGCCAAAGTGAAGAAATCAAAGAAAAAACAAAAGAAAATTGTCTGAAATTATATGGGGTGGAATCAACAAATCAGCTCGAGTGGAAAAAAGAAAAAATAAAAAAAGCTGTTAAAGAAAAATATGGAGTTGATAATATTTTACAAGTTCCTGAAATACGTCAAAAAGGTCTAGAAACAAAAAGAAAAAAATACGGAGAAAATTTTGAAGTATTAACAGCAAGTCAAATACAGCTTCGAGAGAAAAATAAAAGAAAAGAGCAAGAAAAATTACAAGAAAAATTGGGCTTCAGTTTAATTTCAATTATAGATGCAGGAAATTCATTGCACAGAGATACTCCTACTTTAAGAAATAAAATTAAATTATGGGATTTTAAAATTTATAAAGGAAAATTAAATCAATATATATCTTTTTCAGATTTTGAAATTATAAGAAAAAAATATGATTTAAGTGCGCACTCTTCAAGCTCTACTGAGGAATTAGATCTATTAGAATTTGTAAAGAGTATTTATAAAGGAAAAATAAAACATAATTGCTGGGATGTAATTAAGCCTTTAGAATTAGACATCTATATACCCAACAAAAATATAGCTATAGAATACAATGGACTGTATTGGCACAGTGATGCTTCGAATCTTAAAAAAGGGGAAATACCTGATAAAGAAAAAATATCTAAAAATATAAATAGGCATTTAATCAAAACAATAGATTGTGAGAAAAAAGGTATAAAACTTCTGCATATCTTTAGCGATGATTGGGAATATAAAAAAGAAATAGTAAAATCGATAATTGCCACTTCTCTGGGAGTATTTGCAAGAAAACTAAATGCAGAGGACTGTAGAATTGAAAAAATTCCTTTAGAAATTTATAAAAATTTTTTAAACAAAAATCATCTCCAGGGTTATGCTTACGCTAACATAAGAGTGGGGCTTTACTATAAGGGGGAATTGGTGCAATTATTAGGAATTAATTCAAAAGGTAACCACTCTAAAAAACCTGAATTAGTTAGGGTAGCAAACTCTCTTAATGTTCAAGTTGAAGGAGGATTTTCAAAATTATTAAATTATATAGACAGTACTTTTTCCTTCAAAGAAATAACATCTTATATTAATAGATCCCTATATTTAGAAAATAGCTATCAGATTAATAATTTTAAAATAGAAAAATATAATAAACCCTCCTATTCTTATATAAACCAATCTTCTCCTGAAAAAATTCGTATTCCTTATTATAATTTTATGAAAGAAAAAATAAAGAAAGCATATGAAAAAGGAGAATTAAAATATTGGGATTCAGAAGAAACGGAAGCTCTTAATATGTATAAAAATGGCTACTATAGAATATATGATTGTGGGACAATTCAAGTAACAAGATCCTTGAACTAAAACAGCTACACTACATGGTAGGCTCAGAACCGTAAGTGATCTTAGAAAAGAGTTCTACTCACTACTAGAAAAATAAGTGAATAATCAAAAGAAAAAAGGGGGAGAGAAATCTCCCCCCTTAATTATGGATCAAAATTGTGAATAATTACAAATAGGGGCTTGACATAAAAATAGTAGTGAGGTATAATTATATCATAATTAAGAGGAGGTTCAAAAATATAAATTATGAGCAATGTAGAAGAGATTATCAGACTGTATAATAAAGCCCAAAATCATTTAGAGGATGAGTCACTTAAAAAGGAAGATGGTGAGTATCTTAGCAGATTCTATGAAGGTCTTAAGAGTAGCTTCGAATACTTAATAGAGCAATTTGGTGGGAATGTAACTTATGATAGAAACCATAGAATGACTGAATTACGGTTACCTAACATTAAAGAGGCTGACTCATCTGCTATAAATTCTATTATAGATATGGCAGAGGAAAACGGTAAGTTCTACTGCTCAAAGGAATGTCACTCTCTAAATCGTAGAATGAAAATCTCTGAGTTAATCAGATCTCTAGAGGAAGCTAAAAAGGAACACGGAAACATAGAAGTCAGAGTACAATATAGAGATGATACCATGGACTACGAAGGTAAGGATATGTTAATAAAAGACTACTACGATGAAGAAGAAAACATCTACGTATTGTAAGGGTCTTAAAGGTAGCTTTGGGCATCTGATAAATAAAGGAGAATCATTAAAACATGACTAATGTAAAAGCAATTACAAGAGTATATAACAGAGCGATAGATCACTTAGAAAAAGAAGAGTTAAGAAGAGAAGATGGCAAGTATATCAGCAGATTCTACGTAGGCTTAAAAGACAGCTTTGAATACCTAATAAAGTACTTTGAGGGCAGGGTAACCTATGATGCTTATCATAAGATAGTAGAATTATATATACCTGAAATTAAGAAAGTAGATCCCTCTATTGTAGAGCTCTTCATGAAAAATCATATTGTTGCCGCTAAATTCAATACCCCTCAATATGAAGAAAGATACGGAAATGAAGGTTATCCTAGAGGCTTCTCCCATAATGTATTACAGTTCATGGAGTTTGTAGGTTATAGTCCAAAGTGGAAGAGTGAAGTATCTAAAGATGTACTATTAGGGTTCGTTGCAAAGAATAAGTGAAGCAGGGCTTGACAAAGATCATATAATATAGTATTATATAATTGTAAGGAGATAACGAAATGAGATTATCTAAGTTAATTGAAATATTAGAAGATGCAAAAGAAGAACATGGTGATATAGAAGTTAGAATACAGTATATTGATGAGTCTGGGTTCAGTCGCAAAGGCGATAATATTAACAACTACTACGATGAGGAAGATGGAACTTATACCCTCTGAGGGAGAATGAATATGGCAAATACAACAAATGATAATGTAGTAGTTACAAAGATGGTTAAAAAGTGTGCTTGGTGCCATGAAGACATCGATGTGCAAGAGTTCAGAAGTGAGAATCCTAAATACTGCTACTACACAGGAAATTATATAGCAGAAGAAGACGGTAAGTTCTACTGTTCAAAGGAGTGCTACTCTCTGAGTCACAGAACGAAAATCTCTGAGTTAATTAAATCCTTAGAAGAGGCTAAAAAGAAGTATGGGGACGTAGAGGTCAGAGTGCAATATAGAGATGATACTATATTCTATGAGGGCATGGATATGGTAGTGGAGAACTACTTCGATGAAGAAGACAACGTCTACGTATTATGAGGAGTTAAAAAAATGTTTATAGTGCTAGAACATATAGATGGGGCAGGGGGGACAACACAAGCAAAAGCCTTAGCCACTTACTTAAAGAATATAGAAATCCCTGTAGAAGTAACAGCCGAACCTACGACTGAAAGTAAGTATGGTAGAGTTCTAAGACTAATGCAGAGGGGATATGAGTTAAAAGAAGCAATGGATAACCTAGCCCTAAAAGAGGAGGATATGGAAATTGCAACCCTTATAGAGCTCCTATATAAAAAGTATGATGTATCAAACAAACAGATCCTCTATAGTACCCTCTACACCTTAGATAGAGCTCAGCATATTAGAAAGATTAAATCTCTATTAAATAGAGGTACCTGGGTTATATGTGATAGATATAAGTTATCGTCACTGGCATATCAAGGTATTGCGAAAATAGGAGAATCTGAAGAATCTACTCGTCTAAAACAAGAAGGCATTATGGAAGCAAATAGCGGGTTTAGAGATCCTGATCTCAGCATCCTCCTAGATATTCCTGTTGAAGAGTCCCTTAGAAGAATAGATAAAAGAGGGGAGACTAAAGAGATCTTTGAGAATAAAAAAACTCTAGAAGCTGCTTATAATATATATAAAGACTACTTTGAGGACAGTAATAATTGGAGTGACACTAAAAAGAGATGTATAATAGATGCAACTCAGACACCTGAGAAGGTAACAAAAGAAATTATAAGACAGATTTGCGCTAACTTCGGGAGGGATTAAAAATGCATGACTGGGACTTCGATATAACGTTCTGCAATGGTGAGACTACTAAAAAAGTATGTCCTGTGAGAGATACTTGTAAAAGATACTGGACTGAAAAACATACGGGGGAAGCAGAGAGGCTGGGATTAAAGTATCACTCCTTCTTCTTGTGGGATAATCCAGACGAGATTACTGATAAAGGTTGCAAATACTATTGGGAGAAGCCTAATAATGAGGCTAACCGAAACGAGTAGTCTGTATAAGCTTAAAGATATCTTAAGATATCCTCTACAGCAGAAAGCAAAACTCTCAGGTACTTGTGGGGGTATGGTAGTGAGCATATACTAACAAAAGTTCAGGAAGAAGAAAGCTCTAGGAATATAAGAAGTGCACTCATAAAGGGAGGGAATAAAAAATGAAAATAAGAAATGGCTTTGTAAGTAATAGTTCAAGCTCTAGCTTCATTGTATACAAGAAAAGTAATATAGGTAACTTCGATTATAAATCTGCCAAGTCTTATCTGGGAGAAAAATGTGACAGTCTCTGCACTTACTTCAAATGTATTGAAAATGATCATAACTTCAAAGAATACTCTATGATACTCCCAATAAGTAAAAAGGGCGTTAACAAAAACTTCGGCTGGGAGTTCGAAAGATATTATAGCTTTGAAGACAAAGTCAACTTCATGTATCTCCAAATGCAAGAAATCTTAAAAATAACAAACATAAAGTTATTATATCTCAGAGATGGCGATGGTCATTGGGAAGATCCTAAATATCTTGAACTTGAGAACTTAAATGATAAGGTAGGTAATGTCCTAACCTCATTAGGTTGTGCCTTAAAAGAGATATGTGTTGGATGTAATGATCTTGACAGAAAGGAAGAAAATAATAAGTGGTGCTTCGATATATATACAGATTATAACCAACTATACGGAGACTCTGCTTGCATGGTAGATCCCTCCTTTGAGCCCTTCGAGATTGATCATCAATCATTATGGACTGATAAAATGCACTTCGAGGAATTAATGACCTTCTTGGACAAGCTAACCACTAAAGAAGGTATACTAAATTATCTACTAGGCGACTCATACATACAAGGTGGAAACGACAACGAACCTGCAGAAGACTTAACCCCTGAATATATAGAATCCAAGAGGTATGTGAAAAAATACCTAGAGGAGACATGTGGTAAAGAGTGTGCTGATAGGTTCGAAGGAATGTACATGTGAAGGAGGATCAAACAATGCAAAAAATCTTAAAATATATAAAAATAGGGCTTGTGTTATTAATTAAGGAATTAGCTCGACTTGTAAGTGCAATGGCGTTAACAGCACTCATTATGTTCTTGATACCTGGTTATCTAGAATATAAATCTCTAAACCTAATGCTTATAATCTTTATGATGAATATAACTCTACTGCCTATATGGGGTGGGTTTGTGTCTAAATGTCTAACCTACTTATACTACTGGTTGTTTGCCGGAGACTCGGATAATGACTTACTAGACTTAAGCGAATATGAGCCACAATACTTCTCCTTTGAAGAAGATGGCCATAAGCCTAAATCATTAAGTAATATAGAAGAATTATATACTAAACATGCCAATAATAGATCCGGGATGAACAAGGAGTATAATAAGGGCTACATCTCAGGCATAACAGATACTCTTAAAGAGATGAGCCTAGATTACCTAGAAAAAGATGATAATGAAGGTAATGCTATCTTAAATATCAGAGGTATTGACAATGCCTACATTATAGATATGGAGTCTGAGGAAGGTAATAAGGCAAGTAGCAAGGAATCTAAAAATGGATAATATATGCATAGACGGAAATAACCTAACATGTATAGCTTACTCGACACCAGTACCTGGAATAGATAGCGCCTTAGAGAGGACGTATAGTGTTCTATCTAGGATGCTGGGTAAACTTAAGCAAAAGTATGACGGCAACTTCTACGTATGCTGGGACACTAGAGGAGGTACTACATTCAGGAAACAAATAGACTCAAATTACAAGGCTACTAGAGACCCCTCTAAGTTTGACTTCACTGTTATTGAGAAATGTAAGGTGCTATATGAAGACTTCGGGATTAAATCTATAAATATACCTCAATGTGAAGGTGACGATGCACTGTTTGTATTATGTAAATACCTGAGGAAGAAGGATCCTCAGAGTAATATAGTAATAATATCTAGAGACAAGGACCTCTTACAAATTGTGCAGAAGGGTTATGCTAATACTCAATATGATCCTGTTAAGAAGAATAATATAGTGCCACCTTGGTATGATGTAGTTAAGTATAAAGCACTAGTAGGAGACAGTTCGGATAATATATCGGGAGTAAAAGGAATTGGACAAAAAGCTGCTATTAAAATTATATCGGGAATGAAAACCCTAACTGAGGAACAAGAGATCCAATATCAGAAGTGCCTAAAATTGGTTGATGCAACTATGAATCCCAACTTCGAAAAAAATTATAGCTTAGTTGAAACCTTAAACCTGTAAAGGTTAAATTACATTAGAACATAAGCACTAATTAAGTAGCTACTATTATCTACTAATATATTGTGGCTAAATTATCGTGAGGAATAATCATGGAAAGTAATATCAGGAACTCCAAAGAAGAAATTGTAAAAAAGAAATTAGGAAGTGAAGATATAGATCTCAGCAACGTTAAAGAAGAAGATCTTGACAAAGCTATCACTGATGAAGATAAAAAGAACCTTATAAAAGATGAAACTCAGACAAAAGATCTAGACTTAGACAATCTTAAAGATGATCAACTAGATAATCTATTGGGCCATCTTGACTTTGAGTCTAAGGGATCGAGCTTGGCAGAATCCATAGATGATGCAGTAGCTTATATGATAAGAGACGGATATGAAGATAAGACTATCTGTGATGTCTTGAAGAACTATGTACAGCTTAAGACAGATGAGGCTGAGAAAATCTATAATGATATCTCCTCTACACTTGAAATGGTAGTAGATATTGATGACAAAAAATCAAAGGATACGCCTCATATTGAGGACCTAGAAAAGAGTGAAGGCGAGAAAGTCAAGGAACCTGACTTACCCGAAGTAGAATATGGCTATGAAAAAGAGGCTAAGAAAGAGCCGGAAGCTGAAGACATATCCACTAAAAAAGAAGAAAAGGTAACTAAAGACTTAAAAGAAAGTGCCGATGAAGTTATCCACTACTATTATAGAGGGGAAGAAATCTCTGGAGATGAAGCAGAGAAGCTGCTTGGACTTAAAACACTGAATGATTATATCAATGAAGCTCAGACTATGTACGTGATTGACCCTGCAGGAAGTGAGAAGAATGGTGTTAAGTGGGATGACTTCACTATAAAAATTGACTAACCCCTCCTTAAAAAAATATAATGAAAACGATTGACCTCTCAGCAATGAGAGGTTATAATATATACATACTAGGAGGACTTAGAATTATGGAAAGAAGAAATGAATGTAGATATTGTGGTAGAGTGGCACATGGATATGGTTGTGGCTTAAGTCCTAATCACTATCATATGGAAGAAGGTGATCCAGATCATTGTGTCTGGTGTGGCTCAACAAGTTATGGTTATAGCTGCGGGCTCAACCCAACAGGAATGCATGTGCATGTGCATGGGCATGGAGATGGTAAATGTATCTATTGTGGTAAACCATATCAACGAGGTAGACGTTGTCCAGCATCGCCATCAGGCCTCTGTGAAGCATAGGATAAGAAAGCAACTTATTATATATAATGAGGAGTTATAAAAATGCCAGAATCATATGAGAGTTATAGATTAAGAGCCTTAGAGGCTGAAAGAAGAAGCCTACAGGCTGACTTAGTTAAATATATCAAATTAGCTTATAAAGACGGGAATATAGACAGCACATCATATACAAATCTAATGAAACAGCCTTCTGTGCAGGATATGGCATTGGGATTGATAAGTGATCTCTACCATAAAATAGATATCTTGAAATTAAAGCTATCTGAAAAAGACAACTAAAGGAGAGAACTGAAATGGCAACAAGCTTCAAAGATTATCATAATACAAAGTACCCAACATCTAAGAGTCTTAATGAGCCTAAGAAGAGATATAATGAAAGTATCAGTAACGACTACCCGGTAACTATCAGCACTAAAATTATGGTACCCGCTAGGTCTATCTCCGAGGAAGACTTAGACAGTGTAGAGAATCGCTGGGGAGATATCCCCCACTACTGGGATAAGAGAGATGAAAACTCAGATACAAAAGGTGAGGCTGTTACTTTCGATATCTTAGAGTGGGCTTATGGTGATCCTGAAATGGAGACAAACATGGCAGATGATTGGGGAAGACGAGAAGGTAGATACAGAGTCTTTGAGTTCACCTCTGAAACAAGTGTCTATGTTGAAGTTAACAATGATTATGATGACATAGACTTAGACAGAGACTTAGGTAGTGTAGACGAGCTGGATGATGCTTACGACGGAGCTCTAAGTACTCTAATGAAGGATCTCAAAAAGAAGTACGGTATAGAAGCTAAATACGACTATACAATTGAATGTTAAGTTAAGTGAATCAAAAATAATAGGAGGGCTTAAAGGTCCTCCTTATATTATGCCTTACCCTCTTCAGAATTAGGTTCACTGTAATCTTTATACAAACACTGCAACCTTATATCATCTGCATAATTACCGCTGTTCCACGCCTTGATGTCGGCAATTGCCCCTTCAGGACTTATGTGGGTCTTATCATACCTGACATAGTTGAGAAGCCTCCAGCCATCCCCCTCATTAGCCACAGCTACAAAGTGTGACTGGGTGAAGGGATGCTTAGTGTTAGTTACAATCCACTCCTGAACAGGAATATTATGATAGATATAGTAGGAAGACCATATACGAGCCCAGTTATCACAATCTCTGTCAGTTGTTAAGTCCTTGAAGAAGAATTGAGGCTTATCAAGAGGCTGGCTATTGTCTAATAATCCTCTAAGCTTATCCCAATTATATGTATACTTAAATCCGTTAATCAACCTTGAAAATGCCGAAGGTGACAAGTCTCTGACGTCTTCCCACTTATCTAGATCAGGTAACTTCTCCCAATCCTTAGGCCGAAATAATTGCCAAGTTAAGGGCTCAAACAATCTACGCAAGCAAGCAACAAATCTCAAAATCATCTCCATCATGAATAAATTAGTTTGGAGGGGGCTTGACTAACTTGCAAAAATAAGGTAATATATAAATGTAAATAAGGAGCTTAGAAAAATATGGCAAATGATGCCCCACTTGTGTTCTTGGATGTAGAGACAACAGGGTTAGACTACAAGACATGTTCAATTATACAGCTATCAGGAATCATTAAAGTTGTAGGTAAAGAAGAGGTCACCTTCGATTATAGAATTAGACCTTATAAGAATGACACAATCTCTGAAATAGCAGCGGAGAAGACAGGTCTAACACAAGATATAATAATGCAATACCCTGAAGTAGGTGGGGTGGTTAAGGAGTTCAAGGCTCTATTAGATAGCACCCTGAAGATTGAAGGTAGCAATAGAATTAGGCGTGCATACTTTGTTGGTTATAACTCTCAGTTCGATATGGACTTTGTGAGAGATCTACTAGACCTAAATGGCTCTAACTTCAAGAGATACTTCTACTTCCCGGATATTGATGTAATGAGATTATATGCTCTATACTTTATGTGCAAGAGAGGTAGTATTAAGAGCTTCAAGCTAACAGATATATATGAGGCAATCTTTGGGGAAGAGTTGGTAAATGCCCATGATGCCTTAGTTGATATACAAGCTACAAAGAAGTTATATGAAGCAATCTTCTTGAGATATCAACTCAACATAGATATGGCAGAAGCAGTTAAAATAGTTGCGGGTGAAAACGAGCAAAGCGAAGAAGAGAAGGTTATACTATAATTATGTTAATCCTAAAACGCTTACACATGCAAAACTTCATGTCTATAGATGAACTAGATATAGACTTCGAAGATAACGAAGTTATGGCTATATGCGGCCAGAACGGTTCCGGTAAATCATCCTTGCTCTATGCCATTGCCTTCCTGTTAACAGGCTATAGAAAAGGGGAGAGTTACAGAGACTATGTTAAGACGGGTTGTGATACAGCCTATCTATACTTAGAGGCAACACTTAAAGGATCCCCACTATATTGTGAGGCAGAGTTATTAGGTAATCAGAAGAAAGGTATAATGCAGCCTACTAAGAGGAAGACTATCTACAAAGGAGTGACTTACCTTAATAGTGATCACAATCAGTTCATTAAGGAGAATGAGTTATCTTATGTGGAGTCACTCCTCTTCATGTTCCAGGACTCTAATAAAGATATTATAGATGCCAAACCATCTGAAAGAGCAGCTATGTTAAAGAAGCTCTTAAAGTTTGAGTTCACGGATATAGTAGATAAGTTAAATCAGGAACAAGAGTTGAAGAAGATTGAAAAAGTGGAGAAGGGTGCAATCTTAGATGAGCTAAAAACACATACCTTCGAGACTCAGAGACTGGCAAGAGAAATACCGCCTACAATGATAGCTCAGTGGAGTAGTAAAGTAGATGAAATAAATAACAATCTCAGGAAGCTAGAGGATATAAAGGGAATATCCGAAGATAATATAAATAGATCTCTGAATGAAATAAGGTTCAATATTAAGAATACTGAGCAGAGTATAGAAAGAGAAGAAGTAGAAGAAAAACAGATCCTTCGACTACTAGAAGCAAAGAACGAAGAGCTAAATAAGGTAAGTGAAGAAGACCTAATAAATGAGCTGAGTAAACTGCAAGAGGAACTTAAAATACATCAAAATGAATATAAACTCCTAAGAGATAAAGCAGAAGAGATAACTCAAACTATAAAGGTTGAAGAGTATCAAAAGAGTGAGTTAACTAAGCAGATTAAAATAAGCAGTAAAGGTGTCTGTCATGCGTGTGGGCAGGCAATAACACAAGAACATATAGATAGCTTAAATACTAAACTAAAAGCTGTTGAGGATCAAATAGAAAAGTCTAAACAGAGCTTAGAGGACCTACATTATGATAGGAATAATACTAAAGAAAAAGAACTAAATGCAGCAATAACTCAACAACGCAATAAAGTACAGTCACATAAAAATAGCCTAGCTGAAGTTGAGTATAATAAGAAGAGACTCGAAAGCAATAGAGAGTTAAGCGCGGAGAGGAAGAAGTACTTAAATGAGTTAAGGAACAGGGAAAGTAGTACTCTGGAAGAATTACAGAGGTATGCTAAAATAGCACCTATAATTAGAGAGAAGGATGAACTTGTAGCTGAGCTGGATCAACTAAAGGAGAAGATCCAAAAAGCACAAGAAGAGAAGATTAGAAACGTAGAACGTAAAAGGAATAACGAAATCATCTTGAAAGAGAAGGTGCAATGTGAAGAGAAGCTTAATAAGTTAACGGCAGAAATCAATAATCTGTTATTGGAAATAAGCTTATCTAAATCAGCCTCTACAATCTTTGAAAGTTCGTTCCCGTCGTTCCTGGTACTACAAGCAACTCAAAGACTAGAGAATTATATAAATGAGATTGTTCAGAAGATCTTCCCATATATGAAGGTTAAGTTGCAAATGCAGAGATCCGGGGTAACGTTCCTGTATACAGCTGAGAGTAGCAATGATGAGTGGTTACCTGTAGCAATGGCTTCAGGAGCTCAAAAGGCAGTATTAAGCTTGGCTTATAAGACATCCCTTGCAAGACTGTATGGCCTAACTTGTATAATGTTAGATGAGGTGGATGCAAGTTGCACTGCTAACAATGCTGAGATTATATATAAGTTTGTAGCTAGTCTTAATTGCTTCCAGCAACTAATCTTCATCAGTCATCGTCCTGAGAGTATACAGGCAGCTAAGTCTGTTAATCCAGGTGTGGTCGTATATACAGTAGATAAAGGCACATATACGCTAGTGGAGGAGTAATATCCTCCACGTAATTAAAATTGTATGAAGGCTCCAGCACCATATATGAAGGACTGTGTCCTGGTTACATCGATACCTAACTTAGCATAAATACCAACCTTGCCTAATAAGACAGCCCCTAAAGCTATAGATACTTGTTGAGGTAGGGTGCCTGCGAAGTTTAGGTCAGCCCCTAATAATCCTACAATAGACTTAGGCTTAGTATACTTCTTGTAGTTAGCAATGAGGGCTTGGTACTTAGAATCTAAACTACTATACTTATCTCTAAGTGCCAGGTTCTCCGCGACATAACTCTTAACCTCACTAGCCAACTCCTTGGAAGACTTATCAAGCTCATCATACTTAAAGTCCAGCTCATAATAAGCCTTGGCAATCTCTAACAACACATCCTTATCAGTCATACCCTCAGGGACTACAACATCATAGATGCCCTTAGAGGTCTCAACTGTATATACTGTATCCCCTGCACATATAACCCCTACACACATTAGGAGTGACAATATAATTATGGTTAATCTCTTAATCATTGCTGTGTTCTCCTGGTAGAATCTTCTTGATAAGATCTCTCTCGGTAGGCTTACTTATACTCTCTATCTCTTCGATCTTATTAAGGACCTCACTCTCCTTATCCTCTACAGATTTGGTTGTGTCCTCAATGTCACTCTTTAAATCCTTAATTTGCTTACCTTGCTCCTTAATCTCTCCTTCTAACTTACCCTTAGAAGACCCAAACAGAAGTCTAATTATGAGAGCTCCAATAGGTATGATAAGCAAAGTCCAACCCTTCTTGAAGAAGTTCTTAATCTTAGTCCAAATATCTTGTATGCTCATGTAATATTAAGTTGCCTAAACCTCACTTATTATATATAAGGTGGTAATTATGAACTCAAGAATAGTAGAAGCCGGTGTGGCTAAGAATATAGATCAAGCGTTCAAGAATGTATTATGGAGTATTGCGCAGCAGTCGTCGAAGAGGTACTATCAGCCTCTTAACTTAACTACCCCAAGACAACAGCAGCAGTTTACACTTAGAACATATAACTCTCTGTTGTATAGAGCAGGCACTAATCAAATCAAGATGGATACAGATGCAGCTGTACTTAGGAATGTGGCTAATAAGGATGCCAAAGCTGCCTATAATGCAAGTGTCTTAAAAGCTCAGCAAATGACCCAAGCAAAGCAACAGACTCAACAAACTACTCAAACTGCTCAATCTAATCAGCCTGAAACCCAACAAGCGCAAACTAGTACTGCAAAGCCTGCTCAACAAACACAGACACAGCAAGCGCAGGCCCAACAGAAAGGCACAGGAATAGGTAATAGTGGTGTAAAGAATATAGGAAAAGAAGGTACCATCAATATGAGGGATCTTGAGATTATAAAACAAAACTTAGGGAATCTAGGGGGGAGACTATCACGTCTAAATAAAGGCTTCAAAAACTCTATAGTTGACCTTAGAATAATGGATGATCCTGCAATAGGTAAAAAAGTATATAAACTCCCGGCCCATCTAGTGCTTACAATAAAAACAGGAATCCCTGTTCCTGTTAAGGATAAGCAACAAGCTCCTAAAGAGCAATCCAAAGAGCAACAAGCTCCTAAAGAGCAATCCAAAGAGCAACAAGCTGAATCTAATACTCAGCAAACAGCACAATCTGGTACTGAAAAATCAAGTACTGAAGAACCAAAAGTTAAAGAGGCTATAATTACAGAAGAAGATTGTGCTCTTCTCGAGGCCTATAAATATAAAGAAGAACTCTATAAATATGAAGAGTTGTTTGGAAAGAAAGTAGATCCTGCAAATTATATTATAAGTGAAGAGGGAAGAGAAGATATAAAGAAGGTAATAGAAAACGCCTTTGAGAATAGCTTGATAAATTATGAGCAAACAACTCTAATCCCTAAAGTAGGAGAAATAAAAATTATGGATGCACGAGGTACAGAAATTAAAGATCCAGGTGAAGATGAGGAACTAGAAGGCTATATAGAAATTGAGACACCAGTTACACTCGAAGAGGGTAAACCTAAATTAGGTGATAGAATCTTACATGGTGTTGGCACAGTCCTTAAAGTTCTAAGCGCAGGTAGGTGAATATGAACCCTGACTTAAAAGCTCATGTGAATCCCTGAAAACAATAAAGCCCTCACATTGTAGAGGGCATTAAATTACGTTAAATGCAGCGCATATTGCGCATATAAACAGCGATTCGGTGTCAGGACATATAACTACTATGGCTGATATCCTTGACAATAACTAACCTTAAATTGGTCTTCATGTAAGCTAAAGCAGCCTTCTGGGAATCCCAAGATATTCTAGAGCCATCCTTAAGGGTCTTAACACCTGTGGAGTTAATACCCTTAACCCAGGGTATACACCAGGCCTGCTCTTCATTAAGATTACCTGCATCGTCAAATACAACCTTAGAAGCAGCATACATCCTAAATGATACTTTGCGCAAGAAGTTAATGTAGTTGAGTATAGCAGGCTTACCAGCAGCAACCATTACTTCATCCAAGCCCTCTGTACTCATAACAGCTTCCTGGTACCCCGTGCTCTCTCGAGGTCTACCTTCAAGAGTTATCCACTCCTCCAAAGTCTCGTTAGTTGTAGTATCTCTGCGATATATCTTCTTCTTGAGTGTAGGCATCCAGTACTGATCCTTGTCAACTTCAGGGTCCTTAGCTGGGTTAGAGGGATCTGAATCTATATCATTGATAGGGTCTTTAGTTAAGTGACCTTTATAGTAGTTAGCACACCACTGGGCTATATCAGCTGCGTAGATATTAGGGTCAGCAGCGGTCATACAACTCTTACTAGGATCCATAATCATGTTGAAGTTATATCTAATATCCTTAAGCTGACCTAAGTATATAACTGGCACAATCCTATTACCACTCTCATCAGTATTATCATCAGATACTAAGTAGAGATGATCATTGGGGTTAGAGTTAGTGAAGGCCTTGAGTGCTCGAGGAGTCTTAATCTTGACCTTACCCACATACTTCTTCTTATTATCTGCAGGACCCTTCTCAAAGGCTATATCATAGGCTTCATCTGATACACCGTAGTCAATATAAGATTCAGTGTCCTTGATATAGATAGCATCGTATAAGTACTGATACTCAGGGATCTTAACACCTACTCCAAACTCTTTGAAGTCATCATCCTTGTTAGCCAGGGCAGCCATGTTGTTCTTCTGAACTGTACCATATCGAGCGCCTAATAACCACCCCATAGACTCACCGTCTGTGGCATCATTGAAGCCCCCTGCTCCTCCTAACTCCTCTCTAAGATCCTTTAAGCTTTGACCTTGATAAGATGTAACCTCGTTGGTATTGGACGTCTTGACCATTATGTCTCTATAAGGTGTATGGATCTTCTTGAGGTCTTCGGTAGGTATACTCTGAGTTTGGCCATCTGAATCCTCAGTTCTAATATCAGGATATGATGTAACCAATCCGCTCTCATCTGTATCTGAGGTATAAGCTAATAAGTCAAGCTCGTTGTCTTTGACATATAAGTCAATATACTCCGCAGGTGTACAATACAACTTGACTATCTCCTCTTCACTATAGAATGGACAACTCTTCTGAACTAAGCATCTTGAGCAAGTCAAGATACATTGGTTAGATATCTCAGCTCTTAAGGCCTCCATCTCTGACTTGTAGTAGAACTTGCCAGGTAGCTTAACATTGGTGTTAGTTGCATCTTGCGCTGGTAACCAAGCTAACTCGTTCATCTTAGCCACAGGTACTACGTTCATGTACTTATCATAGCTACTTATAAGGTTGTTAGCATAGTTCTCTATGTTCTTGTTATAGATATTATCTCTTACAAACGGCATAAGCCTAGCTAGGGTGCCTTCAGAGGTGTTGAGACGATTATTGAGCATTAAGTATCTGCGATAGTATAAACTATTGGATCTACCTTGTGGTTCTTTGTCCCCTTTAACGTACTTGACGTAATAAGGTGCTGAACCTGTACCTTCAAGTGCACTCTTAATGAAGCTGCCTATAGCCTCCAGTACTGTTACCGTTGCATCTGTTATAGAGGTGCTATATATTGTTAGGGGTATTATAGCATAACTATTGGCCTTAGCATTGCTTTGTATTACCTTACCCACCTCTGTGCTGTCATTAGGTGTTAAGATGTTAGTGTTAGGATCATAAGTTGGTACAATTGTGGTTAACTTAATGTTAACTGCAGCTGCACCGGTGTTATTAGGATCCTCCTTCTCACCTAATACATTGTAGAAGTAGTTAACACCTTCTGAGTTCTGGGAGTTGTGAGATCCTAAGTATGCTCTGACTTGTTCCCTTGTAGGTAGACTATACTTAGCGCTTCCCATTATTGTTGAGGCTCTCTTGAAGGTTCTCTCCCTTATTATTACCCTAAGAGCATCTATTAAGAGTTGTCGCTCTCTATATTCAGTGTCAGTTAAAGCTTTAAGAGCTGTAGCGTCGTCGCTGGTTAACATATGTCTTCTAATCCAAGCACTCTCAGTGTCTCCGCTGAACATACCTACTACTAGATCAAGTGTATAACTTAACCTTGCTCCAAACTTACTCAGAATATTTGGATTGTTTGTCTTAAGTGATTGCTTGGCTTCTCTAAATGCATCTAATAACTCAGGGGCACTGAACGCTGCAAGACTACCATTCTTTATACGTTCAAAGTCTATCTTGAGTCCTTCGCTATCATTTAAAGTCTCATAGTCTACAGAGGTGCCGAAGACTGCATTAACAGAATCTGCAGTATAATAGTCAAGATAGATTGCTTTGAGATTCTCTTGGACTGTGTTTGCTCCTATTGCCTTAAGTCTTGCTTGAGTTATCATATCATAGATTACATCTACAATGGCATTATCTAACTTACTTGCCTCTTGTATTAAGACATCGCTCATCAGGATTTGCTTGTCCTCCTTTAAAGCTATAGCAGTTGGGTTACCAAGGCTTAAGAACGCTTTAGTGTTATTGCCGAAGTATCCATCTATCTTCTCACATAATTCTCTTGTCAAGTTGCCTGAAGACACCAGTGCTTTAGATATATCATCCCTCATCTCTTTGAGAGATGGTCTCTCCTTAAGTATGTTGGTAGCTCCTTCTTTGGGTCTGAAGGTGATATTTTTAATTCTATTAGCTAGCTCTTCACTGAAGGCTTCATCATAACCTTCTTTTCCAACCTTATCCTCCCAGCCATCATTGTTCTTAGATGTATCTGTAATTACCTCATACTCTGTGCTATAATAAGGGCTCTTAGTATCTATTCTGCCTAACAACCCCTGTACGTCTAAGTCTGTAATCTTGTAGGTTGTGTCGTTTATAGGGATATCGAATCCTGCCCGTACCAGGTCATTCAATACGGGCCTCATTTGTGTCAGACCATCTACTAGATCCGGGAACTCACTCATTAATAAGGGGTTCTGTGTTCCTGTTTGATCCTCCAAGCCTGACAACTTGAAGTTCTTGAATATATCGTAGCACGTATTACTTAAGATACTCTTAATACTGTTATTAAGGCTTGAGCTTTCACCATATATCATATTGATTATAGGCCTGAAGTTTAAGCCTCCTACGTCAGCTCTCTCTAAGTCTGCTCTAGACTGGAACCTTGGTAGACCTGGTATGATCTTCTTGTTCTTAAGGGTATCTACATCATTTTTATTTACGAGCTCGTTTGTGATAGACTTGTCCCTATTATGCTTAACATTAACCTTAAAGTAGTTAGAAGGCCAAGACATAGGTGTTACACATAGAGGCTCACTTATGCTTATTCCTATAGGTTTGTCATCCTGATCATATAGCTTTATATTATCTAAGGATAACTCTAATGGACTTAAGAAGTAAATATAGCAGTCATATAACGTACCTGTCGATACTTCTACCTCATCCATTATTATTGAGTAGGTAGGGACTCTTAATCTCAGACCTAGAATAGTACCACCGCTGGTAGGGTCTATTTTAGCTGAAATGAGAGCTACTAGTCCCGATCTGCTCATATCTGTAGAGTTAGCTACTCCTGGCGTTCTTCTCTTCACCCTCCTAGATGAGGACTGTATATCTTTTGAGGTTACTTCATCTAGTTCCTCTAGATTATCTACAATGAAGTTATCCCGAACTTGATTGATAAGAGCTTCTAAGGAGTTGTCAGTGTTCTTTATCTTTTTAGACTTTTGACTTGACTCTATTATGTCCTTATTATTATCCCTCTTAGCCTTGAGTTCACTAGACCCAGGTTCGAAGTCAGTGTCACTATTTTTAACTGTATTAGCTGCTAGCATTACAGGTTGAGGTACAGCAGTCATAGCGTAACTTTCTATAGGTGTATATTCCCCTGTAGATTCATTAAGTCTTGCTCTGAACTTCCTTCTGCAATCTCCTAACGCATAATCTCCCTCTATTAGAGATCCTAGATTGTATGACTCATCTCCATCAGTATAAGTGACATTAAAACCACCCCCGCTCTCTGCAGTGTTTATCTTATAATCTACCTCTTTGAAGCCTGTTATTATCTTAGATACTCTACCTATAGATGTTGAGTATAATCCTTTAGGATAGCTTAGAGTAATAGTTTGATCTGGCGTTTTAAGGTATACTTGCTTAATCTTAGAAGGCTGATACTTCCTAATCTTAGACACCTTGAAGCTTATAACAGAGTTGTCATCTAACAAACTTATCATAGATCTTTGTGATGTCTTAGTACCATCTTCTTTATATTCTTCTAGGCCTAGATTCTCCCTAGACATCAAGATTAGAGTATTAGGTAAGTTGTCGCTATAATCTGGGTACACCAGATATGCACCTTGAGGCACTTCTCTTGTATTATTAGATAACTCGTCCTTTATGGTTATTGTGGTTCCTTTAGGTGACAATGCTTCGTAAGGTGACAGGAGCTTAATCTTAATATCTGAGATATCTACCCCTTCCTTCCTTTTGGTACTCTCATCTGTAATAATTGAGTTTCCTTGATTTATTGATATGTCCCCTAAAGTTACTGTATACTTGACAGCTACGTTCTTACTATACTCAGTGTAGATTCTGCCTAGATCTGCTGTACCTGCTTCATTGATAGATTCACCGTCTATTACTCTCTGAACTTCTTTTGATTCATAATGAGGTGCATACGTGAACAGACCAACCTTATCCTCTCCAGTCTGAACCATTGTATTTTCGGTTATTGTAGTATGCGTGGCTTGCTTTGTTGTTCTAGCATAGACACTATCCCCTTGGGTATCTGTCAGGTCTATATTTAAAGTATAAGTGCCGTCATTATTATCCTTAAGGGCTTGAAGGCTGTTCTCTATATATTGATATATAGATTGCTGAGGTTTAGACTCCTGAGCCTCAAACACCTCCTTAAATTTAGAAGGGTATATTAGGCTTGTTGTAGCGGCCTGTCCAATACTATTATCTCTTAGAGTATTCAAGGTCACAACGTTCTCTAAAGCCCTGAGATTGAAGTTGGTGAAGTTGTTTACCTTATATTTATCGAACAGTGTCCCCGAAGCATTAACCAACTTATCATATGCTAGAGTTAACTTACCCTTGTATTCATATATCTCACCGTTGTCTAATCTAGTAGCCCCCTTGATTACTTTGTCACCTACCTTAACAGTAGTGTTCTCATAATCCTTAGATGTTAGCCTTAGAGGGGCGTTGTTGAACGTTCCTCTATTAAGTAGGTGACCTTTGTAATATCTAGTACCAACAGGGATACTGACACCCTTCTTGGAGGCCTCAATTGCATCATTGATGAACTTCCAGGAAGTTACTGTATTTATATCCCCTGCTGTGCTCCTCTTATAAGGCTCCTCATACAAGCCATCTAGTAATCCACTGGCTTGTGCAACGTAGATATTCTCTATTGTTACAAAGCTTCTAACAATATTGTAGATTCCAGTGCGTCTCAAATATTCAGGTATTGGATTATCTGCTCTTGTTGTTAACATAGCCTCAGAGGACGTGGCTGTTGCTACTCTAAACATATAAGCCTTATACTTAGCATCCTTAAGCGCCCAATAAGATTCTATATTTCCAACGGAGTTGCTTATATCACTAGTGCTTACAATCTCTGCCTCCACTAGTAGAGTTTCTGGTATTGCTTCTAAGTTCCCTGTATCCTCTATAGGCTCTGCATTACCTGGATAATCTCTGAGATAGTATACTGTTCCAGCGGGTATATCTCTTAGGTCCTTAATACAATCCTTTACCTCAATATATTTAGGGCTACTTGAATCATTTGCATCGTAGTCTGGATTAGGTATCTTATAAGGCCCCCAGGTTAGGATATTAGTAACTTGACCCTCTGAGTTATCTTGATACTTAAACACAAATAACTTGTAACCTGTGGCTGTATTATCTCTGTTAGGTATTAACAAGCATACATCTTGAGGTCTAAGCTTAATTAAGTATTGTGTATTGTTATCTTCAGGGTGAGTAATGAACGTGACACCAGATACTTTATAGTTTATTGCCTCATCATAATCAACGTCTATTACCCCTAATTTATTGAGTAATTTAACTTCAGATACTGTACCTTTGACACTAAGGGTATCTTTTTGTATCTGTATGTATCTATTCTGTATAATATTGTCTGATTCAGCTTCTTCAACATCTATAGACTGGATCTCGCATTGTATAGTTGCAGGTTCTATCTTAGTACTTCCAACATAGAACACACTAGGCGTGATTCCTCTATATATATACTCTATATGATCTTGCCCTAGCCATGGTGATACCTGTATATTAACTTCTGACGGCGTGCCTGTTGTATTGTAGAAGTGCTCAGCAGGAGCTTCACCCATTATAGCTCTGTTGATGAAGAACTTATCCTCTGAGTCTATTAGACTTAGAGCATTATTCACACCTTTAGGTGCTGCATATATAGATGTTGGATCTACCCTCTTACTACCTGTTGATTCGTCTATCTTATAAGTATACAATAAGCTTGTATTTGTGTTATCTAGGTAGTCTATTGTAGGTATAGCTTCAGTTATGTTGGCTCTCTGCTCCCCTGTTAAGACTTTAAGGATTGTATGATAATCCCTTATCTTATTATTATACTTCGTGAACGAGAGCCTGAACCCTGATCCTCCTTCATATGTACCTTGCTCATCATATGTCTTAGTCCCAGAGTTACATATTACACCATCTTGTTCTAAGAGGTCTACTATGAACTTATGTGTTGCATAATTTGCATAATTACTTGTTAACTTTGCCATTTGCTCTCTCACTTTACACTATATAGTCATATTCCTTTTTAGATATAGACTGTATAGATAATTCATCACCCACAGGGTTGATTCCTAAGTCCGAGTTTAAGATTGTATCTAACATTGATCCTCTCGATGTTGTACTATCACTCCCTCTATTATTGATTCCTACTATATCTATTGTTGATAGGGATCCTAAGGCTGGTAAGTGTGCAGCCTCTCTTGCTCTAGCTATCGCGCCCTCAGAGCCATACATATAATTACGCACTACTTTGCTCATTAGGTTATTACGTAATATACTTCCTATCTGTGAGTTTAGACCATTCCCCTCATCATACTTAAATTGTGATAAGTCGTTTAAGGTTCCAAGAGTCTCTGAGAGGGCTTTGTCTATTGCACTCTCATAGTTTAAGCTCATTATAGTAGTCTGATAGAAGTCCTCATTGAACAACCCTTCTATTATATTATACCAGTCATTGTCTTTATATTTAGATAATACGGCCTCTCTTACACTTATTGTCTTAAGTGCCCCCGTCAGCAATGAGGGTACCTGTATCTTAACCCCAAAGATTAACTTCTTAACAGGCTGTATTGTCATAGCTGCTAACTTCTGCATTTGTTGCTGCAGATACTCTGTTAACTGACTGCCTGCTAGACCTGCTGACGCACCCCCCGTTACCCAGGCACTTACTAGATTGACTGTTATAGTTACCATAGGTATGGAGGCCTCTACTACCTTCATTATATTCTGAGCTGTATTGACCATCTCAGCCATAGTAGACAATACGCTACCATATGTTTGTACAGCTTTAAGGTTAGATACAGCAGATGTTAGAGAGGGATCACTTGTTATAGAGTTTAGAGCCTGCGTGCCTAAGTCGGACAAGCTACTTAACCAATTATCTCCTGAAGTTCCTAGTAGATAGTTAAGTAGGTTCTCGAGTTTAGAAGATAGAGTCTTAGTTGCATCTTTGAAGTTTACGGCGTAAGGAGCTACTTCCCCCATTAAGGCTCCTAAGGTTATATTGTCCTTAGTATTCCAGGCATCCTTGATTCTCTGTATCTTAGATTCTAAGAACGATAGTGAGGCACTTGCAGCAGCATCGGCTACATCTGTATATTGATCAGCCTCAAAGATACCACTTGCATTATCCCCCAACGTTCTAAGTTGAGCTGCTACTCTCTTGTATCCTGAAGTTGCTGTTACTCCTATGTTAGATATGTCTGGGGCATCTATTCGAGATCCTTGTACTCCAAAGGCTTCCTGACTCCAACCCTCCGTTACTGTCTTAGATAGACTATTAGCTGCCCCTATTGTATTTGTCCACTCTGCCATCTTACTTTATGCCTTTACATATGATGATACAAAGCTACCTTCAGATGTTGAACCATTGGTTACTACTACTCCTGCAGATGGGTTTGTACCTAAGCCAACATATGGTGCTTGTAACTTAATCTCTGAGCCCGACATACTTACTCCTGTAGAGTCTATCTTAAGGGAGGTACCATTAGATACTCCTCCTATGTGTATGTAGAACTGTGTAGGTCTCATTATTAGGATTGAGCCTGAACTGTATGCTATGATTGTACCCCCAGTACTTCGCTCAATGAAGTGGATGCAATTAGAGTCCCAGTATGTAACCTTAATATCAGTGAACACTACTCGTTCACCTAGTAGCTGCGCTGTAACATCTGAGATCTTGTCTTGTAATGACTCCTTGGGGATTGATAGTGGTATTGTTGTGCTACCTCGTGTTAGGGTATTGTAGTCATCCTCACTATAAGCTGCATAGTTAGCTAGACCTAATATATAACCGTTGTTGAACTCATCATCACATATACACCACACCAGCTCATTCTCTTTACCTGTATATAACTCGTCTCTGAAGAACGAAGGCCATATAGGGCAATCTGCTGCCTCTAAGGTTTCCATGTGTGGGAGTATTCTAATTTGAAGTCTGCTGTTTGTGTTAGACGCAACACCTACTACTCTACCTATATATAATCCATAGCTCATATTAAGTTAGTTGAGGCAGAAGAAGGCTCGGGCTTAATACCTTGCCAAGAACGCCGAGAACGTTGTAACTACTCCTCTATTAGTATATTGTCGCTCTATATGGTCTATAACATAACCCTTAGTTACAATCCTATCCTTAGTACTTGTATCATAGTTAGGGAGGACTACTCTTATTAGGGATCCTAGTGTCACTGCTCCTAGCCCTAGACTATCTACCTTGCCTTGCATCGTAAAGGTTGAGAGGTTGGCACTTAGATAATCCCGAGTAGCTATAGCCTCTGCATCATCTGGTGTATAACTCCAGTCATAATACTTAGCTGTAGGAGGCGTTGTTGTATATATATCCTTGTTGTTAGCCTCAGAGTTACTCAGAGATAGTGAGTTTGTAGGTGTCTGGGAGCTCGCAAAGGCTGCTACTGTAAAGTAAGCTGTTGTATTTGCTGAAGACGTTTGTGTTGAGGTCCATAACTTGTAATCCTTAAGTCTCATGTATTGTGTTGCAGATTCAGCCATGGCTGCTTGTGTTATGTAACCTTGTTCAGCTGCGGCATCTGTTACAAAGGTGTACTTAACTTCTGAATTGAAGAAGTCCTTAAGACTCTTAAGATTAAGAGTGTTATTAGAGTCCGTATATAAGTATAGTGGGGTACCCTGTGATAGTCCATATCTTAAGATCCTCTTCATGTAAGCTTGAGGTGTCTCCGATATCCTGTAACGTTTATGAGGTGTATCTGTTGAGCTGTTGATACCAGCCTTCAGCCCTGTTGGCTCAAACTCTGACTTATATAGCAATGCTATTATCTCGCTTACACTGCCGAAGTATGAGGCTGTGGCTATTGTAGAGTTATAGTACCAACTCGATATTAAGGTTATGTCTACTGTAGATGTTACTGTTGAACCTGCTTTGTAATTGTTGTTAACAGTTAGGACTCTCATGTTACTGATATACTCCAGGTTGTCTCTACGCAGGGTAACAACAGCTTCGGTACCTATATTAGCACTTAGAACCTTGTAGTATTGTTGTGCTATATCTGTTATGTTAAGTTTGACCCCGAAGTATAGCTTGTTGATATCCTCCACACAAGAGAACGATGTAATTAGATCTTGTGGTAACTCACCTATGCTTAATAAGGGGAAGTTGATCTTGAATATTGCCATACTTAATCGTTCCTCTTAGTGAAGGAGGATTGTATATCCCCTAACTCGGGGAAGTATACCTCATCATTGGGTTTAAGTAAGTTCTTGTGTGCTACGCCATTAAGAGTTAGTACGATGTCGTCGTATACTGCAGCACCATATATTAAGCTAGCTTCATTCCAGAACTTAATAATCTTGGAGTCTGTCATTGTATCTTTAAGAGGTATCTTAGACATCTTGAAGTTAAGATAGTTTAGAGATAGAGGATCCGGATAATATGATCCTGATACCTCGTCTTGTACTACTCCTGATGTCATGAAGTCATATCTACTGTATGTTGCCACTTCTAATTACCCCCTTAATTGAGTCTGAACCTTGCAGCTAAGTTATCTTCACTGCCTGCTGATAGCGCTATTGGTATTATATTATAGCACTTAAGTGTTATTGTCCCCGATACAGGATAACCATATTGATCTGTATCCGGAGAGAAGTCTACTGTAGCATCTCTAATTAGACACCTCTTCAGAGATAAGAACGTACCGAACTGCATCTCAAAGGTATAGTTCTCGTAGGATCTTGTTACTAGATCCTGTAAGTAACTACCCATCTTATCTAAGATGCCCTCCCCGCCCTCTGCATCAGTGGCTATCTCTGTACTTGTGTTCTTGTTGGCTGCACCATTATCACTATCATCTTCCTTGCTAGATGTAAACCACTCCTTAGCAGCAGAATATGCATCTGTAAGAGCGTTAATGGTGTCGCCCGCTAGATTACCTATTATAGTTCCTAGTAGGGCCGCCCCTGTTGGGTAAGGGCCGTTAACTATAAAGTGATTTAGGTATTGGGGTAATACAGGTGCTAGTAAGTTTAAGATAGGTTTGGCTACCTCCTCCTTAGCATTCCAGATACCATACTTACCCATAGAGAACTTAAAGGTAAGGCTGAACTCTAACCCTTTAAGGGAGTCTTGAGCACTCCAACTTGGTACTTGTGCAACCCACGGTGTTAGCGATGTTGTTGTTTGAGTGCCACCAGTGCCTGTTAAACCTTGTATGAAGCCTCCCACAGCCTCTACCCCTGACCCTATAATATCGGAGATATTGGTGTTCTTGTCGAAGCCTAACTTACTTGCTACCGCAGAGATAGCCTTGGTCTTGCCAAGCCAATTACCAGCGGCGTTACCTGCAGCAGATATTATTGCCTGAAGAGGATACTTATCACTCCTGCCATTATCTATAGATATCTGTGGGAAGTTATCTTCAATGTAAAGATCTATATTGTTGTTAACATTAAGAGCATCTAAGTTCTCAGAGGATCCTACTGCTAACTTCTTGTCTCTCCTATTAGTCAAGATGTACCGTAGATTGCTCTTCCAGGTCTCATTTGTGCTAGCAGAACCGTTCCTCTTTATAGTTATTATTCTATTTGGATTAGGTCTCATCTAATTATCCTCTTCATTATCCTGGTATATTCAAACTTAAATCATCACTCTGTTGTTCACCTGTACTCACTACTACGGGGCTCGTATCCTTCTTGGATATTGAGTCTACATAGGTTGTTATTGTACTGAGGGTTGTGTTGATATCATTAAGAGTGCTTATTATACGTTGATTGTTCTCCTCTTGTGCATCTGAGGTTATTGTTGCCTTGGAGTCTAAGGAGAAGATCATACTCTGATACATACCATTGTTATCTAAGTTTGCCTTGATACTGTTAACTTGTGCCTTCAATAAGGTCTTTGTTAGATCTAAGATACTCTCTTGCTTAATAGATCTTAAGGCCTCAGCACTTGGCATGTCACTGTCACTAAGTTCAAAGACCTTAGAGCTTATGGCTTTGAAGAATGTAGTAGGTTTGCTATTAGAGGTCTTGTCGTTCTGTAAATCCTTAAGGGCATCCTTGATGTACTTGTCACTCGCCTCTGAGGATACTTGTCCTAAAGAGTCAAAGTAAGAGGTTATGTAGCTTACTATACCTTGATCTCTGGCTTGTGTTACTACATCTGTTGTCTTAAGAGCTTCTATGTCTTGTGGATTAAGTAAGTCCGATATTAAGCTCTTAAGAGCCTTGGTATTACTATCATCTGTATCCCCACCAAACACACTTGCAAAGAAGTTCCTAACTGACTTACCTGCTGAAGTTGCTCCAGACTCCTTAACTTCCGAAGATGCCGCTGCCTGGGCTAATGCTTCGAAGTAGCTTCCTATGTAGGTTACTACACCTTGCTTCTTGGCATCCTTGATCTCATCCCAGCCTAATGCCTCACTAACTGTTACTTGAGTAATTAGGGCATCTGCTATATCTTTAAGGTTCTGATTAACCCCGGAATTTGTTGATAATCCAAATAGAGTACCTAAGAAGTTCGTGACTGACGTAGCGGCAGCCGCTGATACACTTGTAGCTAATGTGTCTATAGATTGTGACTTAGCTTGTGCTTTAAAGTATGCATCAATGTAGTATATTATACCGCTGTGTACTGCTGCATCTAGCTCACCTCTCTCGTCACCTTGCTTAATAGTATCAGTTGTCTGAGACTCTATAAGATCATTGACTATGGATTGTATGTGCTCATAAGACCTAGAAGGAGCTTGTATACCAAATATGCCACTAAATAAGCCCTTAATAAACCCATTAATTGAAGAGCCTATAGATGTAGCTAACCCCGTTGCAAAGGTGTTCGTAGCCATGATCGCTGTTTGTGTAGCGAAGTAAGTACTTAAGTAGGCAATCATACCTATCTTAACTGCCTTGCCTACTGCCTCATCACCTGTATACATCTGAGCTGTTTGAGTATCTATGATAGCCTCAGTTATCTCCTTAAGCTTGTTGGAGGTCTTATCTGACTCAGTTGCTTTGCCAAATAGACTTGTGAAGAAGGATCTAACGGCCTTACCCGCTCCTTCACCTATGGCTTGTAATGTGCCCGATACTAACAACGAGGCTGATTGTTGTAGGAAGTATGCTTCAAGATATGCTATGAACCCTACCTTCTGGGCAGCTAGAACTGTCTTATCCTCTTTAAAGCTGCTTGCTGTTAAGTTCTGATTAAGCTCATCTATAATAGATTGCATGTGTGAGGTTGTATCGTCAGATACTCCCCCAAACAATCCCTTAACAATACCTGTCGCAACTGTTGCAGCTCCCGCTACGGCCAGCATAGGCTTCAAGAGGCTTATTATGCTTGCAGTAGAATTATCACTGCTGCTCTTATTATCTTTGCTATTGTTAATGATAGTATCTAGGTCTTGATGCAGCAATAAGAAGCCTGCAGGTATAACTGCATTTAAATTACCTGTAGCATTGATGATATCACTAACCTTAGGAGTTGAAGATACTGTAGGCTTAGAGGTCCAGAAGTTCTCAAGTCTCAGTAGAGTACTCTCAATAACAGCATTGAAGTCTGAATTAGAGACCTCTACTACTAACTTACTCTGTTCATCTGTTAATAGGCTGCTTACGCCTTTAGGTGTGTCTGCCACAATTATATCTCCTCTCCTTAGACTCCCTGAGATGCTACACTTGCCCTGATCATATTAGCTAGAGTTGTGTATCTATTCTGGAAGTCGTGGAACTCCATATTATTAATCTCACTTAAACTTGTATTAAGTCTAAGCATCATCCCTGTCGTCATAGTCATCAGATCCTGATAACTGCATGGCTTGAAGGATAACAGAGAGTCGAAAGGGAAAGGCCTGCTTGACTACTTTGCCTGAAATTGGATTGAGCATGCTTACTTCAGGCTTAATCCCAAATCTCATACTTTGTTGCTTAGTGTTAAGCTTGGCTATCATACCATAATCAAGTCTAGCTTCGTCCTTTAAGAGCTCGTACTTCTCTCCTACTGTTAAGTTGCTTATGTCTTCACCATTGTAGTTGACTATTGATATAATCTTTGCCACTTCAGATAGAGTCTTGAGTCTCTCTGCTAAGTAGTCATTGTATGCCTTCTCTTCCTCAGGATCATAGTGTATCAACTTATCTACCAACTCTGTGTTGTCTGTATCACTCTTAAGTTGGTTTATAATATTCCAATTGAACTGTATCTTGCTCTTTATACCTTTGAACTTAGCTTCTTCTTCAGCATAGTATGTGTCTAGCCAGTTCTTAATAACTAGCTGATCCTTGTAGTGTATATAGTCAAATATACAGTAGAACCCCGTCCTCTTGTTTGTAATTTTGATCTTAGAGGTAAAGTCCTCTGGGAGATCATATATTTCTACATCTTTAGATATATCTATGCAAGTTCTTGGTACCCACTTCTTGGTCTTGACATCTTCTAATCTCTTAGGTGTTTGTTCCAGTATCTTGTAATCTTCTGGGCTTAAAGGATATGGGATGTCTTCTAACTTATTCTTGTAGAAGGTCTTGAAGATGTATAACATCAACTCCTCAACTTCCTTCTCATGCCAATCTCCCACGTCTACATCTTCATATATCATATTGTTTAAGATACTTATAAGTCTAGCAGGTATCTCGGATTCTGAGGACATGGCTAACTCTACAATATCAGATACTTTGAAGTTCCTAACATGTACTACCTCTGGCGCACCTACCTTGCCCTGTGTAGATAGTCTAACCTCTATATAACCTACTGGGATAGTTTGTATGCTGTCTACCACCCTCTCTGAATTCCTTAATGTATTCAATATAATATTGTTATCTCTTAATCTCATACTTCTGTTTATCTTAATCCTTCTTCTTCCTTTGCATTAGGCCCCCTAGAGGCTTAATATAATTAGTTTATAGGGCGATTTGTTTGGACAATTTATGCATTTTTTTTTGATAGAGCTTGAACTAATTTAATAATTAAATTATTATTATATTGTTAATAAGGAGTATATAAGTTATGTCTGAAGATAAGAACTTAAATGGTGGATTTGAATATCCAGACACAAATGGTATGGGTACTAAGGCTAAAAGAATAGCTAATATCTATTCTGATATTCTAAGTCTAGGTAATAGACTCCCAAAGCAAATCTCAGAAGAGGATTATATTAAGGCTAGAAACGCTGTTAAGGCTATGTGGGATGCTATGAATAATAGTCATATTGCTAAGGCAACTCACAGTGGTGTTCATTTTACTAAGAATGGTGATTTCCCTAAGGAAGGATCATTCATTAGTATATACTATACTAGCCGTCTGTCTAGTAGTGGTGAGTTAAGAGGTACAATCTATGATGATGATGATCTTAACTACTATAGACCTGCAACAAGCTCCGTAAATATGTTAGGAGGTCCTAGAGCCCCAAAAGAGGTATATGTCTATGCTTATGATGCAAAGGCTAAGGGAATTAGCAAAGGTAGTCATAAATTTGTATATTTTGTAATCTGGCATAATAGCGCTGCGCATCTCTTCAAGTATTATACGGATATTGATGTTCTCCGAGAAGAACCTACTATTTCGGCCAAAGATATTCTTAGATGGGCTTATGTTGATAAAGGGGAGCTTACTAAGTGGATCCCTGACTATATTCTCGATGATGCATTTGAGAACTTAGACTGATTCTTAATCTTACACACAACAATAAAGGAGGACCGAGGTCCTCCTTTATTTGTAATATTCACATTCAATTACATCATAGGCATACTAGGAGCTGCAGGCATTGATGTCTTAGGTTCAGGGATCGTTGTAATCGATGCTCCCGAAGTTAGTACTAGACTTGCCACAGATGCTGCATTCTCAAGTGCACATCTTGTTACCTTAGCAGGATCAATAACTCCTTCAGCAATCATATCTACAATCTTACCTGTTAGAGCGTTGAAGCCTTTACCTGGTTTAGCTGTTGCAACCTTATCAGCGATTACTTCACCTGCTAAGCCTGCATTTAGAGCAATCTGCTTAACTGGTGCACTTAGCGCTTTAATTACAATGTTGTAACCCCTTAGCCAATCAGTATCTGCATCTGTTGGGGTTTTAAGCTTAGCTGCGATCTGACATAGAGTTGTACCGCCCCCTGGTATAATGCCTTCTTCAATTGCAGCTCTTACTGCATTGATAGCATCTTCTACTCTATACTTCTTCTCCTTAGCTGCAGCTTCTGATACATCGCCAATGTTAATAACAGCTACGCCACCTGCTAATCTTGCTAAGCGTTCCTGTAGTTTTTCTTTGTCGTAATCTGAAGTTGCTTCTCCTACCTGAGTTCTAAGCTGTGTTACTCTATTCTTAATCTCATTAGGATCTCCTTCACCACCTATAATAGTTGTGCGATCCTTTGTAACCTTAATAGACGATGCACTACCTAGCTCATCAAGACTGACATCTTTAAGGTTTGTGCCCAAATCTTCTGAGATCATTGTTGCACCTGTTAAGATTGCAATGTCCTCGAGCATATCTTTCTGTCTATCACCAAAGCCAGGAGCCTTGACAGCACATACTTTAATTAAGCCTCTTAGACTATTAACTAGTAATGTTGTGAGTAGATCACCCTCAACCTCTGGTGCTATAATTAAGAACTGCTTACCTGTCTTAACTACCTTTTCTAGTAGAGGCATAAAGTCTTGAATGTTACCAAGCTTCTTATCTGTTACAAGGATAAGTGGTTCTTCATATTCAGTTGTAAGATTGTCTGAGTTTGTGCAGAAGTAAGGTGATATATAACCTCTATCGAAGCTCATGCCTTCTACAAAGTCAATGTATGTTTCAGTTGTCTTAGATTCCCCAACTGTAATAACTCCGTCTGATCCTACCTTTTCAATAGCATCTGCAATTAGACTGCCAATTACAGGATCATTGTTAGCTGAGATCTCCGCTACTCTTGTAATCTGATCTTTACTATCAATCTCCTGGGCCATCTCTTTAAGTTTAGCTACTACATCCTTAACGGCTTCATTCATACCGTTTCTAAGCTTAATTGGATTTACGCCTGTAGATACTGCTTTAACTCCTTCTTCCAGGATTGCCTTAGCTAGTACGCTACTTGTGGTTGTACCGTCCCCAACATTCTCATCCGTCTGAGATGCAATATTCTTAATGAGCTGTGCTCCCATATTTTCTAGAGGATCACTTAATTCAATTGCTTTTGCAACAGTTACACCATCTCTTGTTACAGTTGCAGGACCATATGAGTTTTCAACTAGTACTGTTCTTCCAGCTGGTCCTAATGTCTGAGCAACAGCATCCACTGTCTGCTCTACCCCCTTCATGAGGGACTTTCTCATTTCTTCATCAAATGTAATATTTTTTGCCATTTATATTTTCCTTCTATATTTGACAAGTCTACTCTCTATACCTAGAGAGTAGATCTTTTATTTAGATTTTTTTACACAAACGATACACCACAGTTAGGGCATGCTTCTACAGATAGAGGTGCCGCAATACCACACCCTTCCTCAGGACAACATGCTAACTCTTCTACGGGGCAGTCCCACTTAATATCTGTGACTCTACCTGATGAGTCTTTGATAACTTCTAAGACCATTGCCTTCTGCTCGTCTGTTAGAACCTCTGGGTGTGGTAGATCTCTCCAAGCTTCTTTCTTTGCTTCAGTTTTTACCTCAGCCTTAGGTGTTCTTCTAGTAGGGGCAACTGATTCCACTGTAGATGTTTCCTTAACTTCTTCCACAGCTGATGTTGATGTAGTCTTATTCTCATCTGCATAGAGTTCATCCCACATCTTCTTTTCACTTGCCTGTCTCTCTACTAGTTCTTCGTAGAACTGTGTTCCAAGTGCTGCGTCAATTCTCTTAATGGTATTCTTAAGTTTGTTATATAACTTTGTATATGTTGTTACCCTATATAACTTCTCTAAGTCGTACTTTTCCCAAGATCTCTCTTCAGCAGTTAAGTCAGATTCCGTTGAGATTATATCTCTTACAGATGCATCTACTTCCATTGGTGAGTGTGATGCATTTACTACATTGAACGGATTATTCATTGATCCTGTTCTTGTAATTGCCATATCATACTTCTCCCAATTACCGTATGACGCAAAGAGATGATTTAGTTTGGCTGAGATTGCATATGCTGAGATACCTTCATCAATATACTCTGTACCATTGGCTCCTGTTGATGATCCTTTGGCAAGTAATACTGTGTGCTTATTCTCTCTATGCCACTCCATTTGAGATCTGTCGATAACGTTCATCATTAGGACTTCCTTGCCCTTCCAGCCTTTTTCAAACTTTGCTCTAGGATCTGTCTCATCTAAGCCGTTCTTGTCTACTAGATTATAGATATCAGGGAATGCCTCTTTTACTGGGAAGGTCTTGACGCCATTAACCCACTTGACTCCGGAGACTTTCGTGATGATCTTGTTGATGATGTAATTAGGATCTTCTGAGATAGATGGTCTAATGAGTCTGAACTTCTTACCATCATCACCCATAACCCATGCCATGGTAACTGTTCTTGCTGTGTAGTTGTCTAACTTTGAATTTGGTGGGCCGCCCTGAGCTCTAATAATCTTTGGTACATTTGGTGTTAGTGGTGCCCATTTAATGTCTTCATAGTCTCTTGAATAAGAGTAACTGTTGTTGCTGTTGCTTCTAGCTGCTTGTGCTTCCTGTTCTTTTGCATAGGCTAAGAACATGTCATCGAATGACTTACTGTCCATGTTTTAATACCTCTTTCTTTAACCACATAGGGTTTCTTGGTTTAATTGTTGATCTCTTCTGGATCATCTTCTATGTTATTAATATAACATTATATTTAGTAGTTTTCGTCATATTTTGGAATTTTTTTTCTTACTTAAAGGGCTTGACATTTCTATTATAATGTGCTATTATATATATAGATAAGGAGATATAAGTTATGCAATTTAAGATTGAGTCAGTTACACGCGTAGGCAATACTACTGTATCATGTCAAGAGCTTATGGAGGCTCTTAAGTGGGTGGCACCTAATACCCCAATCTCTATTAAGATAGATGATAACTACGCAGGTATCGCAAGTGTTGAGCTTGAAGCCACTCCTGAGGGTAATGAGGATCATGAGGTTACAATCACTCTTAATACTTAATCTCTCTTCCTGTCTATTTTCCTTTTCACTCTTAATTATTAGGCCTCTTCATGAGGCTTAATTTTGTAGAAGTATCTCTTAGTTGTAGCATATGTTGGGAACGTCTGTAACTTGTACTTCAATAGACCCCTAGAAGCTGTTCCTAAGTTAACCACAAATGGTCTTCTATTTAGATTATACAAGTATCTGTAAGATAGATAGTCTAGATATCTAGATATATTCTTGAAGCGAGGGTCATACTTGCCCAACATGTAAGTATAGGTTAGCATACCACTCTCATCAAACCTACCACAGTCAAACACCGCATAGCCAACTAAGACATCTCCTAAGTAGAAGAATAAGTTGATAGTTTGACCCTTAAGTCTACTCATACTTTCTTTAAAGTATCTCTTATCATAACCCAAGTGAACATTCCAACCATAATTCTTATCCCCAATTTTATCCCACCATACATTCATTAGGTTCTCTAGTTGTGCTTCATCTTTCCCTGAGTAGTCCCGCAGTCCTCTCTCAACAAAGACTTTGTTATACTTATTACGTATATTCCTTAAGTGTTTATATTTAGATCCCTCTAACTTAAAGAACTCCTTATCGAAGGGTCCTTGTGTAACTTCTATCTCTGATGAGCTCTTAGTAGGGCCAGGATTATCCATATACATATATGACACCTCGGCATTGTTATCCTTGAAGTTAGGATCGAAGGTTACAATCTTAGTATGAGCCTTGTCCTTATAATATGTAAGAGGTCCTATTAGTGTTGCTGCTTTAGGTAACATGCCATATATTGATATGCTGTTTGCGTAATTCATAACTTCTCCATTGTCACGCATACTTCGTTATTCTTTGTATTGCCTGCCTTTTTAGTTAGATGGCTTCTGCTTGTTTGATAAGGTAGTCTCTCTAACTCCCTTAACCCTAAGTTCTCCATAATACTTGTCATATCCTTAAGTAGCTCTTTACCTTGATAAGACTCTATCATTATTAGGGTGAACCTACCTTTACTTCTTAACTTACTTGTGCAATTACTTACTGTAGGAGTCCAATATTTACTTAACCACTCATCATATTGATGATAGCTATCTATAGATTGAGAGCCCCCTGAATATATCTCTAAGTCTAAGTAGGGAGGGCAAGCTATCACATAATCAACCTCAGGGATAGTTTGATACATTCTAGACTCTTCGCTACCCCCTCTGTAGAACCGACTACCAGTGTCACCTAACTTGTGTGCTAACTCCGCAGTATTGGCTGTTACAGCTGCAGGGTCTATGCCATAATATACCTTGTCTAAACTATTGGCAGCGAGATATCTTGCAGACCAACCTATTGAAGGGTCTAATACTTTATTTCCCTCACAATATCTAGATATTAAGAACTTGGCTACCATAGGCTTGAAGTTACTCGGACTGAACCCTATCGCTGAACTCCTGAATCCTTGTATTAGCATATCGTCAGACATATCGAATAAGTAATGTGCTCCCGCTTTGTACCACTTGCCCCTCTCCCCCCAATCTGTCTTAGAGCTGGCATAGCCCATACGGTTTTTCAAGACCTTTAGGAGTAACTTATCATCGTAGAATGCACTCATTATAGACGGTGTCTTAGGCCCTCTACAGTCCCAATAGCTAGGATTAATACTTCTACATATATCTAACCCTAGAGATCCACTATTCTTAATCTCCCCTTTGTCGTTTAAGACGTCTTTAGGGTCTTTGTCTTTAAGCTTACCTAAACTCTCAAATAGCTCACTCTTAGTCATCTCCGGGTATGGGAACCCTACTGTTCTGTAGTGCTCAAACACCTTCTGAATCCAATAATCTTTGTCCTTCCAGATATTTTGAGCTGTTAGGATTGTACCTTCTAGGATAAGTGGTGTCTTAGACGAGTAATTAATGTAGCATACTTCTTCGCTCTCGTAGTTCATATTATTATTATAACCTTAACGGGACTTACATTGCACTCAGTTTAGATTCATTAGCGAAGGCAAGGGATTCTGTCTCTACATTCTTACATAATCTGTTAAGGATTAAGGCATACTTATCCCAGCTATCTAATAATCTCCGAATTACTGCTACTTTGTTGTTAGCTGCATTGGCTTCTCTTGTTAGTTTATGTAATTCTTCTTGATGATTAACTCTTACATATGCTTCGATCTCACTTGAACTACACCACTTCTGCGCGGATAGAGATAGAGGATTGAGCTTCTCCCTGGCTTCTATATACCACTCTGCTTGTTTGTCTTTAAGCAACTCATCTGCCTTGTAGGCCTCTTGCTTGGCCATGACGTCTAGACCTATTAGAGATGTTTGAATTCTGTTGTAATCCATTAAGGCGTTGTTAAGCTCAAACCAGCCTGGGGATCCTTGTAGCTCCCCTAAGTTCGAGTACTTCTGCATTTGACTTATCTGTTGCTCTACAAACTCAAGTAACTTGTCTTCAGCTGTCTTCTCTTTAATCGTGGCTGTGTATGTATCGAAGGCATTGTCTACATCTGAGAAGCTGTTCTGGGGTGTAGTGGTCTTGTTAGAACTCCTAGTTGGTATCATGTGTAATCTCTCCTCTCAATTATAGTATAACTCTTAGTTAGCAAAGTTTGAGGTAATTATATAATTTAAGTTAAGGCAGTTGAAGTCTCAGCCCCACCAAGCCTATCTATATATCCATTTATGGATATATAGATATACTTGTATTTATATA